AGACATTAATTCCATTCATAAAGTTATCTGATTCTTCATGGAATTTACACGAAAGAGTGCTAATCCTTTGAATAAGACCTTGTATCCATTCACCTGTTATATCAGCTCGATGATGAAATAGTTTACCATAGGAATGAAATCGCATGGTTGTATTATTAATTAGTTAATATTTTACTTAGTTTTAAATTACTAACTATCAAATTTACAGGTAGACCTTAATATTTTCAAGAAACTGAACTGTATCTTGAATCGTTCCATTTATTTTGCGATTAATTTTTTTAAGTTCATATAGGTAATTTAACTTTTCTTTGAACCCTTCTAATTTTTTAGAATAATCAGAAGTAGTATTTTCATTCTCTTTATAATATTCTGATTGTTGATTAATCGTCCCATCTTTTTCCATTTCATTAAACATCTTTTTGAATGTTTCATATTTTATCTTTTGTTTCATATTGAGTTTACTAATTGTAGAATGAATAGAATGAATAGAATAATTATTTTCAAAAATACGTTTGTATGTCTCAGTAAAGGTAATTTTTTTTACTCTTTCATCGTCAAACATTTCATTTATTTTATTTATTTCTTCATTAATTAGTTTTGGAAACGTTCTCTGAATAAAAATAATATAATCTTCACTTTTTATTCTTTCTTCTTTCTTCATAACCCCTATTCTGTTGATTTCAATATTACCATAATAGTTGATTGAAAAACGTATGTATGGTTTAAGAGCTTCAACTATAAAATCAATACATTGTAGTTCATATGAAGTATCATATTGACTTAGATCAATGATTTCCATTGAACTCTTTATTTTATCAAATATTTAAATGCCTTACAGATAATAAATCATATTTTCAAGGAATTGAATCACATCTCGTATTGCTCCATTCTTTAAACGGATAAAATCTTGTAATTCCTTAAGATAACTAATATTTTCATCTCTTAAATCTTTGTTTTCTTTGTATTGATCTCCTGTGTAATACTCCTTTATTTCAGATAATCCCTGATTATCTTTTTGATTGAATTCTTCAATGAAGAATTCATAGATATCTTTATCATCACTTGTTCCAATAAAGAGTGGTAACTTAAATTCACCATTACTTCTTCTTGAATCAAACAGTTCTTTCTTAATGGTTTCAACCCGACTACGTTCAAGTATTGTTTCAATTTCGTCAGAAATTATTTTGGGATACTTGATCTGAATGAAATGAATATATTCTTTTATTGTTAGATGTTTTTGTTCTTTTTTATCATTCATAAATTGGTAGATCTCGACCTTCTCTCCTTTATCTGGTTTCTTAAATAGTATGTATGGTTTTAGGATTTCAATCATTAATTGAATGGATTGTAGCTCATAGGATGTATCATACTGAGTAAAATCAATCATAGGATGTTATTTTGTTTTGAATAAAGGTTTAAAGGTAATTTCAATTTTTCAAGTATTACTTAGAATGGAGAATGAAATAGTTGCGAATTTATTTTCAATGTTAGCGATCATTTGTGGTGTATTCTTAAGAGGACCTCAAGTTTATAAGATATATACAACAAAACCATTAAATGTGAATGATTTATCTACTGAAACGATGATACTCAATCTAGGAACAAATAGTTTTATTCTTGTTTATATGATTATTCATTCCCAGTATCCTATTATTGCTTATTGTAGTATTATGATATTATTAGAACTATTATTGATTTACATGAAGAATACACATGGAAAGATGAAAAAATCATCAAGTCAAACAAACTTGTTAGAAATGGAAAATGTATAATTAACAATTGTGATACGCAAAACTTGAAAGAACAATTACAAAAACATAATTAACATCAAGGAGTTGAACGTTCCATAGGAAGCTATTATACAATGGGTTTAGAAGGTAATGTAGTATGTTTCCTGGTTGAAAAGTTTTCATACCTTTAACACCTTCCCTCCATATTATATTCCCTACTGAAAATTCTACATAGAGAATAAATAGAATAGTTACAGATGATAAAAAATAAATATATTTCATTTATGAATTAGTAAAATATTTAGTTTTATGTCCTTTTGGATAATAAAAATGAATAGAAGTAGAACGTTTTAATGGTTCAATTGAATGTAAACCAATTGTATCACACATATAGGATAGAGAAGGTGCTTTATATATATTTGTCTTTTGATATTCCATGGAATGATTATAGACTTTTTCTTTAATCCCTCCATTTAGAAGAAGTATATAACATCCTTTTTTTGCATGATTATGAATACCTGTTGACCTTAATTCATTCCAACGAAAGAGATAAATATCGATGAAAGGAAATGGTATCCTTTTTTTAAAATTCATAAACTGATAGAACATACTATATTAAAAAAATAATATTTTAAATAGATTTGGTTTAAATTTGAAAAAATAATTATTAAAATTATCAATAGAGATGGAACAACTACGTGGAATAAATGATTATATTCCTCAAAGGATATTTGATGGTGCAATTCCAATTATTACACTCTTTTCATTGAATATACTACTCCTTAATACATGTTCTTTCATGGGGTGTTACGATATTAATATTACAAATATGTTTCGTATGAATATGGTATGTAATGCTTGTACTGATATTTCATATCACCTTCAGAACCATCAGATTAAGATTTATGTTTTCATTGGAGGATATCTGTTGAAACGGGCAAATGAGATTATCGATGGACAAATTAGAAATATATCTCCTTCAAAAGGTTGGGGAGAAAAGTAAAATATGTATCGATATCAATATGATATTGAATAATACCTTTTTCAACTTCTTGTATATAAGACCAATAAGGAGGTATAAATAGGATATCTCCTTTTTGAATTCTTTTTTTATGTCCCCATTTTTTAATTTGATAGTTTTCTTTATTTAATATTTCATCTTTATGTTTAGGATTAAATAGATAGATTATAGCTTCCCCTTCAAGGACACTTATAATATTATGATTATGAATGCATTTTTTTAATGAGATATTATTTAAACCACTAATTACTGTAGCATATTTTTTGATTGGAAAATGAAAATGAGACTCATTGAGAAAATTAGAATCAATTATAAAGGATTGAACCTTCATTCTTTCAAATAGTTCGTTATCTTTAAAGGTGAATGAAGGAATATTATTTTTATAATTATTAATATCTTGAATATAGTTTATACTGGGATCATTAATATTAAAGGATGTTAAATTATGAAGAATACTTGGATTTAAATTGGAGTTATGTATTTTGACTTCTTCTAATTCATATGTATCCATAATTATCCCATTAATATTATATTTTTGGAGGTCAATTACGTGATATACAGACAAAATAATATATATTAATATAATAAGTTGAAAAATAATTTTAAACATATATAAAGATTATTTATATATATAAATCATATAATGACCGAAGAAAGTAATAACCCTGTTGAAGTTGGAAATGAAGTTGGAAATGTAGTATGGTTTGACCAAAGAAAAGGTTTTGGTTTTATTAAAATAATTACACCTAATTCAGAATATCTTAATAAAGAGATTTTTGTTCATTTTAGTTCTGTGAATTCACAAAATAATTTTAAAAAATTATTTCCAGGCGAAAATGTATCACTCAATGTAGACCCTAATACTGGTGATAATGCAAATGGTAAAGAATTTATTTGTTCGAATGTGTCAGGTTTGTATGGCACACCACTACTTGTTGATATCCCCAACTATATTATTAAGGTTATTCGTAAACGGGACCGTGACAGCCAAGAAGGTCCGAATAATGAAGAATAATTTATTCTTTACGAATATTTATACCACCTAGATTCGAAAACACATAAATATCTCTCATAAGTTTTTTTTTATCTCCCTTAATAATAATACCATTTTTTAGGAGTTCTTCTTTTATTTTATCATCCGACATTTTTTTTGCTGTTTGTATTTCTTGATTCACATTTTTTTCGTCTTTCTTTGAGATATTTCTTAAAGATATTTTTCGACGAATTGTATGCCTCTTACTTAATCTGTTCTTCCTCTTACTTGTTCTATTCTTTGATTTTTGTTTATATTTTTTCTTTTGTTTTTGTTTTCCCCCTTGTTGGTATTGTCGTTTCTTATGTTTTTCTTTTTCACATTTTTTATTATTCTCTAGGTCTTCTTTATTTGTTTTTCCATCTTTGAATGTTACTCTTTTCCTTTTACATGGTGATATTCCTTTTTTAATTACATTAATTTTTATATCATCGGTGGTTGGTTCTATTTTCTTTTTTAATTCAATATTTTCGTGATTTAGATATTTTTTATAATTATGTGATAAGGGTGATTTTTTTAATTTCCTTTTCTTAACTTTAATATCTCCACCACTAAAATTTTTACTAATTGATAATTTCATCTATATAATAATAGAATATAATTAATTATCATTTTGATAATTTTTAATTTCTAGAATGATACGGTTAACACATAATACATCATCTTCAAAAATCTCATTACATATATTTAAAAGTGCTAAATCCCCGATATATTCATCACCCATTAAATCTTTTAATGACTGTTTTAAGAAACCTTTTAAATGATCTTTTTTATCACTATATATTTTTTGAACAACACCTTCGATTTGATTCTCAGGTATTTTCTTGATTTTATTTTTTTGTAGATAATGGTTATAATTCTCCTTTACATAAAAGAGTATAAGATCTTGTATTAATTGATTTGTATTGCTCATAATAATAATAATAATAATAATATTATTAAATATTTTAAACTTATGTATTAAGTTTAATCATTTAAAAAAATATACATTTAATAGATAATGATGGGGTTTAATTATTTAAAATTGGGATTATGGTCCACGATCTATTATTTTAAACCAACAGATATTGTGTTTGATATTATTATCAATAATATCAAACAATCAGGACCTATCCTAATTAAATTAGTTCAATGGGTCTTACCTAAAATAGAATCTATTTATGATATTAATAATGATACTGAATGGTTTAATAAATTGGAAGAAGTTTATGAGGATTGTAGTTTCCATTCATTAGAATACACAAAAAAAGAATTCAAAAAAAGTTTTAATTCTGATTTTGATAAGTATTATGCGAAAGTAGAACCAATCGCATCAGGTAGTATCGGGCAGGTGTATAAACTAACGGATAAGAAAGGTGGTATATTTGCAATGAAGATACTTCATCCAAATATTAATACTCAAATACATTTTTTTAGTATTCTATTTTTCATAATCAAAATGATACCACCATTAAGGAATTGGCTTAATTATTATTTTCCAGTCGATTTACATTCATTTATTAACGACTTTAAGATGCAAACAAACCTTATCAATGAAGTGAATCATAATATACATTTTACGAATGTATATAAAGACAATCCATATATAATAATACCACAAATATATAAGTTTTCAAATGATATAATAATTATGTCTTATGAAGAAGGTGATAGGTTTAATAAGAATGAATTATCTGATTATTTAACATATAAAACAATCTCGTTATTAAAGTTATTTAATAAGAACAATGAGACAATTTATCGTTTTATGCATGGGGACCTTCATAAGGGGAACTGGAAAATAAGGGTTAATAAGAGTGATGTAAAACTTGTATTCTATGATTTTGGTTTTTGTTGGGAGATACCTGAAATAATATCATCAAACCTTGTAAAAATGAATCAAGTATTTATGGATCTAATCATCGAAGAAAAAGTCAAGAATAAAAATAAAGATAATATTGATGAATTTGCTGAAATAGCTGCAATTTTTTGTGGGGAAAGAATTCCAGTAGAAATTATGAAAGAAGAAATTATTAATCTAGTTGAAAAAGAAAACATGAAAATATCTGACCCTGTATTTTTTATACGTTTAATACTAAATAGTACAAGGAGAAAAAATATAACAATTGATTCTTATGTCCTTGGTTGTATTATAGGACATAATCAAATGGATAAACTATACGATATAATAATTAATGATAAGTTTATTGATAATCGCAAATATAATGAAAGGTATATGTATTTTAAGTATTTTGGAGATTTAATCAATTTCTGTGAAACAAATGATATTTTCCTTGATTATATAGAATACCTTAAAAGAGAATTAAAAAAAGAAAAAGAAAGGAGAAATATCACGGTTGATAGATTATTTGTTTACAATGAAAAATTAGATAACAATGAAAAATTAAAGAGACTTTGTATTCAGGAAGATTAATTTATTTTAATTTATTATTTTTTTTATGAAGATAACTAACTTCAATATAATCCTTTACCATGCTTCCCCCGATACTTAATATAAATAATAGTATTGCGAGTTGATAATATTCCATTTTATATATGTTTTTTATCATCTATTTAAGTAAAAATTAATAAAAATTTGAAAATATTTAAAATTAAATTAACAACACAATATTAGTTATGTCTCAATTAAATACAGATGTATTAATCCAAAGATATTTTGATCAAAAGAATATTTTAATTAATCATCAAATCACATCCTATAATTACTATGTTGATGAAATAATACCAAAAATCATTAATCAATACTTCCCTATTATTATTAACTTTAGCGATGATAATCAAGAATCAATTGAGTCGATAGAATTAAGTATTACTAATCTTAAGATTAGAGAGCCTTTGTTGATAGAGAATAATGGTTGTTCAAATTTAATGACACCAAATATTGCTAGAGAAAGGAATAGCACTTATTTATCATCTATTATTGTTGATTTTGTATCAAAGATAACGATTAAAGAAAATGGTGAGAAGGTTGAACTTAAATCTAAAACCATCCCTAATATCGTTATAGGAAAAATACCTATTATGGTAAGGTCTAAATATTGCATACTCAATGAACAGAACAAAGATGAAGAATGTAAATTTGATCTTGGAGGATATTTCTTAATTAATGGAAATGAGAAAGTAATTATCTCCCAGGAAAAAGTAGCGAATAACATGGTTCAAGTTTTTAAGAATCCTAAAAACAGTTCAAAGTTTTCACATATTTGTGAAACAAGGTCATTGAACGAAAATGCATATGGTATTCCAAAGGTATCATCAATTAAGATTACCAATAAACCAGATATGTATGATAATACACTTAAGATTCAACTCCCCCATATGAAACAAGAAGTTCCATTATTTATATTATTCCGAGCACTTGGTTGTGGATCAGATAAGGATATTATCTATTACATTATTGATAATAATAATTCTGAAATAGACCATATTATATTAAAAATGCTCAAATCAACGATTGAAGAAAGTTACCAAATACGGACAGAAGAGGAAGCAATTAGTTATTTGAGCAAATATATTAATAATACCTATAATTATGTTCAAAGTGATGAGAAAAAGATTAATTACGTGAAAGATGTTATCCTTACTGAATACTTAAATCACCTTGATAATGATAAACTAAAGAAAATATACTTTACTGGATTTATGGTCAATAAGTTATTAAAGGGATACATGGGGATTATACCATTAGATGATCGTGATAGTCATTTGAATAAGAGATTTGAAACAACTGGTTATTTACTTGGTAATCTAACATTTCAATGCTTCCATAAAATAACAAAAGATATCAAAAATTATATTACAAAGGAGGTGAATTCTGGATTATGGAATCTTAATAAAAATCATAGTGATATCATTAATGAAATTAATATTCATAAAATAATCAAGTCGTCTTATCTAGAAAATATCCTTAAAGGGGCGATGGCTACAGGTAATTGGGGTATGAAAATGAATGCAAGTAAACAAGGAGTTTCACAAGTTCTTAATAGATTAACTTATCCAAGTATGGTTTCACATTTGCGTAGGATACAGACACCTTCAGATAATACAGGTAAATTGATTCCACCAAGGAAACTTCATAGTACTTCTTGGGGATATATATGTCCGAGTGAAACACCGGAAGGTCAAGCAGTAGGTATCGTAAAGAACTTATCGATGAATTGTGAAGTAACAATTCATCGGAATTCAGAAACCATCATCTATTATATATCAAAACTAATTCAAAATTTTAATGAAATAGATATCTATACATTTAATAAGATAAGTCAGTGTAAGGTATTCATTAATGGAAATTGGTTAGGATTTACAGATAAACCAAAAGAATTAGTTACTACTATTAAATTATGTCGTTCTCAAGGAGAGATCCATATTCATACATCAATCTATTGGGATATAATGAATTATAGTATTTATATTTATACAGATGGTGGTCGTCCAATAAGACCCCTTCTAATAGTTAAAGAACAAAAACTACTTTATAATGAAGAATTAAGGGATTTTATTATTAGGAATAAATGTAAATGGGAAGATTTTATTAGTATGATAAGGTCACCGAAGCCTTTTTGTATTGAATATATTGATCCATATGAGTCTAATAATTCAATTATTTCAATGTCAATCCATAATATTAACGACAAGAAGTATACACATTGCGAGATCCATCCTTCATTAATCCTTGGTGCTTTAGCATCATGTATTCCTTTCCCCCACCATAACCAGGCTCCAAGGAATACTTACCAATCTGCGATGGGAAAACAAGCAGTGGGTGTTCATTGTACAAGTTATAACCAGAGATACGATACATTTAGCCATGTATTATCATATCCTCAAAGGCCTTTGATTGATACAAAGATGATGAAATATCTTAATGCAGATAAACTACCAAATGGTATTAATGTAATTGTAGCAATTGCTACCTATGCAGGATATAATCAAGAGGATTCTATATTATTTAATAAAGCATCTATTGACAGAGGATTATTTGCGTCTACATTTTACAGAACTTATAAAGAAGAGGAAAGAAAAAATCAATTATCTGGAGAAGAAGAAAAGTTTTGTAGACCAGATAGGTCAAAATTATTGTTTCCTAAACCATGTAATTATTCAAAATTAAATCCTTCTGGATTCATAGATAAAGATACATATGTTACAGATAAGGATATTCTAATTGGAAAAGTGATACCTCTTAAAAATAATACAACTTATGATTATAAGGATAATAGTATTAGTTTAAGGAAGAATGAAAATGGGTATATTGATAATAATTTTATAACAACAAATAGTGATGGTTATAATATTTGTAAAACACGTATCCGAAGTTTTAGAAAACCTGAAATTGGAGATAAATTCTCATCAAGACATGGACAAAAAGGAACAATTGGGATGGTTTATAATCCTGAAGATATGCCATTTTCATCTAGTGGTATTATTCCAGATATTATTATTAATCCTCATGCGATCCCGAGTAGAATGACTATTGCTCAACTTATTGAATGTATCCTAGGGAAAGTATGTTGTGAAACGGGGAATATTGGTAGTGGGACGGCTTTTGATAAAGTAAGTGTTAAAAATATTTCTGATATGTTAACAAAAGTAGGTCATGAGAAAAATGGAAATGAAATACTCTACAATGGATTTACAGGAGAACAATTGCATACACAGATATTTATGGGACCAACATATTACCAACGTTTAAAACATATGTCAGGAGATAAGATTCATAGTCGTTCAAGTGGGCCAATTGTGACTATGACAAGGCAACCAGCAGAAGGTAGATCCGCACATGGTGGATTAAGATTTGGAGAAATGGAACGGGATTGTATGATAGCCCATGGGACTTCAAACTTCCTTCGTGAAAGGATGATGGATGTATCCGATAAATACCATATATTTATTTGTGTAAAATGCAATCTCCAAGCTGTCGCAAATCCATTAACAAATACATATGAATGTAAAAATTGTAATAATTATAAAAAGTTTAAGAAAATTAATATTCCATATTCATGTAAATTATTAATGCAAGAACTTCAATGTATGAGTATCGCACCACGTATTATTACAGAATAGATTATCTCCTCCTACCTAATTTAGCCTTATATATTATATAGAGGACTAATAGTATAAATAAGAAGATAGGGAATACATATTTTAGAACATTCCAATCTAATTTACAACATTCAAGGTCTGTTGATCCATAGATCTCATTAGAATCTTCTTTTAAAGACATATAGAATGGACATTGATATTGATAGATACCTACAGAACATGTAGTGTGTTCATCTGAATCTTTTATTTTTATACTATCAGTAATATTTAGAGATAATGTAGGTAGATTTCTATTCTTAAATAGACTTGAAATATCTCCATCAATACCTTCTAAAATACTATCAATATCAATTAATACTTGTGTATATTCTTTTTCACCTAATAAATATTTTTTAATATCTTTTATTTCAATATAATCAATACATTCTACCATAGAAATCCCTTTATCTTTATTAAGGATATTACATAAATCACTAATTAATAACCGTTCATAATCATCAACTAAAACAAAATCTGAATATTTACTATCTATATTTATTTTTACTTTAACTGTATTTATATCTTTAGAACATGATCCATTTTCTAATATATATCCTATTTGACAAACAGTAGCTATTGCATCCTCTTTATTTGTACATAATATTTCAGTAGCATTATCTATTTCTGGACATTCTCTACAACATCTTATAAAATCAAATCTATTTTCTGGATCACACACTTCACCATAACACGTTTTTTCATCAGAACCTTCGCGCATATAGTATCCATCAGGACATTCCATTGAACTACATGTATTATTATCAGAACAACAATTATCTTTATCGTATTTAAGTGAACATTTTTTATTTAGACAGAACTTATCTTCCTTATGAGGAGGGACTGACGACCCTTTTCCACAACTAAGGTTCGAACATTTTTCATTTTCTACACAACATAATTCGAGATCATCTTTAATATTACATATTCTTTTCAAACAACTTTTATCTTTATTTTCATAATTTAAATGATAATTTGCAGGACATGTAATATTGCTACATTTATTATATGGGCTACAACATAATTCTATATTTTGATCATTCTTAGGGCATGTAGATAAACTTCCTTCACATTCTTTATCAATATTTTCAAGGACAATTGAGGAATTCTTCGGACAAGTCCATGTTTTATTCGCACAGGTATTGTTTTTTTCTAAACAACATTCGCTTTCCCCCCAACCATGTTTATTCCTTAATAATATATTGAATCCACATGGTTCATTTCCAGAGGATGGATCCGCAGCCCATCTATCACAAGAACGAAAACAACATTCATTAATACTGTACCCCGGACGTTCTGAAGCATTATCGTATTCTGGGAAATACTCTCCACAACCATATCCATCATTCTTCCAATCCAAACAGGTTTTGGGTTCACAACATTGACCGAGTGGATCATAAATTGTATCTACAGATTTCCAAGATGGATCACAATTCCCACAATCATCATCACTTTCAGGACAACAGTAATCGTCATCACACATACTTTCATCACGACAACGGTAAGCTAATTTATCAGGTGATATTCCCTCTTCTACTTTAAAGCCTACCGGACATGTATAATCAGAACACTTAATATCATTACAACATATATTTTCAATACTTAAATTTAATCGGTCTTTACCTTCGGGTGGTATAGTTCGAGATATATAAGGAAGAGAGTTATCTTCACATTTATTATTACCATACTGGGACCATTGTCCACATACAGTGTATGGTCTACAACATTTATTTAAACAATCCCCGTCAATACCATCCTCACACGAACCAGTTATATCAGTGGGTTGATAATGTGTTTCAGAAGGACATTGATATGTATTACATTCTACCATCTATATATCAATATATATATATAGAAAATATATAATATTTAAAGATAATAACTATAATCTATAAAAAAATGAATGAATCAAAAGACTATCATATGAATATTAAGACAGAACAAGCTGGAGCATTTCGTATTCTTATTGAAGCATTAAAGGAAATACTTACAGAAGGTAATTTCATTTTTGATGAGACAGGTATTAAATTAATGGCGATGGACTCAACCCATTCAATTCTAATTCATATGAAGTTAGAATGTGATAACTTTGAATATTTCCATTGTCCGAAGAAAATAATTGTTGGTGTCAATATGTTAAACTTTTTTAAATTAATAAAAACAATGAATAATTCAGAAACCCTTACATTATTCATTGAAAAAGAAAATGAAAATAAGTTAGGTATTTTAATAAACAATTCAGAAAAGAATTCTCAAACAATTTATAAATTAAATTTACTTGATATTGATGATGATAATATTAAGATTCCACCCGCAGAATTTGAAACAGAATTGTCTTTACCATCTGGTGATTTCCAAAAAATAATACGGGATATGGTAAATATTGGAGAAAATATTGAGATTAAAAGTATTGGTTCTCAATTATTATTGAACTGTTCAGGTGATTTTGCATCACAAGAAACAACACTTGGAGAAACAAATAATGGGTTGAAATTTAATCAAGTATCTCCTCAAGAACTACCAACCCAGGGGATTTATTCTCTTAAATATTTAGTATTATTTACTAAATGTACAGGATTATGTAATCAGATTAATTTATATATTAAGAATGATTATCCATTGGTTATTAAGTATTCTGTTGCATCATTAGGGAATATTAAATTATGTCTTGCCCCTAATTCAACAAATTAAAACTCATGTTTCTTATAAAGGGAGTTTTCTAATGAAATAAGGGAATCTTTTGTATTTTGAAAATATTCTTTATAGGAGAAGCCATCATCCTTAAACCATATTTTTATAATATTAAATTCTTTTTTAGGTGATATTGATATACCATTAATTTCATCATTACTCCCGCTTAGAATTAATCCATTGATACATCTTAATAATAAACGATTCCATTCATCAAGAACTTTTATAGATTTTACCTTAAAGGATAAACATCCCCCTAAACGATTATCTGGATCTTCCCAATTTGGAAATATACCGTCCTTCATACAAAAGAACATTCCATTTTGATAATGATCTTGTTTGAAAACATCATAAACATATTGATAATCGTATAGATCGTTAATTTCAAATATATCTTTATAACTTTCTTTTCCCCAATTGTTATCATTAATAGAATGATACCATAGGATCCATTTACCTTTTATTTGATCCATTAATATTTATTCTATATTAAATTTTTTAAATAATAATAAAATAATAATATAATATATATTACTTATGATATGTATTTTTTATAGAAAGTTATTCTTAATCATTCTATATTCCTATCTACTATTTTTCCATATTAAGGATGAAGGATATTCAAGTATGATAATGTTAACATTAATAATTGGGGTATTCTCATATCATATAAATAAAGATATCTATGAGGGTGTCGATGATTCTGTTCAATTTACTGAAGAAGAAGAAGAAACAAGAAGACAAAGTTGGATTAATGATACAACGACTGATACAACGACTGATACAACGACTGATACAACGACTGATACAACCGCTGGACAATCTGGTGATGAATCTGAAACATGTTCGAATTTTGATTGTTCAGAACATATTAATGATATTCATGAAAACCCTTCATCAATTACATGTTCTGGTAATACATGTTCTGCAGAAGAATGTTGTACTTCAGCACCTGTCCCCTCAAATACACCCTTTGTATCTGCAGAATATGTTAAACTACGTGAAAAATCAAGACAAAAAGATGGACCTATAGTTACAACGGATAACGATACACCAGATGGTATTGGTCCAACTGATCCCGACCCTTCTTCCTCACCCGAAGAATTTGTTGAAAAAGAAGAAGTTAAGTTAACACCCGTTGAAAGTAAATTTAGGATTGGACCATATGATGGATTATGTATCTCATCTGATAAATTAACAGAGGAAGATTATTTTACAAATGAAGAATTAGTTACATATTTAGGTGTCCACGGTCCAATGGAAATACAAAGTTCACAAGATATCCTTACTGGTCCAACGATTGATGGTGAAAAGGATAGTCCTCAAAAACTAACAACATTTGCAAATAATAAAACGAAATTTAATTGTTGTGGTGAGTCACCCTATACAACATCGACAGGTTGTTTATGTCTAACTGAAAAACAACGCGAATACATCCGATCAAGAGGTTATAATAAGACATCACCTGATATTTAATAGATTATCCTATCATTCTTTGATGAACCTTATCATAGATATTGAATGCTTTTCTTTCATAATTTGCAAGCCTTTCTAATCTTAATTTTTCTTCTTGTTCTTCCTTTAATTTTTGTTCTGAATATTCTCTATGTCCTTTTTCATCCATTTCGTATGATATATTAGACCGTTGTTGTTCTGCGGCTTTTAAGTCTTTAGGACGATTCATATTCATTCCAACTTCTTCTTCAACCAAGTATGTATTTGTATATGCATCTTTATAATCTCGATAAGATAAACCACCACTTTCTCCACTAAAGTCATCTACTTTACCTTGTCCTAGTATCATAATGGAACTCTTATTTTTATAAGAAATATCTTCCATTGGTTTATTATATTTTGTTAATTGTTTCCCTTTTTTTTTAACTTGTTCACTTTTTAATTTTGAAAAGTGATCATTAAAATTATCTTTTGTTAACGAAGGGTTTTGTTGTATGTCTCCTTCCATTGTCTCATTCTTTTTCATCCATCCAGAATAACCATCATCATAAACATCTTCAACCTTTGTCTCTTCATATATCTTATTAAATACATTACTATTAAAATTTTTGGATAAGTCCTGATATTGAACGTTCATTTTATTATCATTTGATTGTTCATTCATATATCTTGAACTATTATCCCTTAATTCATTATGTTCGTGTGATTCTTTTTCTTCATTAAGCTTAATCATTAAAGCTTTATAAGAAACAGTTACCCTTTGAAAATCCTCTTTTGTCCCACCCCTATCAGGATGTGTTTCCATTGCCCTTTTTAAATATGCTTTTTTAAGTGAATTTTCATCATAATTTCTACCAATATTCAATTCATTATAAGGGTTTATTTTAGGTTTATTTACTGTATTTGGAGTATTAAATTGCATTCCTTCATTAACATTACTCCCAGCAATACTTGCAAGACGTTGGATCTGTTCTTGTTGTTCCCTTATTATTTTTTTTTGTTCTTCAATATATTTACTTTTATCTTCACCTTCAAGACTCGGAGCATTTCCCATATTATATATATGGATAGAAAAGTTTTTAAAATCTAACTTATATATAATAATGGTTGTTATAGCATGTACTCCTTGTTTAGCATCTACATTAGGTCCAGCTGCTCTAAGCGTCGCAACAGTTGTAGGGATAAATAGTCAGAAGAAAAAGAAAAAGAAAAAGAAAAATACAAAGAAGAAAATGAAAGGTGGGAAAAAGAAGAATAATTTATCGAAGAAAATTAAGAAATCTTGTCACGATGAATGTGAGAAAGTTAAAAAGACATTTCCAACTATCATGCGTAAATTAGGAAAACAAATGGGTTTGGATAAAAAGGAAATCGAGAAAAGGATAAAAGAACACAATAAACATTGTGAAGGTAATTGTATCAAACTTATGAAAGATAAAGATATAATCAAAGATATAATCAAAGCAATGAAAGGTGGTGGTGAATTAGAAATGACACAAGAAGATTATGAATCAATGGTAAGAGAACAAAATGAAAGTATGAATGAAGATCGTATTAGGATGATCAAACAGAGACAGAAAGAAAAAGAAAGAATGAACCTAGAATTAAGAAGAAGATTAATACGACAAGAAGATATGAGGAAAGAATGTGATAAACTTGTGCGTTTATTAAAAAGTAAGGGTGTATCTGAACAAGACGCAGAAAAACATGCTCAAAAAATGTTTGAACAGAAACTACAATGTGATAGTGGAAAGATCAATGCGTGTAATTACTGTAAAGATGAATACATAAAAAACTTAAGAACTAGTAAAAAAAGATCAAAAACACCTCAAGTTCCGGTTCAAGCTTTACCAAAATCAAAATCAAAATCTAGATCACGTCCAAGAAAAACTACAAGAAGAAGAAAAGGACCACCTGAAAGCATTGCTATGAAACTACATGCGATGGGTCGGACTAGTAAATTAAAAAATCTAAAGAAATCCCTCACAAAAAGGCCCCCTCCTCCACCGATAAGAAGGAGTAAGAGTAAAAGTAAATTGAAAAAGACAAAATCAACTGGTGGTAAAAGTAGAAAATGACTACATGGTGGTATGAAAAGTAATCGGCCTTTACAAGGAAGACTTAAAAGACATCGTCTGGCTCTTCCACCACAGCGCCCTCCTCCCAAGGACCCTTTTCAGGCCCCAACCAGTCCTGACTTATCCCTTGTCCTAGAAGATAATGTTGAAGTAATAGAACCATTCGTCCAACCAGGACCAGCTAAAGACTATCTTAGAGAGGATATTCACAAGTTTAATCGCTCGATCGAGACTAATGAGATTCCTAAAGAACATATTGAAAAATATTATATTCCCCATCTTACACGAAATTCCAATCCCAAGGATAAAATAGCTAGAGAGGTAATTGAGTGGATTGAAGAAAGAGTTAATCATGCTAAGGAAAGGGGTTTCTTCGGGACGGACTTTTGGAAAACATACGATAGGATTATAAAGAATGTTGCCAAAACATATAAGGAGAGAATTGAAAAAATTAAAGAACAAGAACAAGAACTGAAAAAGAAAATTGAAGAGTTAAGAAATATAGAAAACAATATCAATGATATATTAAATAAAATAAACGCGACTATACAGGGATGTATCAAAAAAAAACTTAACGAAGATGAATGTTTAGAATTACAAGAATTAAAAGAAAAACATAAAAAGTATACTTCAAATAAAGAAGAAATAGTCGAAAGTATAAGATTAACATATGATGAATATAATGAAAGTTAAAGTCGTTGCCAGGGATCAACGTATCCCATCTCTAGAAAATCAAAGATATCTTTTTCCACCTTAAACACATGGTCTACCTCTTTACCTGAATCAAGATGTTCGATATTATATTCATTAATTGTGAATCCTTTTTCATTTGCAAGTTTTCTCATCATTTGATTGAATTCACCTGATCCTGTAAAGTATAGGATGGCAAATGGATATTCACTCGGTTTTGTGAACATGATATCAACTCTCCTTGCGACACCCTTAAGACCCATCCGACCGATTCCATTGTATTTCTTTTCACCATATGCCAATTCTTCAATCAAATATCCTTGATTCACAAGTTTTTGAATGAACTTTTGGTATACTTCTTTATTATCAGCTTTAAGGAGAACATCAATATCACCACTATCTCCCTTATTCCTACGATAAGAACCAGCAATCGTTAGTTCAGCGTTAGGGTCTGTTTTCTTCAAGAACTTCTTCAAATGAGCTTCATGTCGCACAATTTCTTCTCGTGGGATGCGTTGAAGAAGTTCTTCATAATATTTCAATCCAATCAACTGTTTTTGGTTCAAAAGTTCCTTCCTCTCCCTTAGTTGTTCGATTGTAGTGATACCATTTTTTACGAGTTCATTCGCATTTTTAGGTCCAATTCCATGGATATTCATAAATTGTTCCCTTGGATCAACGATGTCTTTAATCTTATCGTAGAGAGGACATGACCCGGTTTTTAATATCTGATCTATCTTTTGATAAATACTATCTCCAACCCCTTTAATACTGCGGATATTTGATTCTGTGAGTTCACTATCGTCCTTAAACTTTTTGAAAGGACCAATAACTTTTAGATAAGAAGTCGCTTTGAATGGTTGTCCGTTTGCCCTTTCATGATCTGCAATTTTCTTAAGGATTGAGATAAGATGTTCTTTCTTCTTCGTCGATGGATTCTGAATTTCATCCTTCACAATGATGTCATCCCTCTTCCTAACATATCTCGCGAAACGAGGTTTTCCTTTGTCAGTTTTTCCAGAGTGTTCATAATTGATAATTGTTCCAATTGGATGTGTCTCTTCATAATTTCCTCTTATCTCATCGTCCATACCTGATATCGCGAACTCTTTGTTCTCATCTTTATCAATCAAATGATAAGTATCCATATTAATCAATGGTTTACAGATGAATGCTCCGAGGGAACCTGTATACTTTCCATTCCCAGGTTTATAATCCACGATGATTGATTCTTCATCAAAAGTAGGTTTACACTTTAACATATACTTTGATCTCTTATCTTCATACATTGAATTAGGACATTTCAACATGAGACCTTCTCCTCCATTTTCAATGATCTTTTTATACATCTTTTCAAGATGTTCTTCAGATTGAATCGTTGTCTGAGCCGCCATCTGAACAGGACATTCAATTTGAAATTCTTCAGGAAGTGTTTCTTTCACCTTCTCCCAACGATCGTTGTTCTCTTTTACAATCTTATGAAGAAGTTTCAGCCTTTCTGAAAAAGGTTTCTTTACACTTGGAAGATCATAGACAATAAACTTGACTGGGATCCATTCTTTAGGATCTGGTTTATGTCTCCTTACAACTCCCATCGATTCAAAATTTTCACGACCAACCCAGAGTTCTCCATCCAGGTTCACATCAGGGAGAGCACATTTATACCAATCAGGAGTTCCAATGAAAGGTTTTTGATTTCGTGAAAGAAACATCCATTCTCCATTTACTTTGACCCATTGTCCTCTGTATCCATCCATTTTTTCAGATGCCTTCCATTTTAAAGGAGGACGACATTCAGGATCTGATCGTGGAGCAGGCATCCCTTTGTGAAATTCACCTGCGAGCATGAAAGGGATCTTATCTTCATCCATCATTTATTTATCTATTAGAAATTATCTTTAATTCAAAAATCAAATTTGAAAAATTATTAAATTCTTTGAGTAATTCAAAAAAGATAAGATGGTATGCTCCCATTGTAATCAGCCGGGACACACTTATCGTGGGTGTCCGACAATCACAGCAGAGGAAAAAAAAGAAAAAGCAAAGGAGATCAAAGAAAAGAAAGAAGCTATCGCTGAAAGGAGAAGACTTCGTGAAGAAAGAAGGAGGGCAGAACAAGAGAGAATCCAAGAAGCTCAAAGGATTGCTCATGTAAATAGAAAAATAACATATCATGTAGCTAATACAACAAATTATGAGATTGTAATGTACTGGGCACATAATAATGATAACATTCTAAGGAGATTTACTTATTGTGACCTTCATTCAACTACGACAATCTCATGTATCAAAAATCAACATCGTATTGTTGCTTTTCCCTTCTTAGAGGTATGTGAACTTCAGAGTCCAAATGCACGAAAGAAGATTACAATACCTGAATCGGGTGAACTTCCTTATATATCTGTATTTGATATGAAGATGAAGGATTATGATGGAACGAATATCGTAATTGATTGTGAATACAAACCTAAGAAAACGGAACTGGAGGAATGGAAAGAATTCGCCCTTAAATCCCATTACCTTCTCAAAGAAATTCAAAAAATGACCACCACAAATAAGAAAGATAAAGATGGAGAAGTTATCTATCATGAAAAATATGAGAATATTGATATATTCCTTAAAATGATACAAGATATTCCTATCCCTAATACATGTTCTGAAGCAGATAAAGAAAGGGCAGGGATTCCTTCTGTGTTAACAAATATTACTTAGACTTTTTCATATAGTCTTTAATGTCTCGAATATCTTCTTTGATATTATTAACATCATTTTTTAATACATCCATTGTCCCTAAGAGTTTATTAATTGATTGATTGTAATATTCTTCTTTTTTTCCTTGTGCTTCAACTTTTAAACCAATAACCTCTAATCTTTCAGATTGTTTACCGATTTGAAAGATAACACCCCCTGTTGTCATACATGCGGCCAAAATAGGGGCTAATTGTTGAAAGTTTACACTCATTTAAGTAAAGTATCTACTTACTATATTCAATATTTTATTTACCTTTTACTTAAAAATATAAGCATTAATTTAATTATTCTATGTTCCGTTATTTCCATTACTTTATTATCATATTAATTACAAGTGGTATTAGTGTAAATTATAATCATATACTAAATAATCATAAATTACTTACTATGAAAAAAAATTTAGAAAGGTTATCCAAAGAAAATCAAAATCTCAAAGAGAAAGAGAAAAAGAATAAGAATATACCTTCAACAATGGAAGATGCCCTCGATATGATCTACCATTCAATTGTCTACATGTTAAAAGAAGTGAATAATATAGAACTTGAAGAATTAGATAATGATGTAGTTAATGAAATTAAATCATCGTGTAAACAGATACTTGAAACATTGACAAAAGAAGAAGAATTAAGTGTTGAAGTTGATCACTCCACTAGTTCAGAAGATGAAGGGTTGACTCTTGAAGTTGAATCTTCGGATGGTTCATTTGAAAACTTAAGTTCTATTGATAAAGATAGTGGTAGTTAATACATTCTTTCATTCTGAAGGTTAACATTACCGCCCATACCAGATGATGGATGTCTTTCTGAATTGAATGGTTTTTTCCTTACTTCAAATTTTTTATTCTCATGAATGATAAGGATCTGGATTTGACGATATTTATCCTCTTTACAAGCATCATGTTCTCCGAAAGCACGAGACATACCAACATCAACCCTCCATAAACGATTATTATAGATTGAATTAAGGTATTTGTTATCCATAAATTGAGGCGTATGTGCGATAACCATTCCCTTTGCAGGCATTAATAGTTTATTTTTTTGATTAATAATTTTTAATAATTCATTGAACGTATTTTCAGTATTTTCTTCATCCTCTTCTCCATAAACACGACACCAAAATGGAGACATATCATCATCATCCCTAAAAATCTCATCAAAAATATCATCTTCTACGGGAGTGCTTTCTTTTGTCATCCATTTTGAAACGACATTATTGATTTCAGATATTTTGTATTTGTTCATTAAATCACGTGTTAGTCCACCATGAACGAAAATAAAATTACCAACCATAATAATTGATTTCTTCCTTGATGCATAAGTCTTTGCAATACTCCCCCCTCTTTGGAATGCTTTTGTCCTGTGATAATACCCCAATGGATAACCATCTTTTGTATATTTACTTGTTCTATCTTTCTCTGGAACAAATTCTAAGAATTCAAGGGGGGAGACATATCTAAAATCTTTATCAATATTCATTAATTCATGGTTCCCTAGTAACCCTAATACTCTCCCTCCAACTTTTCGTGCTTCATCATCCAAACGCAGAAATAGTTTAATAATCTTCATATTATTTCCTTCATCTTCAAATACATCAGAAAAATCTTTAATACAATTTTTTTCAAGTTCATCTGGTCTACAACGGTCGATTTGATCTCCTAATTGGATCACCCAAGATGATCCTCCACACCAATGAATACTATTTAAATCCCTTTCATTGGACTGTTGTGGGATAACTTCTGCTAATTTAAGTGCAATTAACGTAGCCCTTAAATCTCCATGAACGTCTCCTATAGCTACTAATCTATTAACTGCAGGATATATTCCAACTTTATCATAATGTGGTTGAGATGATTTAATTTCATTTTTAACTTCTGTTTCAGATACACGTTTCACTTCATTTCTTTGAATTGTGTTACTTGCGTCTATTTTCTCAATTTTTGTGATGGGATGGGACATCCTCCTTTTTACAGTTGGACGCGGGATAGACTGCTTGATATCTTTTTGAACCCTACCCGAGGTTGACATTCTTCGTTGAATTTGGACTGATTTTACATCTTTTTCTTCTTTTTTATGTCCATAAACACTTAACTTTTTCTGTAGATATATTTTTATAATTTCTAAAATTTCTTTCCTTGTTTTTTTAGGAATATCTTTTTTTTCAAGCATTTTATATTTTAAACATATCATGATAAGTTCCTTATCTGATAAAAGATCAAAATTAAGTTCATTTAATTTCATAATTAAAGGAAAATTAAAAATAGTAATTTTAAACTTATTTTATATCTATTATTATAATTACAATGGAAGTTTGGTTAATGTATGCACTTATGGCCGCAATATTCATTTCAATAAGAGATATAATTTCACTTGATTTTATTAAGAGGTATGATTATATACAGTATATGGTTATCGCAAATATTATCATTTTTATAGGGACAATGTTGTATGTCTTTGCTACCGACTTTAAAATACAAAAACCAAAGTTAAATGATTTTATAGTTATTTTAATGCGTATATTAATTGTATACCTTATTATTGATCCGTCAATCTATAATTCAATTAAGAATTGTGAGAATCCTGGTTATGCGAAATCAATCATTAGCCTCAATACATTATTTGTATTTTTCGTTGCTACAATTATTTATAAATCAAAAGTTGATACAAGAAAAATCGCAGGTATTATTATGATGCTCGCCGGTTCTTATTTCCTCGTTTAATCGACCCTCTTCTCTTTTTTACTTTTGTCCTTTGATGTTTTATCTTTGTTGATTTCACTCTTCTTTTTACCTTTTTGATACTTCTCTTTTTTTTCTTTAAAGAGACTTTCTTAACCCTTTTCTGTGAATATTTATTTAGTAATTGTTTGAATTGTTTATATGCATCCGAAGCTGTAATTCTGTCTTTCGGTAGTGGGGAAGTCATTAAACTGAATAAAAAGTAAAATTCATTAATTAAATCACTTTCCTCCTTCAGTAAGTAATTTACTTCAGAGCGTAGGAATAATAAAGGTATTAATATTCCCAAACTATATATATCAATCCCTCGAATCATTGTTGTTTGATTAATTTTTTTATTCTTGATTTGTTGAACTACTTCCTGAATAACATTCAATCCACTATTTCTACCAAAGATCATATGGATAATATTTAGAATATCATAGTTTCTCCTTTCATACTTTGTATTAATACGTTCAACTTCCTCATCTAATTTAGAAGACGTCGCGTAATACAATAGATAATCGATTGGATAATAAATATAAATACGATCAGAACTTAATTCGTCCAATGACCTTTGTTTAAAGTGATTCTTTTTCGACAACATACCTGCCAATCCAAAATCAATATATTTAAAGACTCCATCATGAAGAACGATATTAATTGGTTTAATATCATTATGAATAATCTTCTTCTCATCCATTTTTTTTAATCCTAAAAATAATGGTTCCATCATCTTCATAAGTTCTAAGAATTTTTTATCCCTTTGATTAACACTCATTTTCTTACCTTCAAACATAGACATAAACTTATCATCCATGGTTTCTCCACCATAGATACCATTCATCATGTAGCTATTCTCATCAAATTCATCCACAAAGTCTTCATCATCTAAACAATTATACATACCGCTTTTATCATAGGTAGATAGGACTTCTTTTGGAAAAGGCTTACAAAACTGGTCAAAAATAATAGCCCAAGAAGAATATCCTTTTATTTTTTTGATTGCTTCATTCATTTTTTTTTCATGTTGACTTTCTTCTTTTGCCCCTGGATTAAAGATAATCTTTGAAATCCTTTCATCATCAATCAATCCATTCTTCTTACATGGGAAATTTGGATTAAATATACAACTACTTGATCCAGTAGCAAGTAATTCTCCACCGAACATAAATATAATATATAATATATAATATTATAATATGAATCAAAAAATAAATGATGTAGTAAAGGGTATTCAACATTCAAAAAAGTTTGAAGACCTTTATAATGTATTATGGAAATCCTGTGAGAATGAAAAGATACAAAAGAAACATTCGAAGGATGTATCTATTGGTCTATTTAATGTCCCTTGTGGTGGTTTTGGAGATATTATTGTTACGAAAACATTTCATGATTATTTGAAGAAATGGTATCCTACATCAAAGGTATCAATTTGTACAACGGGACCACAAAAATACAAAGATCTAGGTGTAGGAGGAATTAATTTTTATAAATTAACTCGAATCGATGGATCAACATATGATGGTGCTGAATGTAGTGGTTATGATGAATTAAAATTAACTAAAAAGATAAAGTTTGATATTATGATTGTCATTCCAATTATTAATTATCAATTCAATATTAAGAAATTTCAAAAATTAATTCCATATGCAAACATATTCAATACTTTTAGTGTAAGTGAGTATAATGGAGAATTCCCCCCTTATACATTTCCTATTGGCGTTGGTAAAGGGCAACTAGGTTTGTTAATGAATGATTTTAAGATTAAACAACAGGATCTAATGAAATCTCCTTATGCATTAGTCTATATCCAACCCTCTCCATCATGGGGTGTTCATTCAAAGACATGTTTTTTATCTTTCATAGAAATGATATGTAAGGTTTACTATAAAAAACATCCTAATTTTCAAGTTGTGATACCTCAATGGATTGATGAAGAGGTATTTAAAAACGATACTTTTAGGAGAAAAATAATCAAAGTAATTAAGAAATATTATGATTCTATTTATTTTATTGATGAAGATGGTGGACGAGGAGCTGGTCCGATTTATGATAAGAAAGACTCTAAATCGAAAATAACCTTTCGCGCGGATATTTTACCGCAGAAAAGGGAAATCTTTATTTCCCTTATGAAAGATAGTGTCAGAGATATCTTAGTTACAGGGGATCAAAGCTTAACTGATATTCTATCATGTTGTAAAAGGAAACGAGTATGGTATCAAATAGCACCTTGGAAACAGGGACTAGCGAAGAACCTTCATAAACATTTACCGAATAAGTATTATGGGTCATTTAAAACATCGTGTGGAACAATAAAGAATGTTAATCTAGACATTGATTGGAGGGATTTTATGAAAGAGTATGACTTTAGAAAACAAGGTAAACAAAGAATGGATTCTATTCTAATAGGGAATGCATACTATCAAAAAAACCCTACATTTCAAAAAATAGCAGAATTAATTGAAGGTTCGCGATATTTAGAAACCGCTCAAAAAAAAATTAGTAAATTAGTAAATTAATATATATTTATTATATTATATAATGAATGATTGTAACTTGTGTCGTTATATAGAAAGTGAAACGAACCCGAATAAACAGACATGTTCGAAGTGGGTTAATAATAACGATTTCAACTTACCTTGTCGCCCTGTAGGTGGAAATCCAGGTGATGCCCCTACCGATGATAATGATGATTGTCAACTTATGGATTGTCCTTCTCATTGTCAATACCCATTTACAAAAACGGTCTATAATGATGAAGACCATCCAGAAGAACATTATGATAATCTAGGTATGAAACCTGCTTTCCGTTATTTAAATACAAATCCAGAAGCACTTGAATCATATTTAAATAATGCAACAAACCTTGAAATGGTGAAAGGGAACATACAGAATTACAATTCACAGAATGTTCCACAGGATCTAAATCTCCAATGTGGTGAACTTTTAACCCCAGAAGGAGATAGAACATATGATTTTCCAGATTTACCAACTTCAGATATTTTAAGAAGAACAATTGAATATAATATTGAAAACCTAAATAAAGGAATTGATTGGTCTTCTGTTAAAAGGACGGAAAAACTAACGAGTGAATATGGATCAAATATTAATGAAACAGAAAATAACATTGTAATTAATGATTTTACAATTCCTTTATCAGAAAATGGTATTGAATTAGAATGGTGGGATAGAGAACAACTTACCCAAGATCAATTAGAACAACCATTACCTACGATTATTAGTGAATATAATAATCTAGAAAATATTCACCGTATTACTGGTGGTGTTTTAGAATATGTATTCCCTGAACATACAAAAGACAAAATGGTGATTGAAGAGGTTTATGATTGGTTAATGAAAAATAATCTCGAAAAACAAGAAGAGGGTCAGGAGGGGGGACCGAAAAAAGTTACAATGGCTGAATTCTTTGGGATTCAAACAGATGATGTAACTAATAGAGATTTTGAAACATGTATGAATCAACTAATGATGACAGAACATGATGATGATGAACATTTACGAAGAATTAATAGTTATTCAAAATTAACTGATTTAGGAGATCCAAATAATCGTAAAGATCTTTTATATGTTGAAGCCAAAATAAATAAATTTTTGATAATTGATCCAAGTGAAATAGGTGAATGTCTTGATATTGTATATCTAACAGATGAAATATGTGAGATTGGATTAACATCAAATCCAACACAAATAATGGGTAAATTCTTAAAAATGAATACAGATAATGTTGATGATGAAAAATATAATGATAAAATGAGAATAATTACAAAAAAACTTTTAAAGTACTTACCCAGTATAATCCAAAAAATAATTGATATTTCCGAATATTATGAAAAACAAAAATGTAGTAATGAATTACATAAGAATACAAAACTTCTCAAAGAGATATATATAAATTTATTTACTCAGAGTAGTATGACGATTGATTTGCCTAATTTAGGTTTTGGTGACTTTTTTAAAGATTTTGATGAAAACATTTATACAAAAATTATATTATTGATCTTTATTGCATATACCGTTACTCAATTCATTAAATTATTTACAGTGAACTTTAATATTGGGAGTAAGTAAACCCTTTCTCTTTATAGTATTCCTTTTTATAGGAATCTATTTTTTTCTTTTCATTATAGTTATTGATTATAAAATAACATAATTTCATATCGTTATTTGTCATTGTTTCATCGTCGAAAATATGTATTATTCCATCTTTTTGATATAATTTTTTTAACATACTATATTATATAGATCTATGAATGACATTTTTAAATATATATTATTCATTTTAATAATTTCGTTAATCATTGCGATCTTATGTTGTAATAATGATCATATCGAAGGGTTTTCTACATATCCATTTGAAGATTCAAAAACAGAGGATCTTCAATCATTTGAAAGAATACAGGATATGATATCTAAATATGAGTCACTCCGAGATACAGGGAAGGGTGGAGGAATTAACTTCTTAGAACCTGATCGAAAAGAAGGAAAAAGTAAAAAAAAATATAAGAAATTAGATGAAAATACTCAAGGAGATTATATGCCCTATGAAAAAATATTACCCGATTCATTTTCAAAAGAACGTGTAAAACCAAAAATTAAAACACAAGAGGCTACAATTAAATTGGAAGTAGATATCGCAAATAAGGTAGGGGAAGGTGGTTTAAATGATATTAAAGAAAGAAGTCAAAGTGGAAGTATTTATTTTGAGCCGAATGCATGTCAAGGAAATTGGTCTGATTGGGATAAAGGAAATTGTGGAGATGAAAATAATCGTTGTGGTATTCAATTTAAAAAATACGAGATTATAAGTCCAGAGAAAAATAATGAAAATGGTCCAGGGAAACCTTGTGAATATAAAGATGGGGAAATAAAATACAAATATTGTTCAGGTTCAGGAAATGATGATTATGAATCAAATAATGAAAGATGTGGAACTGCTAATAATGCATGTCCATGTAAATTAAGCAATGAGAACGTTATGGTCCTTGATGGAGAAAATGTTTATGATTTAGAAGATGAGGATTGTATTTTTGAAAGAAATATAGATTGTTTATGTCCCCCTGGGTTTTCAATTGTTAGTAAAGCAGAAATATGTAAACTTACTCCGGGTATTGATTGTAGTATACTCGAACCAGGGTGTGTATATACTCCTCCTTCAGGTCAAGGTGGAGAATCATGTAGTATTCCTAATTTTATAAATGAGGAAACAGAAAAAATATTTTATAAGAATTATACAACTTTTGATGGAAAGTGTAAAGAAAAAAAATGCCATTGTAATAATGGAACGGCTGCTGAAGGAGATGAATGTCTAGTTGATGGTTTAGAGATATGTAATCTAGATTATCCATGCGATGAAGGTTATTATTATGAAGGGAATCCCCCAACATGTAAAAAACAAACTGATAAAAATGAATGTAGTTGTTTATATGGATCCCATGGTATTGAAGATAGCAATGTTCGCTGTTCTTCTGATAATTTCACAGATGATGTAAAAATAATACAGTTCTGTGGTAGTGAGTGTTTACCTGGTTATTCATTATCTTCAGATCCTAGTATATGTAATACACATTATAATAATCCCTCCAACCCTTACTTAAATATTAATTGTTGTGTTCCTGACTTTAATCGTTGCACTCTTAATGAAGAAGAACTAATAAATAATAATATCATTCGAAAAGAAGTTTCGAATAAACACAGAAGACTTTTAAATATGAATCTTCATGAATTACTCGAAGAATATGAAACGTTGAATGATGAATTTAATCAAGATGATATCTTAAAAGAAGATGATCCAAATCAATTCTTAATTAAGGAAATACTTGAAAAAAGTGATGGTAGTAATACACAAAATTGCGTTAATCGGATACCTTTCAAAGAATGTATGAATAGTTTTAAATGTAAAGAAGGATATTCATTCCTACCAAATACAGAATATATCTCAGAAAATGAATTAAGGATGGTAGGATGTGAGGGAGGGGGTGAATTAGAAAATATATGTACTCTAAGAAACAATTGTGAAATTGACGGCAATAATGATAACGATTGCGGTTATCCAAGTAATAGTAATACACTTGAAGAAAAGTGTGAAGTTCCTAATGAAGTGTCTAATATCTATACTTGTGGTTCTCCAGTAAATAATAACCAATGTTATTTTATTCAAGAAGAGATACATAATCCAATATGGAATGGTACATGTGTCCCCGTGAATTGTTCTGTTTCAAGTGATGTAAAAGAAATTTATAATATACCACATGATAATTGTCCATCAAATGATAATAATTGTGGTTTGTCAACTGTTACCTGTAAGAAAGAAGAATATAATGTATCAAATACAAATAAAATGATATATTGTCCCGCACCATATAAAGTTGATAATACATATTTAACTAAAGATTATAGTCTTATTCATTTAGGATGTTCATTAAACCCTCCTTCAAATGAAGCTACACAAGCAAGAAGACAACGGATGCAAGAAGGAAGTGATATGATAAGTTCGGGAGATGCGGGTGTAGCACAGGCACAAGTTTCAAGTGCTGGAATATCAACTGAAAACATAGATACCCCTGTAGATTTTGGAGGGACAACTGCTCAATCACAATTAGATTTAGAAACACAGATTGAAGAAACAAGGGTTGAAATAGATCAATCCCTTGAAAGCGAATACCAAGTGGAAAGAGATATAGCAGCGAGGGAAAGATTAGAACAAGCTACGAGTGAGTCAAGTGATGATACACGTTAAAATTAGTATTTAAAAATTTAACGCATTATTTATGTAGCTAACTATGTTGAAAACCCTTCAAAAACAGAATATCGATAAACAAGATTTCTCTATTTTTTTGAGAAATCTTTCACAAAGTTTGAATATTAATCTTAAACATATGATTGAAGATAGTGTAAAAATTTATGATAATAAGAATAAAGGGAAGAAGAACTACCATAAAGGGAAGAAGAAGGTGGTTAAAAAAAAAGATTTAATTATCCAGGAACAAACAGAAAAAAGAGAAAAAATAAATTATGAAGATGATAAAAAAAAGATAGATTTTTTATTCAATGACTATGACGATAGTTCTCCATTTGAATTATTTAAGAATATCAAAACGGAAGAAGGTAAGAATGATCTAAAGATACGATTCATGGAACATTTCTGGAAGGATAAAAAGAAATATATGAAATACATTATTATTCTCTTTTTTAATCTTCGGGATAAAAATATTAAACACGAAATTATGGATAAGGTTGATGAATTACTTGATGATTATGATTATCATCTCTATATGATGAAGGAAATGGGGCATATGCTACCTCCCCTTGATTATTGGAATCATAAAGAAAAAAAGTTTGATGAGTGGCAATTAAATATCATCAAACATGTTTACCGTAATGAAAGTGTAATTCTAAAAGCCCCCACTTCTTCAGGGAAGACGTTTATTGCGATGTCTGCTGGTATATTTCATAAAAAAGTATTGTATGTGTGTCCTGCAAAACCTGTTGCATATCAGGTCGGAGCTCATTTTATACATATGGGTTATAAAGTTCATTTTTTAGTTGACAATCAATCGAATTATTCTTATGATTCAAAAACCAATATTTTTATTGGTACACCAAAGGAGATTGAAAATAAACTATTACTTATTGGGAATAATTTTGATTATGCTGTATTTGATGAAATACATAATCTAAATAAAGAAGATGATGGAGATATTTATGAAAATATAACAAAATTAATCAATTGTAACTTTTTGGCTCTTTCAGCAACAGTTAGAAATATAGATTTTTTAAAGGATTATTTTCAAAGGATAAACCCTACAAAAGAAATAAAGTATATTGAGTATAATGAAAGATTTATTAATCAACAGAGATGGTTGTGGGATGGAAAGAATGTCCGTAAAATACACCCTATGTGTGCATTTGAGTCCATGAATGAACAATATATGAATAATAAGATACCATATACACCTAATGACTGTGCTCTACTATGGGAAAAAATGGAATTAACCTTCGAGGGTATAATTGATGAAATCGATGAATATTCGCCGGATGAGTTCTTTGAAAAAAAGCTAATTACATTAAATGATTGTAAAAGATACGAACAGTTCTTGAAAGAAAAATTAATTGAACTGAATCAAAAATATCCGACACAGGTTAAATCAGTATTTAATCATTTCAATAGTCCACAACCAGCGAATAAAGATATTATTCGATTTATTCAACAGGCCAAAAAGGGAGACATGTTACCGATGTTAATGTTTCACACAAATGAGAAAGAATGTAAGAATATTTTTGATACGATATATACATTACTCGATAAACAAGAAAAAGAAGATTATCCATACCATTATGATATCCTTGAAAAAAAACAAGAAATATACATCGATTTTAAAAACAAGAGAGAGAACTATAAATCAAGCATTAAGGTTTCATCAACTAATCCTGAATATGAAATAAAGAATAAAATGGAAATTTTTGATTCGAGAGAAAAAGATAGTTATATTACTTTTATGAGTGAATACTATCAAAGTAAGTTAAATGAAATTAAAAAGAACCAATTACCTAATCACATTCTACGAAAACAAGAAAGGAATTTAACAAACGAGATGAATACATTCTTATCTAATCCTGATTTTTGTTATCAAGATGTTTTTCAAAAACATAGAGATTTTATTTTTACAAAATCAAATCAACCGATGGATGCAAATACAATCCGAGAAGTAAGGAGGGAAATAAAGAAAACCCTTGGTATTAAGATACCTTATGAAAGTCCCTTATTTCAAATGTTAAAAAGAGGAATTGGATTGTATATTGAGAATATGCCTGATGAATATAATTGGATTCTTCAGAAATTACTCTCATTGAAAGAAATCGGTATCGTTATTTCAGATAGAACTCTGTGCTTGGGAATTGACCTTCCTGTGCGTTCATCCTGTTTCTTGGGTATTAATGGGGAAAATTTTAGCCAAGAAGACTACCTTCAGATGTCAGGACGTGCCGGAAGGAGAGGGATGGATACAAGGGGAAATGTAATCTTTTATGGGGACATCAATTATTTATCTCTTATGAGGGGGGAATTACCCGAAATTAAAGGAAATACACGTTCAATCTATAGTATGTATAGCGTTCATCAATCGTCTGATCGTTTATTCCAAAATATGATTAATAAAGAACGGAAAAGGATTGATGTCCAACCTTTAATAATTAATGATAAGAACAAGAAACTTGTTTGGGACCTACGGAGATTTAGAAACTGTAACCTACTACTTGATAAATTACATACAATTGAAAAGGAATTATACAACATGAATGTGAATGATAGAGAAATATTTTTATTTCAAGTATTCTCTAAACTTATTGACCATGATATTATCCAACCTTATAAATTGAAAAAAATAAACAATACAATTGAGCTATTTCATTTTAAACAACTGAATGATATTCTTAGTTCATTTTATAATAATCTCAATTATAAAACTTTTATGATTACAATGGATCTAATGAAAAAAATATTTACTTTTATTAATCGTATGATATATAATTTCATTCTTTAAAACAATCCTTACATAGACATCCCTTCTTATTTTTATAAACTATTCCTACACAATCATAGCAATACCTCGCACGATGTTTTTCACCACTCCCAGTGATAGTTAGACAATCTTTTCCAAGACATGGACCTGCAATCTTACAATGGAAGAAACGATTACAGAGGTTACAATGGATCTTTAATTCATTTGAACCTAGGTTAAACGGTTCTTTACAACCACCACAAATCATGACCTCTCTGTCAAACTTAATCATGAACTCTTCATCCACTTTTTTAAGAGATTCAGGGTGAACGACATTCGGTTTCCAATATTTCTTTTCTGTAGATTGAGACCTCTTTTTCCAACACGTCATTGGGAATGAATTATATTTTATCAAAAGAAAGGGTAAAAGAATATCAAATTTTAAAGAAAGAGTTAAAAAAAATATTGAATATAATATAAATGCAACGCGTCGGATCAAGAAGACAAGTCTGGAATAAAACAGCGAAACAAACCTCGGGAGGACTTACTCGTTCAGAACTCTTTCAAGACAAATATGGAAATCTTAAATCAAGAAAGGCCAGTAAGAAGGCGAAAAAAAATAAAAATTTAAAGAAGGCTGGATGGACCTTCAAAAAGGGTTCTTTTGGTGCTGTTCGTATTGAAGAAAAGAAAAAGAAAGGGACAAAAGGTAAAAAGAGAACAAAGGGTAGAAAATCAACCAAGAAGAGAGGTAAAAAACAAAGAGGTGGTGGGAGTTGTGGATCTCCTCCTGTCGATCAAGGTTCCCGTTAATTAATTATTTAAAGTTTTTTTTCTAATTTAAACTAGTGTTTAATGATTCAATTTTTAATTACGAAAGATGATATAACTAAAGCGTTTAAATGTTCTCTAGAAGATAGTATATCATCTTTAAAAACTGAAATAATAAAAGAATTTAATGTAACATGTAGTTACATCGATATCGACTTTCAACTCGAAAGACCGATTCGTAGTTTAGGAAAATTTAATTTAGAATCTGGTATTCTCCCACGTTCTTTAGATACATATACATTTGATCGTTATGGTTTGGATGGGAAAGAAGTCAATGCAACCTTTCATGAAGTAGAAGACTATGAACCTAAAAAATATGATAAGAAGTTCAAACATGTAAATAGTATGAAAAGAAGGGAAAGTAAAGGAATTACAATAAATGATGATGAAAAACCTACCTTTGATATTACTTCTGAAAATGATTTTCCATCGTTAGGTTAATTATAAGTGGTACTTGATTTATAGATATAATCATAAACTTTCTTTTCTTTCATTGTAAGTATGTCATTTACTGTTGCTAAATATGTTTCTTTTTCAACATCATCTTCGCATGTATCTAAATAAGTTAATATACGATAAAGAATTGTAATTTCTTCTTTTTTCCAAAAATATTGAAAGTTATCCAATAAGGGTGATTCTTCTTCTCCTTCCATTTCAATTTCTTTTTCTTCTATTACATCTTTAAACATCTTACAATAGTGGTTTAAAGTGTAATGGATTATACTCCCTTTATCATAACTTTGAAGGAGTTTTGTGATCCCTTCTCTACATTTTTGGTAGAAATATTTGAATTTTTCATTTTCTTTAACTGAATACCACTCAAATGCTTTTAAAAATGGATTGTATAAGTTATGTAAGTCTTCCCTTGTATCTCCATTGACACTTCTAAATAAACCTTGATAATAAGAAGGTTCATTGTATTGTATTGAATTATTAACGATTGATATTTTAATCCCTTCACCTTTGTAATTTAATAAAATCATTCGGAATATACAAGATAATGGTTCAAGTAACATATTCTTTTCTTTGTCTAACAATGTATAAACAAACATTTTTATATATTAGTGTATGAAATTATTATTAAATATTAATTTTGATTATAACTTAAAAAAACCCTACTATAATAACATATTATAATGTTTAAGAAATTTTTATCTCATTCTTTGAAAAGGAGACTCATCCATACCAACCGTTGTTTAAAGCAATCTACGAATATTTTTTATAATTTATCTTATTCTGAATTATTTACTCATGAATCATCCAATATGGAAGGTGAAATCATGAAATTAAATAATGAGGAGATATATTCGATTGATACTGGTAAATTTACAGGGAGATCCCCCAAAGATAAATGGATCGTTAAGAATATAAATTCAGATTCAGAAAAGAATATTTGGTGGGGAGATGTGAATCAATCAATATCGCCCGAAATATTTGATAGTTTGTATTCAAAAACCAAAAATCATTTTGATTCATTAGATAACTATTATGTTTTTGATGGATACTGTGGAGCAAATCCTAAAAGTCAAAAAAAAGTAAGATTTATTCATGAATTAGCTTGGCAACAACATTTTGTTAAAAATATGTTTATTAATCCCGATAAACAAACTACTATGGATAATTTTAATCCGGATTTTACGATTATGAATGCTTGTTCTATAATCAATGAGGAATGGAAACAACATAATTTAAATTCAGAGGTAGCAATTGTATTTAATATTGAGAAGAAAATTGGAATTATCCTTGGAACATGGTATGGTGGTGAAAATAAGAAGGGTATCTTTAGTTTAATGAATTACTGGTTACCATTAAATAATATTATGACGATGCATTGTTCTGCAAATATAGGTGATAAAGGGGATACAGCATTATTTTTTGGATTAAGTGGAACAGGTAAGACAACATTATCTGTTGATTCAAAGAGAAAGTTAATTGGAGATGATGAACATGGATGGGATGAGGATGGGATATTTAATTTAGAAGGTGGGTGTTATGCGAAAACAATCAATTTATCTGAAAAGAATGAACCATTTATTTATAAAGCAATACGTAAGAATGCATTATTAGAAAATGTTTCACAAGAAAATCAAATACCCGATTTCCATAATACATCGAAAACGGAAAATGGTAGAGTAAGTTACCCGATTCATCATATTGATAATTACCATATCCCTCAAAAAGGTGACCATCCTAAAAATATAATTTTTTTAACATGTGATGCATTTGGTGTTTTACCTCCTCTTTCTAAATTAAATTCGGGTCAGGCTATGTATTATTTTTTAAATGGATATACAGCTAAAGTAGCGGGGACTGAAAGGGGGATAAAAGAACCCCAAGCAACATTTTCATCTTGTTTTGGAGAGGCATTTCTAACCCTCCACCCCTTAAGATATGCGGAATTATTTCAAAAGAAGATAGAAAAGCATCAATCGAATATATACTTAGTAAATACCGGATGGACTGGTGGTCCATATGGTATTGGTAGCCGTATTAGTATTCAAGATACTCGTAATTGTATTGATTCTATTTTTTCAGGTGAAATTGAAACCGCTCAATTTATTGAAGATAAAACATTTGGATTTAAAGTTCCTATAGAATTAACAAATGTATCTAGAGAAATATGTAATCCCATTGAATCGTGGGATAATAAGGAAGAATATTATAAAACATCATTACAATTAGCTGAGATGTTTCAAAAAAATTATAAAAAATTTAAAAATAAAGGTTTGATTGATTATAGTCATTATGGACCTAAATTATGAATAAAATATTATCTATTAATTTTAATAAAATTTGATTGTAATTTAAAAATATAATACTACAATATAATAAATGATCATCCCTCCTCGTTGTTTTACATGTGGAAAAGTCATTGGCGATAAATGGATACACTTTATTCGTGCCGTCCAGGATGAAAAGCAGAAATCAGATGAAGAAGTTGAATCTGAGTTAGATATTGAATATATTAACATCAATGGAGAAGGGAGAATTAAAAAATCCGTTGAGGGTAAGGTTCTCGATCAATTGAAGCTCCATAAATATTGTTGTCGAAGGATGTTCCTTGGAAATGTACATTTGATTACCCATATTTAAAATATTTTTAAATCTTATAATGGCAATACTCACAGAAACAGATTCTAGACCAGGATTAATTGGTTATGAAGAAACAAATAAACCATTGTATTCTGATATTGAAACTGAAACAACTAAAAAAATATTGAGAGAATACGAACAGAAGAAACAAGAAACTATTTTAGATCTAACATTGAACCAAATAATTGATAATACAGTTACCATGGTTGGAGATTTTACTAAAGATTATATGCTAAAGATACACGAAGTAAATCTTGAAGAGAAAATGTATGGAGAAGAAGAAAATATCCTTAATAATTATAAAAAATATATTGTTGCACTTATGCTATATCTTGGCGACAAGAATAATTTATTATATTTTGGTATAATTTTAGTAATCATTTCTATAATATTATATTTCTTTAATATATCTAGTCAATGATTAAATTTCCAGAAATAGATCTTAAGAATATAAATATTCGGGTCATTATTTTCATCCTCTCTATATTCTTATTTTTTTTGAATAATTTTGAGACGAAAACACTTGTAAGTATATTGGTTATAATTGTAGTTATTAATCAATACTCTACTATCAAAGATAATATAAAAACTAAAATAATCAATGATAAAGAAAAATCACCATTATTATTAAATTATAATAATAAGATAGAATCCCTATTAAAAAAAATAAAAAAATATAAAAAAAAGAGTCCTTATAATTATAAACATGGAATGTATTATTGGGTCCAGTTCATGAAAAATGTTGATATACTTGAAAATGATGATTTATATCATTACAATCAATATTTTGAAAACGCATACAATTATCTTCAAAAATCAATGAACTTATTTCAAGCACTTGGTGTTGAAGCAAAAGAAAGGAAATATATTGACGCAGCAAAATACAATGACTTTGAGGACTCAAAAGATTTAATGGAGATTACAAATGTAGTAAAGGAACTCTATCGCGAATGTTACTCGATTATGTATAACTTATCTTTACGATTAAATGAAAAATGGAAAAATAACCCTCATGTTTTGAATAAAGAAATTGTCTTCGATCACCCATTACCCTTCGATAAAAGGTCATCTGAACATTTTGATTATTATCAATGATAAGTTTAATTAATTATTTTATAATCTTACTATTATGTATGGAAGTATTTAATATTCATCCAGATAATATTAAAGAAAGAAGTTGTATTTATCAATTTCAATATACATTCCTTGATGATATTTATAAAGATATTAATATGAATAAATATTATCAACTATTATTATCAATCGATACTTTTAAATTAAAGAATTTATATAATTTTCTTTTTTTAAGATCATTAAAACTAAACTCTGTATTCTCTGTAAGAAAAATGATAAATAATAAATACATTCTAACACCCGAAGAGTTTAACCTAGAACTAGAGAAATATATTCAAAAGGAAGGATTATATTCTATTATTATAATGAATGGAATTCAACAATTTTTTATTCCGTTGAATCAATGATAAGGTTCATCGATGATGTTATACTCTTTTTTTCTGAAGGAAGTGGGTTCTTACGATATAATTTTAACATATTTTTATTCGATGTTGATTTTTTTTCGTATTTATTCACTAAATGTTTAATTGGTAAAATAGGAGGGATACTTATATCATAATTATTAACAGTGTTTGTTGAACGATATTCTTCTATCGTAAGTCTACCACCAAACACATTTAATAATAAACGATGAGGGGCGATATTTATTTTTTCTTGTTTATTATAGACTATATTTGAGTAAAGGTTAATTAAAGAAAATACTTCGGAAAAATCGTATTCTTTCAATTCATCGTGTGCATATCTAGCCGCACATTCTAAAGAACAAAAATCACCATAAATATAAAAGATACCCTTATGATATTTTAGAGGTATACCGAATGTATATTCATTAAATGAATGACAACAGTTCCAACATAATTCACTTTTTTCATTATAATCAATTTTTTCATTTTTCTCATCATTTTCATTGTAGGATGAAATTGAATATTTATCAATTGTATTCTTATTCAATTTAATAATTAGATTTTCAGTGATTTCATTTTCTTCGATTTTTGGTTTTAATTCTGTTGATAAATTCTTTGGTTTTCTCCCCCTCTTCTTCGGTTTTTTTTTACCGTCCATTTAATATTACCTTGTTATTTATTTTTTTAAATATTTAACTGAAAGACATTGTATGAAATGATTATCTTATAAATAATTAACCAAAACATTACAACACCTATACATAAATAAATACTTGTTTCAATGAATACATTATCTAAAAAGGTGATTGAAGGATTATTAATACTAAATAGTAATTGTGCTATAATTTGTATTGTAATAGTTCTCATAACATCAAAAAACATAGGTTTAATTTCGGGATTTGTAACACTATATTCATTTAACTTCTCAAGTAAAGACATGTTTATTTATATTCTATCAATATAAAAATATTCTTTGTATCCCATAAGTTTATTTTATATGATTTTTATATTCTTAAAATATAAATGGTCGCTTGGCAAGAATTACATATACAATCAAACCTACCATTAATTGTTCTAGCCGTATCTTTCATATGTATTGTAATAATTGGTTTCCTTGAGTTTAAAAAGATTTCAATTCGTATAGATGAATTATCAGAACAAATCAAATCATTAAGAATGAATAACCAAAATATGGTAATTAACGATAAAAATACATATGATGATAATAATATTGATAATGATGATAATATTGATAATGATGAATCGACCGTAGGCGGTGAAATCATAAATGAAGAAGAAAAATTAAATAAAGCAAGTGATACTAAGGAAGGATTAGACAATCCAATGGAAGATCCAATCATTATGACAGGACCACCTAATATGGATGGATTAATGATGGGTATGGGGATGGGTATTCCTCCTAATATAGCAAGCATGGTGTTTCAAGGTGGAGTCCCTTTAGGGGATGATATTGGTGGAGAGGCTAATATTTATGAAGAAGATATTGAAAATAAAGTCCCTGATATTGAAGAAGACAAATATAGTGAGACAAATGATGATCTAAGTGAAAGTGAAAGTGAAAGTGGGAGTGAAAGTGGGAGTGAAAGTGGAAGTGAAAGTGAAGTAGATATTGAAATTATTCAAGAAAGTAAACCAGTTGAAGTAGAAAGTGATAAAATAAAGGAGGTTGACCGTAGTTTATCAATTAAAGAACTTAGGAAAATATGCCAGGAAATCGGTATTACTTCTTCAGGGAATAAAGAACAATTGATTCAAAGGATAAATTCTGAAAAGAAAAAATAAAATATAATATATAAATATAAATGAATCAACAGGTAACTGATAATTTTCACAATGATTTTCCAGCAAGAATGGCTGATGGACGCTTTATAACGGATTATACCTCAAATTGTATGGTAAATACTTTACGTAAGGAAAAAATGAGTGGATGGGAATACCGAACTCATTTAATCAATAATGCAGAAAAAATAATGGAGGAGATTAACCAAAAAAATGAAGAACTTTATGGTTGTGCTGACTGTCATAAAACTTCAATTCCGTCAAACAATTCGAAACAGAAATGTGATGAATCTGGTTGTGAAATTGTTGAAGTTAACCCTGAAGGGATTGGTATCGAACAGGTTAATTAATTTATTGTTTCCAACGATTATCACATTTTAGACATGTAATAAATTGTGTCATTGGTTCATCTGCAGAACGTGTTTGAACTTCATAATATGAAGTTTCCCTACTTCCACATTTATGACATTTAAATAGATTGGTCATTGCTTCAGGTTTTAATTCATATTTTATTTTATCTCTTTTTGATTTGGCATTTAATAATTCTTTCCAATTATCTGGAAAGATATCATAAACGCTTAGTACTCCGATTTTTTCGGGATTTATTTTTCCATTTTTAAGTCTTTCTAAGAAAGTATCATTTTGAATATAACTATCTTTTTTTAGATTTGAATAAATAGAGATAACCTTTGAATTATATAAATTCTTAAATACCTGATTAGACCATCTCCTTTGTATATTCTTTTCTTTGCACACACGGATTATATAATTATAAATACTTTGTTCTACTTTCTTTGATAAGATAATATCTTGGATTAGTTTATCAAAATAGATTACTATTTTTATTCTTTCTTCATCAGTTGAATTAGAATATTTTTCCATAATTAAGTTTATTAATAATATACTATAATTATCACAATCAAATTTTAAATATTTTAAATTAATATATATGAAATATATTCTTAAAGGTGGAGATCAAGAGTTTGACAGGTTTAAAGATAAAGTCAACCGAAATATACCCAATCTCCCCAAAGAATGGTGGGATAAGGTTGAAGTCTATTTACACGGTGGTATCCATAGAGGTCAAGTTGAATTTGGTATTGTTGATGATGAAGGAGAAGAAGATATTTCAAAGATAGTTACTTTAACAGCAGTTATCGGTTATGCATATTTAAGTGTGGATTGGGGAGAAGGGGCAAAATTAGCCCATTATATTGATGCCATCCATAATAGACACCTTCCATTAGACTTCCGTCTCCCCTTAGAGGATGGATTATTTAACCGTCGTAAATTTATCAATTTTATCAATATTCTATTGAAACATGCTGAACAAACAGAACTCTACAGATCAGCCCTCGATATTCAAATGGAAGGAAACCTTCTAAAACGTCAATCAAGTAATTATCAAGAAAGATGGGATAAACTTAAAGATAGTCAAGGAAGGATAGTCAAGGGAAAATGGATTCCTAAAGAAGGTGTTGCCGAAAGTCGAGCCTCGATGCAAATACCAGGATTTAACGTGAAATTGTATGATGATCCCCTTGCCACACTTACTGCTATTGCCGGACCTATTGCGTCTGGTTATGGGAATATCGTTGAATCAGTTCAATCTCTTTCAACAAGAAAATTATTTGTTCATCTTGTTTTCTTATTGAAAGAATTTGTGACAAAAGCATATCAACTTGATTCAGAAACACTTGATTATCAAGTGATGGATTATCGTATTGCCTTAAAAGTAGTAGAATCGGAGATTAATGAAGAATTTGCTGATAAATATGTTTATGAATTAGTGAGACCAGGTGTTCAGCTTCTTACACCGGAGGGATTAGAAAAAGTAACAGAAGTATTTGAAAATGTCCTTGATAGAGGATCTACACGATCACCAAGCTTCGCTTTCTTTAATGATTGGGGGAAAATGATGTCAACATCGATCGATGCCGCCAAATCAGCAGTGAAAGAATCTCTGTTCGATATGACAAAAGAATATCAATTACCCAGTAGTTATGAAGCATTCCATACTCCAATTCTTATTGCTCATTTAATACTCTATGAAAAACAAGAAGAATCAAAAAAAAAGATATATAGAAAGGTAGCGGAACAATTTAGAAACTTTCGTGGTTTAAGTAAAGAGATTATTGCCGAAGAATATCAAGAAATTGTTACATTCATTTCAGAGTTGTGGGCGATTATGTATGCATGGCATAACCTTTACGGAAGAATCTATAAAAAACACATCAATGAATCAAGTTTACCCAGGTTTGAAAAAGAACATGTCCGGTTTGATCAAAAGATGACATCTACCGAACTTGGTTTTTGGACACAATATCTTAATTTAAGGTTTCAAACAATCAAATACAAAGATGATTTAGATTTATCACCTGACCCTACAACATTTAAAAAAGTATTTGCTCGCGTTGAAGTTTTACAAAAAAAATTAGAACCAAGTTTTTCGAAACCACCGTTAGTTATAATGCCTCATCTACATTCGGATTTAGATGGGGAAATTGGAGAAAGATTAGAACAGTTTAAATCAAATGATGAATTAATCAATGACAATGAAAAAGAATACATTCATCAATTAAGAAGTGTAGCAATGTATGGATCACAACTTAACAAAATATCGAGAGAGGATTACTTTAACGCACAAGAAAGACCAGATTATAAGGAAGCAATGAAGAGGTTGGGGGAACACAAACAATCCGTCAATTGGATGAAGGGATTTTTAATTGATATGGTGAATGCTCCTGATATCCAAAATTTAATACTTTACTATGAAGCGTTAATTGAAGATGATGATGTTGGACCGGATCAATTACTATTCGTTAGAGAGTTTAAGGAAAAATATAAAGATGATGTTTCCTTTTTATATGATTTTGAAGAGGTGGAAAACAGAATGCTTCAAAATGCGAATTGTATTTATAATGAAGACAATACTGAATTTACCGAAAAAAACATGAAAGAAATATTAAAAAAAGAAGGGAATATTGATAGACTCCTTTTTGTAAATGATGATATCAAAGATTCAAAAGATGAAATTGCCCCTGAAACAAATTTTGCCGATATATGGCCTGAAAGAAAACGTTATTTGGACAATGCCCTTAAAGAAGAAGATGAAGATGAACCTGATTTATCTGACTTAATGAAGGTACCAGTAGGTGATGACCCATTACAACGGAAATGGATTTCAGGAATGACTGATCTTGTGGAACCAATGAAGAAATTTAAAGATGATTTTCTTAGAGAAAGAAGGAGTAAATACGCTACGGTTACAAAACAAGGAATGGTTGCCCATCAAGCCGCTCAAAAAGCTCAAAAGGAGATTGATTTTCGTAAAGGGGAAAAAACTAGATTATTTGATCAATTAAAAAGAAAAGAAAAATCAACTTTACCACCCCGTGGTATGGGCGTTCTAGGTAATAAACGTCTATGGAAAAGATCAGGTTTAGGGAGAGATAAATATGAAGATTACTTTATGCCAACCCAATTTAGAAGTGCAGCACGTGATCGTTGGGGTGAAAATTATTTAGAAGATGGACCTCAAGAATTCCTTGATGCGGTTGACCTTGAAGGAGACCATGATACAAGGTTAAATGCATATAAAGAAGCATTTCAAGCGATCGATGTAAAAGCACCATTAGATGATAGTCAAGTATTATCTGAATTTATTGAAGAAGTTCAAGATCTTGAAAGAAGGGGTAAAGAAGGTGAAATGATACGGATGGTTGTAGAAGATAAAGATGGGAATGCTATGCTTGATAGAGATGACCCCACTGGAAAAGCTTATTTAGGATCAAATATGATGACATTAAATCCCGATTATGGTAGACTTCAGTTTAATACAATTGAAGATGTAGCTAAATATGAACTTCCTGTAAAGATTGGGAAAACTATTACAGGTGAAGATGTCTATCAAATGAAACCATTTTTAACTATTCACAGAAAACCAATTAAAATTAAGGAGGTATTTACGAGAAATAATGAAGAATCAAACCCTGTAATACAACAACCAGAACTTACCAGTAATCCAGTATGGAATGATGAAAGGTCAACAATCGCCTCAATTATAGAACATTTAAGACCACAAGGAGTTCGATCAAACATGAATAGGGAACTTCCTGAAGAGTTCATTGGACCTGTAGGGTTATCACAAGATTCAGTTCCCAGGATGGGTGGGGGAAAGACAAGGAAACGGAGGACTGTAAAAAAGAAGAAGAAAAAACGGACTGTTAAAAAGAAGAAGAAGAAGAATTAATAATATTAGTTTAATATATATGACTAACAAAAAAAGAACAGTCAGTAGAAGATACAATCAAAAGAAGAGATACAAACAGAAGAAACTGACAAATAAAAAGAAAAGAGGTGGAGCAGCAGCTGCATTTTTCGGCCAAGGTCAACCTTCTCAAATAGAAGAAACTGTTGAGCTTGATAAACTTGTCCTACGGTTAGTTCTCAGCCAAGAAGCGAGTAGACATCGACCTGATGTATTAAAAAAATACTTAGAGTCTTATCTTAAAACGGATTTATTTAATATTTTTAAAAACGGGGCGTGGTTCGAAAATGTAACAATTGACCATACCTCCAACCGACGATTATTCGTTCAGATTCCTAAAGATCAATGGACTCAACAGAAGAATACTTATGAAAAATACAAAGAACATGTAGAGGGGATATTTGATACTATTAAGTTGGGGCGTCCAGGAGGGATGCTCCCTATACACTTTATCAATGATGAAAAATCAATTTTTATTCAAGAAATGACAATTGACGAGACATGGATTAAAGATGCAAAAGAAAGAATTATAATGAAACAACGTCGAGAACAAGCTCTTATAGATGCAAGGAGACGGGAAAGGGAAGAAGAAGAGGAAAGAGTAAGGGAGAGGGAAAGGGAAGCAGCAGCAGTAAAGATTCAAAGCGGGTTTCGAGGTTCGCAAGGGAGAGATGTAGCGAGTGAAGAAAGAGTTAAGAGAGATAGGGAAGACGCAATCTTACAGATTCAGAAGATGAGGAGAGGAAAATTAGGGAGGAATATAGCTGAAAAAGCAAAAGAAGAAAAAAGAATAATCACAGAAGTTCAAGCGAAATTTAGAGGAAAAAGAGCGAGGGGTGAAGCTCAAGCAAGGAAGGATGCTACATTACGTGTTCAAGGGGCATTCAAAGCAAAAAAAGCAAGAAAGGAAAAAGAAGAACAAATTAAAAAGATCAAAGGGGTTCAAGCGAAGTTTAGAGGGGACAAAGAGAGAAGAATATTATCCAGAAGGATTTTCTGGACAGATGAAAGAGGTGAAATTAACACTAAAAAAACAGTGGTAGAAGAAGGAGACTACAGTGATGTAGTCTTGAGATCTTTAGAAAGGGAAGAAACCGGAATACCTATTTTACTCCAAATTGGAGATGAAGTTGAAGTTAGACCCCTTAGCTGGCCCACAAACACAAATCCATGGAATACTGGTAAAGTAATAAGAACAAATCCAAATATAAAAGTAAGGGTTAAAGAGGAAAGCATTGAAGACTGGCCTATCGTCCGAAAGGGCGATTCAATCAAAAAGTATATTAATGAATTAAAAGGGTTAATATCTGTAGGGGATAGTAACGAAGAACGTTTAAAAATAAGGGAACGAATTAATCGAGGTAAAATCTTATTAAATGAGGATGTCGATTGTAATTTTGGTGAAGGAGATGAAGGAAAATGTAACCTTAATCCAAAGTGTCGCTATGTTTCGGGTAACTATGGTGAATTAAAGAGTGGAGATTGTTTAACCAAAGAAGAGATCATCGAAGGATTAAAACCAGTTATTCAGACATTAGAGGAGGATGCTGTAAGGATACCATCTGTTGAAACATATGATAATAATATTAAAACCTACAAAGAATTAAGAAAAATATTAAAAGACACAACTTACGATGAAAATATAAGTAGGACACAACAAATGAAAGATACATTACTTGATAAAAAACTTAAAGAAGGGGAGGCAAAGGTGAAAAGGGAAAGAAGGGAAGAAAGAAAAGAAGAAATATTGCAAAGAATGAATGAGGGAAGGAAAGCTTTGGGAGAAATTAAAGATCGTTTCCTAGTTGGTGAAAAGAATAAATTCAAAAAACTGAAAAAAAGTCTCACAAAAAAGAAAAAACCTAAAAAGAAGATAGATCGTGTTATTACAGAAACAAAGGTTGATTTGAGAGATAAAACTGTTAACTATACTTTAAAACAAAAAAAGAATAAAAAACCAATCCACGATGTTAAGAAAGATTATATGAAGTTTGTTGATGATTATTACAATACAGCTATTCAAAAAGATAAAATAATTATCAATCGTTTCGTAAAATAAAGAATGCGTTTAATAAAATATTGTTCTAATATATATATGAAGAAAAAAAGAACTATCAGTAAAAATCGTTCCTCATATAAAAAAAAGATTAAAAGGTCAAAATCAAAAAGGAAGAAGAGAACAAAAACTAAATCGAGGACAAAAACAATTGAAACAACTGAATTAATGAAATGGATTCAAGGAAAAACAAAAAAGAAAACAAGAAAGAAAACAAGAAAGAAAAGTAAAAAGAAAAGTAAAACGTATCGTAAGAGGGTTAAAAGAGGAGGAGCAGCCCCAACGCCAGCAAATAGTCCCCGTCGCCGTGATGAAGAAGAAGAAGAAGCATTAGGAGAGGAAGAATTAAGACAACCAGAAGTAATCGACGAAGGACTAGGATCAATCGAAGAAGGACAAGAAGGACAACAAGGACAACAAGCACAAGAAGAAGTAGAAGGTGAAGAAGAATATGAGGATGAAGGTGGTGAACCTCTCCCCTACTACATTCCACCTGTAGAAGAACCTGTAGAAGTAAGACAACCAGAAGTAGCCGCAGAAGGACTAGAATTAGTAGAAGAAGAACAACAAGCACAGCAACCGGGTGTTCCGCCCCCCCCCTCTTATCCTCCTCCTCCACCACCTGTCGAAGGAGACCAACCTGTAGAAGTAGAAGAACCTGTAGAAGTAAGGGATCCCTTTCGTCCAGGGGATGCAGTTACTCGTGAACCCTATGTAGGGTCACAGACAGCAGCTGCTCGAGCAATAGCAGAAGCAGAAGCACAAGCACAAGCAGATGAAGGTGAGGAAGATGAACAGGAAGATGATCAACCACCCCCTGTCCCACCACGCCCTGAAGAAGATGTTAGTCAAGTAGAACCTATTACACAACGGACACCAGAAGAAGAAGAAGAAGAAGAAGAAGATGGAGAAGAAAAATCATTATGGGCAAAACTAAAAACATTTGTCAAAGGAACAGAGTATGAACAATTTATTCAAGAAATGGGTCAAGAGTTAAAAGAATTATTTACAGAATATTTAAATGGATATTTTGAAGACCTTGAAAACGGTGAGGATGTAGATTTCCTCAGAGCAAAATATGAGACTTTCATAGATGCATATTATAAAAAAGCAATTGCTAAAGATAGAGCATTAATTGAAAAATTAAAAGGAGAGGAGGAAGGTGAAGAATAATTAATAATCATTTAGATCTTCTTCTAATTCTTCATCTGAATAATCGGTATCGTCTTCATCAAACATTACTTCTTCCTCTTCATCATGAACAATGAAATCTTCATCATCTGTATTTGGTTCATCTGATTCATCACTTTCATCATCATCGGATGTATTACAATCATCAAAACCTCCGCAGAAGAGGCTAAATACTTCCCCATATCCTGATACATCAAAATCAATATATTTTGAACCTTCCATGCATACGATAAATATATCTCCAAATAATAATATTTCAGATGATTCATCTTCTAAAAATGGAGAGATACCATTGGGTATTAATTCATGTTTATTTTCAAACCCAGCATCTCCATCATACCAACCATAACAAATTATTTTTTTTTTATCATGATTCCATTCATATAATTCTTTAAATTGCGATGTTCCTTTTGAAATTGAATTATTTTCAAGTAATTTCGTAATACCTTTTTTTTTAAGGTTTAAATCAAGATTATTCATTGTTCCATCTATTTTTACCCTGACAACCTTCATATTATTAATATTACATAATTTAATTAAACCTTAAATAAAATAATAAATAAAATTATTTTATTATAATAAAACGATGATAAATAATTTTAAGGAAAAGTATCCTTTTGAGAATAGGAGGAAAGAATCAAGTAAAATATATCAAAAATACCCTGATCGTGTTCCTATAATTGTTCAAAAATATTATAAAAGTGAACTACCTGAAGTTAAGAAATGTAAATACCTTGTTCCCAAAGATATGAATATGTCTCAATTCTTATTTGTCATAAGGAAAGGTATTCAATTAGATTCTTCTCAATCGATCTTCATTACGGTTAATAATGAATTAGTTACAGCTTCAAATTTAGTATTCGAAGTATATGATAAGTATAAGGATGAAGATGGATTTTTATATGTAATGTATACTGATGAAAATGTTTTTGGTTAATGTATTTAGAAGAATAACTCTAAGTAATAAAATACCATAGAATGTTTATGATTTACAATTGTTCATATGAAATTGATAGATTAAGTTATAATCTAAGGAATGATAAAAAAGATATAGATACCATAATTCAAAAATATTCCCTTTCGAAAAAAGGTTTCTATAAAGAATTATGGGAGAATAATACACGAATTACAATCTCAGGAAATGAAAGATTATTTCACTCAATTACTGATATAAATTATTCTTATGATAAAAGTAATCATAAACTAATTCACGAATTATCCATTAGTGATTGTCAACCCTATAATTTCTACAAAGTAGATCAAGAAGATATCTATGAATTATATGAAAATACAATCAAGAATGTAAAAATACAACTTAGAGAATATATTGATTATTTTATACTAATCTATCTATGTGATACTATAGATGATTTTAATCAACTAAAGGTTTTTTAAATATTTTTATATATACTATAATATATTGAATGAAAATCAATTACATTTGGTTAGTTATAATCATTATTATCATTTTTATGGTTAATAAACATATTAATAAAAACGAACAACAAAATGTAAGTAATGATAAAGGGGATATAAATAAACAAACAATATCCCCTTTAAAGAAAACAATACGAGATGCAATTATTAAACTAAATGAATTATCACCTTTAAAAATAAAGGAATTAAGTACAGAGGATAATCCAGTTAGAATTGTTAAAGGAGATAGTTCAGTTTTGAATACACCTATTAAAGATGAAGTAGTAGAAATAAAGAAAGATTTTATATCACCAAACCCTGAAGGATCAACAGAATTTAGATTTGTCGATGAAACTCCTAAAACAGCATGGTCTACTGTAAATGTATCACAACATCCTAAACATTATACATCAAACTTTGAAGATGAAAAAGTAGATGTTTCGAGGTTCTTTAATGAAGAACAATTCTATCATGATAATTCATCCCCGCAATCAAAGACACATATCCCTGACCGCTGTATTAAAAATTCATTAAATGAAGTTATTTGTGAGTTCAATAATAAATTACAATTAATACCTCCCCGATTAATTGAAGATCCTAATAATAATTTAGTCCTTAATAGCATTGGTAATAAAAATGAAGATATTTATCAATCAATAAATAGTTTTGATATATCCGAAGTGAATGGGAACGCATATCAAGTATGGAATTATAAAGATGAAAAGTATATTAATGGAGGTTTATACTTTAATAATGTAGTTGGTTCATCACCAAATAATGAAAGCTTCTTAAGGATTGACAGCATTAAAAAAGATTATTCTTTTTAATATAGATACATTTTTCATTAATTGGTAAATTATATAGTTCGCACCATTTAATAGCGTTATTTATTTGATTCTTTGAAGGTGTTTTATTACTTGTATCATCAATGTTTTTGAGTATTTCATGGATTGATGTAATTTGTGATGATACAAAAGAATCATTAAACTGAATAATATCATCTATAAAACTTTGGGGAACATCAATATGTAGATCCTCACAATTGTCATAATATTTTTTTAATGTATCTTTGATATTTTGAGGACACCCCTTAAAGGAAGAACAAATCACATATTTTTCTGAGTTTGATAAACGACTTGTTAAAGGTTTATAGAATTCAATTATTGAATAACAATTATAGAGTAAATAAATTAATTGAATTGTTTTATAGTTAAAGATATCAAAGATCTTAATAATAAAATTTCCTTTAATTCTTTGAATATTTAATGCTATAAAAATTTCACTATAGATTAATTTATAGGATGAATCTTCTTGCGAATTATAATCCTTTGAATAATCAAATCCTCCATCTGCAGTCACTAAATGACAATAATTAAAATTTACATGTTTAATAAAACTTAGAGCATTTTGATAGTTATATAAATTTCCCGTATTATCATATCCATTTGATATATTATTTACTTTATTATTAGTAATGATTTGATTCCAATAGGGTATTGATTTATCATTTGAAATGAGTGTTATTCCAAAAACACCATTAATGGTTATGTTATTTTTTTGTGAATAATTATTTATACAATGAATAAATCCACCTGGTCCTTCGGCTAAACATGCACAAAATATATTATTTTCTAATAAATGATTATTTTTAATCATTTCATGTAACTTAAAATAAGAACGACTCACAGGAACTATATTACATATATTATTAACCTGTTTTGATGAAGTATATATATACTCATAAAGGTTATATTTCTTTTTTATTTCTTCCCATTTCTTAGGATTACATGTATCTATTTTACATTTAATATCCATTAGGTCTTTCTTTTTTGAATATACAGTCCTATTCACTTTATCTTCTGAAAAAAGTATATTTTTATCATGTATTCCTAAACGATATATTTTCATAATCATTCATATTTTTTTTATTTTAAATACTAATTACTCTCGATTTCTAATAAACATATCCATCGATATTCATCATGAACACATTTTATATAAGATTCATTTGACCCTCCTCCTTTTGTTTGATAAATTTTCTTATTATTAAAATAGTTCTGACTATACTCCATTACTTCATTCATTGAATCGAGTATTTCCGTTGGAAAAAAAAATAATAAATTATCTTCATTCAAAACACATTTTGTAACATGATATTCAATATTCATTATTATAAATATTCATTAATTTTTAAACCTTTTGAAAGATAAAATAATTATTAAATGAACTGAGAATCCCTAATGGGGATTCTGAATTATATTCCATATTCATTCCATATGCTTCACTATAGAATTTCCTAAATACTTCATCTGTTCTTCTTATTTCAGGTAATTTTTCAATCACCGTTTTAAACTCGCCTAGACCATTCTCATCAAAATATTCTTTACGGAATAAATGCGTCCTTCCATTTGGTTTGACTAATTGAAAGCCATTTTCTTTCATAATATCAATAAAGAAATCAAAATTAACTAAAAATTCATCAATTGGCTGACCGATTGAATCCATAAATACTTCAATCTTATTTCCAAACATATTTTCATATTCATCTTTAGTATATGTAAAATCATTGATTTCATATTTCTTCTTAATACTAAATACCTTATTTTGTAGATTATCCTTAAACTCAAAATAGTCATATTCACTATACTCTTCTGTATCATCTGTATCATCTGTATCATCTGTATCATCTGTATCATCTGTATCATCCCCATACCATATTTTTCTCATACGTTCATTTTTATTCTTAAAATAATTAAATATTTTGTTTCCATCATAACATGTTCCTATAAAATATCCACCAACTTTTATATTTTCCTTTATATTCTCTAAGAATCCATAGAAAGTTTCTTCTTTTTCAAAATAATAGTGCATCGAAAATTGAGAACTAATCACATCGAAACCACCTTTTGCAAGATTACCATATCTACGATTAATAGTTTCATAATCTTTTGGTATTGGTTGATTGTTTCCATAGAGAATATTTATCATAGTGTCCGAATGCTTCCTTTCACTTTCAGTGATACCATCAATATCAGAACATTCTCGACTACTGATATTTTTACCTGTATCTGCTCTAAAGAATACACCTTTCGTATAACCACCCATACCCTTATTAATTGTATAGAATCTTCGACACGCTTCAGTAATATTCGATGATATATCTAATCCAACTAACAACTTACACTTAAATTCCTTATTAATATATTTTTGAGTATCTCCACCTTGTCCGAAAGATAAGTCCATTATTTTAATAGGTTCTTTATAGCGAGAACAAACACCATTGATTAATCGAGTCTTAATATAATTATGTAGCTTACGTAAACTGTTTGATTCTAATAATTGAGATTCAGATTCGTTGACATAGTACTTTCCTTCATCTTCTTTTTTATCTTCAACTAATTTATTAATAGTATAGTTTCCACGAATCATTTCATTCGTGATTGGATTTTGAATTGTTTCCCAGACATTATTTGCAATGATAAAGAATTGAGGATCAATTTTATCTTTCCTTATTCTCAATGGTTCCCAATAACATCCATTATCTGCATTAGGATTAAATCTCATTTCAACCAGGTCACCATCCCTTATTTCTTCCTTATCATGGTTCATACATTCCATCTTACCATTATTTAAGATAATATTTGTAAAATCATATTTTTCATCTTCGGTTGAAGAATGATTGAATCTCTTTATCTTTTCACCTGTAGTGTTTCTATTTTCTTCAAGCACTTTCATACAATAATCAATTGATTTATCTTGACTTTCATCATACCCTACAAATAATTCCAATTGTTTATAATTATCAATTACATTCGAACCGTTGATATTATTTAATGATGGAATGATCTCATCAACCACGTTTGTATTAACTATCGTTTTTTTTACCTTCACTAGGAAATCGATTGTATTCTCTTCTGGTGGTTTCCACTTGAAATTATAATCCCATGTTCCATTAATATATTTTGATTGAACACCTTCAGTTGACCCTTTTACAGAATAATAAACAGGTAAATAAATTAATCCATCAATACGATAGGGGTAATACCCATCTTCTTCACGATTCAATATTCTTTCAGATGCTCTAAATATACTAGTAAGGTCTTCTGATACTTCATCACCCAATTGAGTATCATCATATTTTGAAAGATAACCATATTCATATTGCTTAACATCAATACGAATTGAATTCTCTTGATCAATCTCCCACCACTCTTTAGGAGATGATTTATCATGACTCCCTGATGTAATCTCCATTGTATTGAAAAACTTTTGAAGTATTGAATGTCTAGATATATCACCATCATGTCTTGATAAGAAAGGATAGGTATGAATTGGCTGAGGAATTACCTTACCTTCGGTTTCTTCATCAAAATAGATATCAAAAATCATAAATAATTGAATTGGTTTATTTTCTTTGTCTCTTGTAATATATTCGCCATCAAATAACCAACCATTTTGATAATTTTTAAAAGTAATATTCATATCAATTACATTCTCTTTTGAATTAATCAAATATCCTTTATGATTCATAATCATCATTTGATACCTTTCTCCATCTGCTTTTTCTGTTACTGCATAATCTACTAAGATAGAATGTGGATTATTTTTCTTTAAATGATCCATTGTTAAAGTTACAGGTTGTGGAGCCATGAATTTAAAACGGTATCCCTTCTGTTCAGTAATCTTACGATATTTTTTGATTACTTCTTCCTTCAATTGGTATGGTATTATTTTATCTGTATTGTAAATGTTTTTCGTAATATCAATAACATGGCTCTCTAAAATACTTGCTACTTTCTTTGTTAATTCATTAATTACAAGTCTCTTATTTTCTTCTCCAGGTATTCTTGAAGGCATAGTAATTTCTTCAGGGGCATCATCATCATCATCTAATAAAGAAGATTGTAATGGTGTAAATGTTGGGGGATTATAGAGTTGTTTTACTGGAACAATTAATGAATATACGTCACCGATTGGTTCATTAAACTTAACTAAAGCTGTTACACCTTTATCTTCAGAATTATATACCTCATTCACAATTCCAAAATAGATACCCCTTTGATAGTATTCTTTAAGGGAGTTCATTAAACGTGGATCAATTTGATTGTCGATAAAATATTTGTCTTTAATCTTTACATATTTTCCAATTAGATCCTTATATTGACTTGATAGTTCCTCATCTTCAACAATACTACTATCGGTATACCTAGGTGAATCAAACTCATAATTATCACTCCATTCTTCTTTTGGTTCTTCGTAAATATTGATCCCTAAGTTCAATGGATCATATATATTTGAGATTGTTTCTTGTCCGGGATTAGATATATAAACTTCATTAAAATGATTGTATAATCTATCAATTTCATCAATACCAACTTCATTCTTCCATCCTAGATATTCAATTTCTACTTCGTAGTGTTCTGGGTTCTTAAGTATATTTGCCTTACGAAATGTTTTTTGAAAATTATATTTCCCTTGTATATTCTTTGTTGATTTAATGACAGTGATATCAATACGAAAAAGTTTATCAATTGTTAAAAAACTCAATCTCTTTTTATAACGGAAGTGTTTACCCTTATCTTTAAAATTACTAAGAAATTTTGTTACAAACCTGTGATTCCTATCCAATGTTTTTTCATTCTTAATATTTAACCTTACATTATAATCATTATCCTTGAGGGAAAGATATTTCTTACCTTTGTCCTCTTTATTCTTAAAGTATTGTTTCTGTATAAAATCTAAATCTACAATCTCTTCAATATTATCCGTCTTACAATACTCCTTAATTGAATCTAATCCATGAATAGAACACCGTATGTTTGATACATTATTCTTATATTCACATCGTATATCTAATGTAGTTGATTCTTCAATTAGATTGTAATTTTCTTTACATTTGTTAATCAAAGATAAAAATGTCTTCTGGTTTATAGGATTTTTTTGAGGGGAGCTTCCAAAAATTAATTCAAGTTCAACATCATTTGTCAATAAATGTTGTTCTATATAGGAAAGGAATAATTCTTTATCATTTTTAAATAATTCCATAAATATATTAAAAGAGTAGTTTTTTTTTTAAATATCTTGAGTATAATGTTTCAAATTTATATCTTCATATAACTGTTTTTTTAATTTTTTCTTTCCAGAAGCATTAACTATTGGAATACTAAATTCATTTGCAATACTTTCTAAATCCTTAAGTTTATATTTTGTAATCGGCATTAGATAGGGTTTATAAATATATATATCATCGATATCAAAAGTAAGTGTTTTATCAATCTCTTTTAGATCAGTAGAAGTTTTTGTTGTTTCAATAATAGACCCATTTACAGGAAACCATGAATTATTCTTATAGATACAATATAATTTTTCATAGTTTTTCAATGAAGTTTGATAAACCATATTTGTATCTTCATTATAGATAATACAATTAACCTTGTAATATTCATTTAAATAGAGGATAGATGAAAGGTTATTTTTATTCTGAAGTCCATTTTGAATCATGGATAATGAAAACTTACGAATATAATTATCTTTTACATCTACATTTGATGCAATCTCTAATTTTTTATTATAAATAAATGAAGGTTTCTGAGAACTACTGCATGAACTATATTCAATTTCATTGCTTCCAATAATAATTTCGCAAATATCATCCACACCCTTTTGTGTATTAACTTTCACTCCTTCTAAATATTTTGAATCCTTAATCTTATTTGAAAAATCGTTGTTACTGTTTTCAAATGATTCAATAAATTCCATAATATACTCTTTATAGTTTAATATTTAAATACTATCAAATTTATAGATTATATTTCTTTGACATATCTATTATTTTTTGTTCTTCATTGTTAAAATCTTTAAGAAGTAATTTATATTTTTTTTCAAGATCATATTTCACCACTTTCTCCTCTACATTTTCATCATTTTCATTATTTGTATCTATTAATTCACTTTCATTATATTCATTCAATTGATTTTCTTCATAATCTAGAGAATTAATCACGATTTGATAAATAAGATTAATTAATTCATCACTAAGGACACTTAGGTTTAAAAAGATCCCGTTATTATTACTAGTAAATTTACAGTTCTTAATATTGATTATATCGATCACCTGATCGTGATTCTTAATCTTATCAATATTTTCATAAATATAGTATTTCTTCTTTTTGATTTCATCTTCCATAAAAAAAAGTGTATTTAAAATAATAAATATTAAATCATAATTAATTAAACCTAGTCTAATGGTTTTGCAATCACTTGAATATTATCTGAGTGATATTTAATACGGGAACCAATTACAACAATATCTAATCTCTGACCAATTGTTAAGTCATGTATATTTTTCGAACTTCCTTCAAAATATTCTCGTGGAACCATTACAATAAGTGGACTTTGATCTGATGAATCATCATCATTTACCTTAATATATCCAATAACTCCCATCTTATTAATATTATTAATCCATATATTGATAATATCATTTTCAGTAGGGTAAATTAATCGAGCCTTATATGTAATTAAGAATTTTATGATACTTCTTCCATTATTTGTCATAACCCTACCAATATCTCTCTTAATTATTTGAATACTATCTTTGATAATGTAACCATCTTCATGACATTTTCCTTCAATATTGTCTTTAAGGTTATGTTTGATGATATTATTAATATCATTATTAAAATCCTTCGGTTCAAGAGAAAGAGATGTTTTTAATAATTGTTCACTTATATAGGTCATATAATTATATGTAATACTTTATTATTGTTTAAGTAAAATAAAAAAATCAAATTTATTCAATAAATTTTAAAAATACTAGATCATAGGGAAGTAATGAATGTTTATTTCGCGAAACTTTTTCTTTATTACGTATTATCATTTCGATTAATAAATATAAGAAATGTTTTGACTGATATTCAAGATCAGGATCTTCCTCAATTAATATATCATATATTTCTTTGAAATATCTTTTAATAAAGTCACGTAAACTATTCTTTTTTGATATCTGACTTACAATTCTTCCCGGTAGTTTATGTGGATGACTTAATTTATTATCAACCAATTTAAATGTAGTTTTACCATCATCCATCTTAAAAGGAAATCCCCAAACATTTTCTGTCTTTAGAACAGATGTTTTATCCTTTATTTTTAAAAAGTTAGTTTTAATATTCATCCTTATTAAATTTCCATCTTCTAATTCATTTAGTTCATAGAATGCATCATTCTGATAAATAAAGTATGAATAGTCTTTTTCTATTTCTTCAAGCTCCTGAACTCCTCTTTTCTTTTTTTCAAAAAACTTTTTTGTATTCATTAAAAAGAACCCTATTGTATTTTTTATATTCTTATCCAATACCTTAAAATCACCATTTACTTTTTGAATTAAGTTATTTTGAAAATGTTTGAAAATATTCGACCTTAATTTGTCATCAACTTTTCCGTTATTAATATATTCTTTGACTATATCTTTAAGAAGCACTAATTTTTCTTCATAGAGTAATCTATCAAAATATATATCTGAATAATTACTTTCTTTAAAATTATTAATATAACTGTCAAATGAATAATCTTCTTTGATTAAATCATTACTACTTAATCTCTCTGAAAGTTCCGAGATAACCTGTTCATAGATATAAACTTTTTCTGATTTTCTATTTCTATCTTCAAATAAATTATCCTCTAATGGTATATATCTTTGTATGTTTCCCGTAGTTACCTTATTACGATAATATAATGGTAGTGATTTTTGATTATTATTGTTTGGTTGAAATAAATAATACTCGTTTTTATTTATTAAATAACCACTAATATTTTCATTATTCCAGACCGTTATACGTCTGTCAATCATATTATAAAGGCTAGAATAGATAGCAGTAATATTTGTATCAATTGATTCCATAATATATTCTTCGAGTTCACTTATTGTATAATAATTCTTAATCTCATATAGTTCAAGAATCACTTTCTTAATATTTTTAAATAAATCTTTTGAATTTTCCATTGTAAATGTATCATAATTAATGGTTTCATCTTTAATAGTATCACAATTACAGCCATAAGAACATTCTCCATAAGAACATATTTTTGAATATATTTTATCATGGGGTTTAAAATCCTTTATTGAATGTCCACGACTAGTAACGAGGTCAATTGGTAATAGTTTTTTTTCATTAATTTGATTTACTTCTTTATTTAAAAAGCAATCAATTGCATTCTTTTTTAATATATTTTCTACTTTACCAATTGTAATTGCTTTTTCTTCTGCTTTACGATAAGTATAGGTATCAATTGAATCAATCTCTTTGGATACTCCCCCGACATGTAAATATACTAAAACATTTCTCTCTTCTTTAGGTAACTGAATATGTGAACAGTATCTTATTCCACGACCAATAATCTGTTCTATTCTTGATAGATGAAACCATGGATCTAGAATATGCATTTCTCTAATATTTTTTAAATCAAGTCCTTCTGCAGCAACTACATTACCGATAACAATCTTGATATTTTCACCATATATATTTTTATCAGAAACTAATTCTTTAATTTCTTCATTATTATTAGGGGATAAACTCTTATTTCCTGACAAAATAATATATTTTGCCTGTTTCCCTTTCTTTTTTGACATAGGGTTCCAATTATAATCAATTGGTTCATTTTTTGTTCCTTTTGAAGAAGGTTTCCAATCAGGATAATCTAAAAGATTCTTAGAATACTTTTCAAAACCCATATGTTCTAGAGCAAGCGCCAATGGAATAATACCTGAAGGAAGAAATTCAGAGTAGATGAATATAATTCCTCTAGGCTTATTTTTCTGGAATCCATCCAATAAATTCTTAATTTTCGATGAAATCATTCCAATATAGTTAAGGTCAAATAATGGTACAAAACCCTTTGACTTTATAAAATCCTTACGATAGGAAAACATATTCTTTTTATTTTGAAGTAATTGAAATAAACCTTTCCCCCCATAATTATTTTGAAAGTTATCTCCCGTAATTTCACCCTCTCCCGATAATATATCAATTGATGGATAGACGACATTTGATATTTGAATTCCAAGCCTTCTCTCAGTAATTGAAATATTTGTTGCACGATTAAGGGATTCGATATATTTATTATAGATTTCTGATTGATATGAATCCATTTGATTATAGTACATCTTCAAAAATTTAAAATCATAGAAATCATCTCCATTATAATCATTTCCATAGATATCCTTTTTTGGATATTCCATTAAACATAATGGATCATTAATCCCTTCATTATCAGGATATAATCTTATTGGAAATGTTACTGGATTTTCCCCTCTAACATAAGATACATATCCACGTGTTTTTTTCTCTAATAATATTTCACCTTCTTTAGTAAGGTTTTCATTTTCATCAAAAATTTCTTTATTAGAAATAGTAGGCCTTTTATCATTTTTTAAGAGTAAATTAAGTATCCATTGTATTTCTGTTGCTTTATTAAACATAGGTGTTGCAGACATAACTATTAAACGGAGGTTATCACTATAACGGATTACTTTATCTAAGAAAATGATAGTATCCTTACTATAATTATCTAAAGCATCATCCCTCAGATTATGAACTTCATCAATAATAAGGACTCTATCTGAAAAGTAATTCTTGATAACTTGTTTTTCAATTTCATGAATAGTCTTATTTTTTGATGAGAGACTCTTCACTTTAATTAATTTTTTTACCTTATTTGAAAACTGTTGATAACCATAAAATTCATAATATTCCTTAATCAATTTCTTAACACGTCCGGATGTATTCGCTTTTTGACTAATTGATCTTATAATATTTTGAAAATTTTCCCCGTTGCATTGATTTTCCCCTTTTTCATGATCATAAATAGTATCCATCCAATTTGCATGAATATTTTTTGAAACTAAACAGATTATCTTTTTATCCTCTTTCTTATATAAATCAATAAAAGAATTGCTAATTGTAATTGCTGAACAAGTCTTACCTACACCGACACCATGGAAAATAAGTATTCCTTTATAGGGGGTATTCTTATTCATAAAGTTTTTTAAGAAATTTTGATGATTCCCTAATTCAAAATTCTTTGAAAAACACCGATTTTCCAATTCTATTAGATTCAATAGACCCTTACAATGAAAAAATTCAGCTTTTTTAGATAACTCAGTATTAAAATCATTATCACTATAATCAGGATAAGAATTATAATTCTTTTGAATAATATCTTTCTCCTTTTTATCTAAATCTTTATTGTCAACAATGAATTCTATAATTTTCATTAATTTCTCTGATTTCTTATTCTTATCATGTAAATACTCCCTTTTATTTTCATAGTAGACTCGATATAGATCTATATAACTTTTTTTTTCAAGACCCTTATATAATTGAAGTTTATTCCTCTTATCCATATAATATATACTATAATTTTAATAAAAAAAATTTTTAAAAAAAGTAGGGTTAAAATTAAATATTATTTTATTTCTTATTTCTAAAAAATGGAAAGTGTCGTTGGTGATGAATGTTTCAAAAAACTAGATTTAACTCAACATGTTCTCTTTTATTTTGCTGCGGGATGGTGTAAACCTTGTCAAGAATCAGCACCAGTTGTTGAAAAACTTTTTAAAGAGTATGATACAAATAAGATTAAATTTTTTAAGGTTGATATGGTGAATGAAGATAACCGTGAATTTATAGAAAAGTGCGACGTAAATAGTATTCCTTCTTTTATCCTTTTTAAGGATAGAAATTACATTGAAAGAATTGTAGGGGCAGATATTGAAGGTATTAAAAACTTAATTAATTTTAATGTTCTTGGTGAAGGAGTAAATAAAATCGTCCATAATATTGTTCCACAACCACAACCACAACCTGAAATTAAAGAACCAGAAGTAAAAGAACCTGAAATAAAAGACTTCTATCCAAATAATACATTCAAAGGAGAATATCAAGGATTTGTATATAAAAAAGGAGAGAAAGGATTAGGTTACTATCGCGAAGAAGGGGTTAAGGGTGAAAGAGGTGGGAGTGGAGGTGTTGAAGTCCATATGGTATATGGCGGATGGTGTGGACATTCCAGAAATGCATTACCTGCATTTGAAGAATTAGTAAAAGTAACTGATGTTCAAACTTCGAAGGGTTCTCCTGTTAAGTTTGTCCTTACTGAAGATAAAAGTGAAGGGATGAAACGGTTCCGTGAAGGTGAACCAAAAGTAACAGGTTTCCCAACCTATATGGTTGTTAAACCGGATGATACGATGGAAGTATTACAAGGACATGATAGAACAAAAGATAGCATAATTACTGCAGTAAAAAAGTTGACTGTATAATTTAACTACACAATTATTTTATTGACACATATTTCTTATGATTATTAAGGAATTTAAATGCAGTTTGAATGACATTCTTTTTTATTGAATCATAAATACGTATTTTATCATAACATTCCTTTTCAGTTAACCATTGAATGTCCTTAATTTCCGTATACTGATCTTTATTTTCCATATTGACCTTTAAAGGGACTAACTGATCTATTTCTCCTATATAATAAATATGTTTATATCTAACATTGTTAATCCCTTTATATTCTTCAATTAATGGTATGATATTATTAATTAATTGATATGAATTAAATTTTATATTTGTTTCTTCTTGAAATTCACGAATCGCACAATCTTTATTATTTTCATGACTTTTCCTCCTCCCTTTAGGGATTTCCCATTCATTCATTATATACTCTTCCTTCGTATTTTGAATGATCTTTTCTAAAGAATAACTATGTCCATCCTTAGTTACACCCTCTTTAAGTTTATTAAAAATAACCTTACTTTTTTGATATTCCTTTTGTATACGTTGGTTTACTGTATCAGTATGAATCCATAATTCTTTCCATAATGTATCAAAATCATTCTTTAATAGCCTCTTTTTTTCTTTTTCTGTCATTCTTGAAATTAATAATTGAATATATTCATAGTTTGAAGGGTTTTTATATCGCCCCCTTATAAACTCAATATAAGATAGAGAATCCTTCCTTTCAACTAATATAATACGATATTCACCCGAATCTACTTCTCTATGATAAAGTATTATTCCATAACTTAATATAGGGTGTCGACAATTTCTATAAATATGACCATAATTACCACAATTATTACAATAATTTTCCATAGTATGTCTTTGTTTTTTTTTCTTAAATATTATATATAATTATATTATAAGGTTATGGAACCAAATATATGGGGACCTTCCGCTTGGATATTCTTACATACAGTCACTTTACAATATCCAGAAAAACCTACGGATGATGATAAAAAGAAATACTATGTATTTTTTAATTCATTGAAAGACATTTTACCATGCCCTAATTGTAAGATACACTATTCAGAAAGCATTACTAAAAAACCCATACAATTAGAATCAAGGAAGGAATTATTTGAATGGTTAATTGATATTCATAATGAGGTAAATATTAGAACAGGAAAAAAGGTTTATTCATATAGTGAAGTCGATAAAATCTACAAAAAAATGTATAATACAGGTCATAGTTATAAGAATCAAAGTTTCATAATACTCATCGTATTATTAATGATTATCGGTTATTATTATGTGAATAATTATAGTAAATAATTTTTATCGTTTCATTTCTTTTTTTTTTCTTTTGTATAAATAAATGCCTCGTCCAAAGAAATTAGTAGTTGAAAAGTATCTTACAGATAAAGAAGTATCGGATCTTGAAGGGACATGGATTAATGAATCTTTCTTAAAACACCCTGTAATAAGGGAAAATACAGATGTTTATTATAAAGATGAAGATGGAAATGAAGTAATACTTCTAAAGTTTAGAAAAAATTGTATTTCTAATTCATTAATTAGAAATGGTTGGTCTTCATACAAAGATTTAGCAAAACCAAGTAGAGGACGTGGTGCTTCTGCTGGACCCATTGATACAGAGGGTCAATATTGGAGTAAAAGGACACTTACAGATACAAATAAGTGGAGTACAAGTTACATGATTAAAGATGGAACTAAAAAAAGTAGGATGAAAGTAAATAATCAAGTTGCATCCAATCCAATTGGGTTCTATGAAGAATCAAAAAACTTTTGTAAACTCCCTTGTCGTTTAACACATTTTACAAGGACAAATTATCAAAAATATAAAGAAGGCTTACCATTTATTCAAAAGATTAGTCAAATGTTTCAACATTTAATCCCTGATGCATATGAAAAACAACTTGAACAAGCAAATAAAAAACCACATTTAAAAATACCTGAAACTCCCTTTTCAACAATTACAATTAATCGTAACTTTCGAACAGCCCTACATAGGGATGCGGGTGATTTTAAAGGGGGGTTTGGTAATCTAACGGTCATTGAAAGAGGTAAATATCATGGTGGTTATACAATATTACCTCAGTTTGGAGTCGCTGTTGATGTAAGGACAAATGACTTTTTAGCAATGGATGTCCACCAATGGCATTCAAATACACCTATTTATGAAACAGAAGAAGATAAAGCTTTTAATGAAACATTGGAACCTGCTTTTAAAGATAATCCAGAAGTAGGGACGGTAGGTATCTATGAAAAGTATACGAGGCTAACATTTGTCTGTTATTTAAGAGAAAAAATTGTAAATTGTCCCGATGAAATACCTGAAGAATTTTTAAAAGAATCAGGTCATAGTAAAATTGTTTTAAAAGAAGTTTAAAATAATTTAAAAATATATTCACCTTTTTTTATAATATGAGTAAAAACATTGTTGAAAAACCAAATATTTCTATAGTCACTATCCTCCATGATAATACTGACTTTTACCCTTTACTTCAACATCATTGGGATACTTTAGACTATCCAAAAGAGAATCTTGAATGGATTATTATTGATGATTCAAAAAAAGATCATAGTGATTTAATACCAATCCATGAAAATATTCTATATCTCCGTGTTGATCCATCTGAATTTTTAGAAAAGATCGAATTTCAAAAAGATGATGAGAAGGTTACATGGAATTACTTCAATAAAATGGGGATTCTAACAAACGGTTTTAAAAGGGATTATGCTGTTGGCATAACAAGTCATGACTATATCTTCCACCTTGATGTAGATACAATCTATCAACCGAAAGCAATTGAGAGAAAGCTACGTTTCTTAAAAGATAATCGTTTAGAATGTGTCTATTGCAAGTCTATGTTATGTTATGATATCTATGGAAAACAATTGTATAAAACAGAAAATAAAATTGCAGGTTATGAATCTACACTTTTCCATACAAAAGAGTTCTGGAAAAAGAGTGGTTTCAAATGGGAAGATATTCAATCTGAAGCTGTTTCTTTTTATTATAATAAGGGTTCGGAAAGAAAGATGGACAATTATTATGATACAATTAAATTATTAAGTATTCATAATTTAAACCATTATCACCCTGTAAAAGTTACCCTCGAAAATATGAATATTAAGATACCTGATATAGTTAATACAATTCATGTAAAAGACCATCCATTGAAAAATGAACTACTAGATTTATTCTATCAAAAAAATATTAGTGTTTTATCGATTAATTCAGAAATATGTGATATTATAAAAGATGAAAATTGGAATATAGAAACAATATCCTATGATAAAAAAGATAAAGAAAAGAAATTAATTCAGGCGATCCAAGGGTTCGATAAAACATTTAATTTATGTATCCTTAATACAAAGTTTCCAATTTGGAACATCTTTTCAAAAATAGAGTTTGATTGTCTTGTCGTTGAATCAGAAAAAAATAGGGATCAAATGGATTCAATTTTAAAAAAGAATGAATATCTACTATTCCATAATTTGTATATTCATAAAAAATATTTATTGAAATAAATTTTTTTCTATATTAGTATTAAAATGGCTCAACTCGTAGAAGGTTTTAGCAATATGTTAAATGAGAAAATCGTTCAAATTTCATTAGTTGGTGGTATTCTATTTTATATCCTTGCAACACCCGAAATCTTCGCATTTATGGAAGATTTACTTAATAAAATTGGTATAATGGTTAACTATGATATTAAACTTCAAGGACATAATCTACTTATATTCCATTCGGTAATTTTCTCGGTCTTTATGGGACTTTCTGTAAAATATATTCTTGAACCTATTTTTTATGCCAATAATGGACTCTTTCAATAATCTTCTTTTTTAAAATATTTAAACAAAATAATATATTCATTTAATAAATGAATACACTCAAAGAAAAAGCAGAAAATAATCTAAAATATATTTTAGAAATGGGCGAGAATGACACATTTATAAGTGAAAGAGGAAAACTAGTCCCTCAAAAAGATTTTGTCCAAGTGAATAATGTTGTCGACCTTGAATATGCTATCTATTTTACATTTCACCAATATTTATTATCTGATAATATTAATAATATCTATAATAATAAACTAATCGAAAAACTAGATCTCTCAATCGATAAATTATATGATAATAAACAATTTAATGAACTCATTGGAGAAGAACATTTCAGCCACATTATGGATGATATTGATAATAAACTTTCCCAATTAAAAGAAAATTATTATTACAAAAGTCCATTTTTTACGTTCTTTCAAAGATATTACAATTTATATAAGTATTGTAAGGGTATTTTTGTAGAGAATAATGTTATTATTAGTCGCATATTAAGAAAAGCACAAATAGATATTCATAGGGAATATTATAAGGATGAGGATGAAGAGAGTGAAGAGGATGAAGAGGATGAAGAGGGCGAAGAGGGTGAAGAGGGCGAAGAGGGCGAAGAGGGTGAAGAGGGCGAAGAGGGCGAAGAGGGCGAAGAGGGCGAAGAGGGCGAAGAGGGTGAAGATGTCAATTAAAAAATTATTTAAAAAACAAAACACAATACAATAATAAATGAAACTTAATCTAATTTATTCTCAAGGTTATGTGAATAAATTACCAAAACAAATTATAGGAGTAAATAACGATTTATACTGTAAGATTAAGTCCGATTTAAAAATGTTTCAAACAATCACAAGTACAAAATTCAATGGTCTAGAAAATGCAATCGTTATGGGATACAATACATGGAAAAGCATTGGACGAATACTTAAAAATAGAATAAATATTGTAATATCAAAAAATCATAAAGATGAATTAAGGGATATTGATGGGATTTTAAGTTTTGAAAATCTTGAAGAATGTTTTCAATATTTTCAATCCTTAAAAAGTAAAGAATATGGGAAAATATTTATTATTGGTGGTTCTTCCTTATTTGAAGAAGTTTTCAATGATTATTATCCCTTCATTGATTTAATTTATCAAACACAATTCCACCATTTAGATGATATAAACAACATTACTCAATCGAAACTAGACGAATATGATATTCGATATATATCAATCAATATGAATACGAATAATGACTTCACATTAATTAAAGATGAGAGAAAGGTTGAAGAGGGGGAAGTCTTTGATTTTCAAAACAATGAATATATTTCAAAAGAGATTCATTATTCTGAAAAAGTTTATCAATTCAAGAAAAATACTAATTCTCAAGAATATCAATACTTGAATTTATTAAAGGAAATACTAAAAGATGGTTTTAAAAAAGAATCAAGGAATTCAGTCGTATATTCTTCTTTTGGTTCAAGGATGAAGTTTGATCTGAGAGAAGGGTTCCCTCTTTTAACAACAAAGAAGATGCCATGGAAAACGATTTTAAGAGAGTTATTATGGTTTATTAAAGGTTCCACAAGTAATAAAGAACTTCAAGATAAAAAAGTTCATATTTGGGATGCGAATGCATCGAAAGAATTTCTAGAATCACGTGGTCTATCTTATGAAGAAGGTGATCTAGGTCCCGTTTATGGATTTCAATGGAGACATTTTGGAGCAGAATATAAAAACCATAAGACAGATTATCAAGGACAAGGTATTGACCAACTTCAATGGGTAATTAATGAAATCAAAGAAAATCCATCGAGTCGAAGGTTAATAATGAATGCGTGGAACCCTGCAGATTTAGATAAGATGGCGTTACCACCATGTCATGTTATGGTTCAATTCAATATTGAAGGTAATTATATTGATGCTCAACTCTACCAACGTTCTGGAGATATGTTTTTAGGTGTTCCATTTAATATTTCTTCCTATGCATTCCTACTACATATTGTAGGGGAAATAACTGGATATATTCCAAGATATTTCATCCATATCATTGGTGATACTCATATCTATGAAAACCATATTGAAGCTGTAAATGAGCAATTGAAAAGGATACCATGTAGATTCCCAACACTAGATATAAATGATATTGAATCTATCGATCAATTGAAAGAAGAAGATTTTAAAATAATTAATTATAACTGCTCCTCGACAATTAAAGCTAAAATGATTGCATAATTAATTATAAATAAAAAAAAATATATATATATTAATTAAATAATGAGTTGTCAATGTGGGGGTGGATTACCAAAGCCAAATAATGAAGAGGTTCTAAATTATGCTCCATTGGGAGAAGCTTTTAAAGAGAATAATGGTATTAATAATTATACTAAGTTTGAAAAGTTATTAATTATTGTCATGATATTACTATGTTTCTTTTTATACAAAGAACTTAAAGTATAATTATATCTTTTTTAAGTGCACCTCTCGCTAATTTGTCTGCAATATCATTTCCATAAGAATGTTCGTCATTTGTTCCTTTATGGGATGGAACATGTATAATACTAATATTTGTAAATGTTTGATAAAGTTTATATGTTTTTTCAATAATTGTTAAATTTTTCTTATTTTTTAATAAATCATTTTTGACCCATTTTTCATACCATTCAAGAAGTATTGATAAACAATATTTTGAATCAGTATATAATTCGATTGGAATATTAATCTTATTTTTTTGAATTAATGATAAACATTCATAGATTGCCCTCATTTCAGCATAATTATTCGAATGATGTTCCATATCTAACGGTTGACTTACATCTTCTAATTTAATAGAGTTTTTTTCCGAGAAATGAATACCAATTGATGAACGGGCTTTACTGTTTCCATTATTAGGACATGCTCCATCTGTATAGACTATAAACTTATCTTTATTTATCTTAGGTGTATATCCATTGAATTCCTTCATTGAACCTTCATATAGATTATAATGATTGTTCTTGAACCATAGTTGAGAACATAGCCATTTTATATATTGTCTATCTTTTTGAAACACTTCATGAATAGATTGATTCTTATATTTACCAAATGTAAACCGTAACATTATTAATTTAATTACTTATATTTTATTTAATTTTCAAATTTATTCTTTTTTCTCATCAATTCCATCTAAGAAGTCGTTCTCTTCCGGTGATAGTTCAGGTTCCGGTTCAGGTTCAATGACATTAATAATCACTTCTACTTTAGGTTCATCTTTTTTCCTTTCAACTATTTCATCTTCTTTTACTTCTTCAACTTCTTTTACTTCTTTTACTTCTTCAACTACTTCCTCTTCTTCAACTACTTCCTCTTCTTCAACTACTTCCTCTTCTTCAACTACTTCCTCTTCTACCTTTTTAATCCCCCCCCCTTTCATTATCTCTTCTTTGATTTCAACTATTTCTTCTTCCTTTACTTCTGGGTGGATATCATGTCTAAACTTGGCTTCTTCTTTCTTTTCAATTTCTTTTACTTTCTTAATTAGATCTAATTTTGTATCATTGTCCATATCTTCATCAATAATTACATCTTCAATCCCTTCCATAAAGTCCCTTTGATTAATTTTGATGGATGGATCAAGTTTATAAATTGTGCATTTATCTAAACCATTACATATGGAAGGTTTACATACTTCATAGTTCTTAAATTTACTATTGAATTGATTAATAATACCATCATCAATAATTGGTCCAGCTTCAATTAAACGATCATACTCCGCACGTGATAATTTTAAAAAATCACTTTGAAGGACCCTTCTTGATGGATCTAATGCTAATTCAATCGCTATATTTCTTTGTAGTTTACCCCAAGAAACACCCGCAATACGATGAGCCTCCATTAATTCCGCTACTTTTAAGAAGTTTTGTAATGTAGAAATAATCCCAGCAAAGATATTCACACCTCCAACAGCTGCTGAAGCAATTGACTTACTTTCAGCTGGAACAAATGAATCCATACCAACATTTGCGGCACCAGTAAGTGTTGATAAGATGATTACAGGTATTGAAAAACAGTAATACCATTTGCGATATGATTTCTCACATCGTCCATGAAGCCAACGATAACAAGAGGCCTTTTCAGACCATTCAGCTAATAATTCTTCGCATTCATCAGTCCATACATCTTCGGGGTCTTTATTCATTTTTTTCACACCTTTATCCTTTTTTTCCATTTTTAATAATAGATATATATTTTTTAGTAAAAAAAATTTTAATATATATAATATTTATAATACTAAATATGGGAGCATGTAAATCAAAAATTAAAGGTGGTGGAGCTTCATTGTCTGTAAATTCGGCATCTATTAATCATTTAGAAGCTAAAATAAAAAAGAAACTTCAAAAACAAAGTAATGTTTCAAGTAAAAATAGTATCTCAATCCAAGATGTAACTATTCGTGAAAAGAAGACATTTTCAGAACCATATTATAATAAGACAATGACAGTTAAAAAAGGTCCATTTGGTATTGGAGGAACATATGAGAACTGTCCTGTTTTTGGATGTGCCTATGATGTTTCACAAACAAGTAGTGTTGATATTATAACATATAGCAGTAATGTAGTGGATGAGGCCGAGGATATATTCAAGGATATCTCTACAGAATTAAAACAAAAGGCAAAAGCTAAAAAAACAGGTATGAACGCAGGAGCTCAATTTGCTGTAAATCGAGCAATTGATAGTTCAAGGGATATCGCAATTGAAAATATTCGATCAAAACTTGTCAATTTAAGTGAAACAAATAATGCTAATCTACAAAAAGTAACAATTGAATATGAAACACCACCACGTTGTAAGGATCCATGTGGAATAACAGAAAATGGAACATCCGGTCCAAAAGTAGATCAATCTGTGATGGTTCATATTCAATCTGCTGATATTTTAAGTAGCACTTTAAAAATAGTTGAAGAAAAATTAGCAGAACATGGTGTTGATGTAAAACAAAGTATTTCATCAAGTAGCGATGAATGTGTAATCCAATTATTAATAAGTGGTGTATCCTGTTTCGTTTGTCTTCTGATTGTATGGAAATTATTTAAAATGTTTGAAGGTGGAGCAAAAGGTTTGGCGAAAGGGGCGACTCAAATGGCTAATCCAGAAAACTTAAAAAAGATGTCTGAAATGGTTAATCCAGAAAACTTAAAACAAATGACTGATATGATTGGTCAAGTAAAATCAGCTACTGGGAAAAGGTAAAAGATAATATTAAATATAATTAATAATATATATGGGTGATAGTGTTTTTGAAGAATTTCTTGATTTTTTTAATGCATTACTTGTAGGTAGTCCTTCAAAGGAAGACGATACAGATGATGTTCTTAACATTATTCAATCAGAATCTATTATGGAAGCAGCTTCTGCCAAATTAAGTAATACACTTAAGAAATATACACAAATATCCGAACAAAATGTATATGCTGGTAAGAAAATAAATATAGATTGTGGTAGAAGTAAATTAACTGATTGGCACCTTAAACCAATGGGGCAAAAATATACCTGGTTTGGAGATAAAATACCAAATACATCATGTATAAAATATGGGTGCTGTTATGATGTATCTCAAACAGCGAACATCAGTCTAAGCTCAATTCAAGAAACAACTACGAGTGACCATGAAGAGATGTGGAATACAGTAACTCAAGAAATGGAGGCTAAAGTAAAGATGACACTTGGGGAAAATAGCCAACCAATGATGGTATTAAACTCTGCAATTAATGAAGTAAAGAGTATTTCCCTCAAAAATATTAAAAAAGTCCTTGAGAATCTATCTATGAACGATATAGAGTCTCAACAAGTTATTAATATTACATCAATATCACCTTTAAGATGTAAGAATAGATGTTCGGAACCAGCCTCAGCTGGTTTTGTAGAACAGAGCCTGAATGTTGAGATAGCGGTGAATAATATAATTACTGATATTACTAAATCAATTAGTGAAACATATATTTCTATGTCAAGCAAAACAGAATCAACTATAACAAATGTAGATATGAATAAGATCTATATTTTTGCAGTCCTTTCATGTTTATTAATCATTACAGTATTTGTCATATCTTATATCATTACATACTTTGTTCTACGATATTTTGGAGGAGGAATGCCCCCACCTGAATTAGTAGTATACCTTCTTTCAATATTTTTAACCATTTTTATATTCTCCTTCTGGTCAATGATTGTTTGTATAATAAGATCGAATGGTAAATTAGGTGCATTATTCTGTTTCATAAGGTAATACTAATAGAAAATTACAGGATATTTTATTTTTATAATATTTATAATATTTATATAATATTATGGGTTTTGTTGAGTTCCTTCGAGATGTTGTATGTGCTCCATATAGTATACCAATTGGTTTAATAAATAATAAGAAACCATTGCGTATGTGTAGTAAAACTACCAAAAAGGAATTAAAATTACAAGATACTAGTTCTAGATCTAAATCCTATCAAGGAAGAATTGGAACACAACGTGCCGATTTTTCATCATTTACTGAATATGAAGTCCTTAATGCTGCGATTCAGAATATTTTAAGGAGGAATCAAAACATTACACAACAAACAGTGATAGCAGGACAGAAAAGTAATGTAAACTGTGATACGGTTGTTTCACTCGAAGATGATCCACGCGCGATTTATGATACAAAACTAAGAGCAATAACAGAAACGAAAATTACTGAGAATAAAGAAAAGAAGGAAGTAAAATTACCAGCTTTTGGATGTTGTCCCAATGTGAATCAAGAAATAACGATTAATGTCTCTACCTGGGAAAATATAACAGAAATGGATATTCAAGATATATATAATGAAATAGAGTTAAATATAGAGAACACTGTTATGGAACAAGGTGGAGGAACAGTTAGTGGTACAGATGCAAGCGTCCTTTCAAGAATGGGTATTAAAAATGTTTTAATCCAAAAAATTGATGAAGTAATAAGAAATACTACAAATCAAAATGTCCTTATTTCACAAGCATTAGATTATACTGACCGTTATCAACGATGTGAACACTATATGGATGAAGATGGATATTGGTGGTATAGACATAAAACATTAAATCAAAGCATCACAATTGATGTTTTGTCAAAAAATATTATTGAATCAACAAATAAATTAATTATGAATAATGAAAGTAAACTTGATTCGAAAACAACAGTTGTAATTAACCGCATTACAAATTATCGTGTAATTGTTTGTTCCCTCTTATTAAATGTTGTGATTTGTTATATCATTATAAAAATGTTTATGAATTTTCTGAACAAGGTAAATTAATATTACCTCATCATAGGATATCCACCCCCACCCCCTTTCATTGACATCATCATCATCATCATCATGAAACCACAAACTAGGGCTATAACACCGCCTATGATTAAAATATCATTATCATCCTCGTCGCTCTTACTACTGGTTCCATCTCTATTTCTATTATAGGGGTTTCCATATCCTCCACCATATCCTCCACCATATCCACCACTACCATCATATCCACCATATCCTCCACCATATCCTCCACCATATCCTCCACCACCGCCACCGCCGCCGCCGCCGCCACCGCCGCCGCCACCGCCGCCGCCTGATTCATCACCTGCACCTGTCGCGGCTGGGTCGAGAGGAGCACCCTCCATGATTTCTCCAAAAACACATGCTTGCGAGTTACCAGGGTTACGGTTAAATGCTCCAAAAGGATTGGGCTCACTACCACCTATGATTGTTTTCTCAATGGTATTACTACAAACTTGAATATTTGGACATTCTGTCGGAACCAAGTCTTTGTCCACAGCCCCCCCATAGAAACCCGAACGAGCACAATCCATATAAAAACATTCCGGGACTGTTAAATCAAGTAAAGCCGTTTGAATCGCTGGATCAGATGATCCCCCCCCACCTTCATCTTCTGGGGTTCTTCTATACCATTTATAATAATCACTTGGATAATGACATTTACATAAATTACCCATATCATCATCGAAAGGTGTATGGATATATGACCCATCATCTTTTTTTTCAACAGCTGCTTTACAAACTTCCATTAATAAATCTTTGGAATCAGGACTTTTTAATAACCAATCACCACATAATTCACTATTATAGAGTCTAGTTACATAATCTCGTTTACTTTTACTTTTTTTAAGTGTATCACTTAATGTCTCGTCTTCCTCATCTTTACTGGGGAATCTACAAATAGTTTCTGCATAAAGATTGAATTGAGTTGGGGCAACTTTGGCCCAATTACGACAATTCTCCTTCAATTCTATACTTTCGTTATTATCCTCTACATCCGGATCCCATAAAGTAGAACTCGGACAAATTTTTCTAAACACATCGTGACATGTATCACTCAATTGGTAACATTTTGTTGCGTCAATCGGTGACTCACAACCTACGTTTGTTCCACCAGTTGACAGAGAAAAATCTACTGTATCTATCGCTGAACGACAATAATCAACAGGACACCCCCTTACAGAAGCTTTATCAGGGTCTCCTTTATCCCCCATACAACATTTCATAACTTCTACAGTATCATAAAAATCTCTATTCTTTGCACAGAAACGAATAGTATCATCAAGATCGCTACCTCCAGCACCACGATCACCACAACCTGGAGCCCCATTCGAGCTCACCCCATCACCCTGACAAATAAAATCGCGTGAATGTGTTGATGGACATGGATGGGTATCATCAGGATCTACTGCCGTATCAGTTCCTAAATTATCATCGATTACATCCACATCTGTTGGATATGCAGGTGTAACATTATCATTTGCTCTTTTCCACTCACCCCACCATCTACCATATGCATGATCACGATTTCCGGAGTCACTAAAACCATCCTCGTCCCATTTCCCTGTTCTAGGGTCGTATGTTCCATCTCCGTCAAAATCACCACCTGGGCTTTGCGCGGTATCCGATGTTACCATATTCCAACATGTATCCCAATTTTCCCCATCATCTCCAGTTTTACCCTGGTCTTCATCTGCCTTACCATGACAATTATCCCATATTTGATTCCATATTTCTGGAGATATATATTTACATGGAGAACCATCGTTATCATCATATCCACACACTAAATAATCCCCTTGTTCTTTACTCCCATCAGTATGTACAACCCAATCCTGCTTATTTTTCCACGCATTACAAGAACCTTCGTTACCGGATATGATTGTTTTATCTATTATCCAATTATCAACATTAAAATCCATTGTAATATATTATATTATATTATATTATATATTATTTTATTTTTTAATAGAAAGGAATCTCATTACCTTACTTATTTTTTGACCATTGTAAATGAATCTTCCACATTCCATTTCATTAATTTCATTGACAGGTATTGAAAGGCGGTTTGCGAGTTGTTTTTGTGTCATATTTTTTGAAAGTCTCGCTTGTTGTATCTTTTTTGATAATTCGGGATTAATTTTTTGATGTTTTAAATTACCTTCTTCAATCTTTTTTTCCAACTTTGTATTTCTTAAATTATCAGATGTAGGTTTCTTTCTTTGTTTCTGATCCGTTAACTTATCTTTTTGATTCACTTGACTACCATTCTTACAATGGATGATGTATGTTTCCCAATTCTGATGATCCATTTATTAAAGAATGCTATTTAAATATTTAAATATTTAATGAATTTAATAAACTATACATTTCAAAGATGTTAAATGAAATAATATTTCTAACTAGCAATTTCTACGTATTAAATATGATTGAATATTTTATTCATAAATTATCCCATAACCACAAATACGGTGGGATTCTTTATAGATTGCATCATCAACACCATACGGTTGATTACCCCCCTCATCGTTTAACTGTGAAAGAATATACAGAAGATAGCCCCGATACTAGAGGACCAAATATAGTAATGGGGACAACCTATTATTTCATTGTTTATCAATTCTTACCGTTATATTATTACCTATTGTTTGCTTTTCAAACATCTCTTTTTTTCTATTGTTCAGACATGTTACATACCTATTATCACCTTGAAGATTCCCCTTTTGAAAAATATGAATGGTTTCGAGAAAAAAAAAGACTTCACCATAAACACCATAGAAATACATGTAAAAATCTAGGGATAGTATTTAATTATGCAGATATGTATTATGGCACATTTAATAAATAATTAAATTTGATTTTATATAAAGATTATATTCAATAGTTAACTATAATGGATCCGAAACATATTACAAAAACCAGTTTCTGTAATAAAGAAATAGATAATGTTACCGATAACTCAATGAAAAAATATATTCTCGACAATCTAAGTATTAAAACAAATATTAAATTTAGCTATAGATATGCAAAAATCTATAATGAACAATTTAAAAAGAATCTCAATAATCCTCATCTTATTTGTTTAAAGAGTTCAGGGACTCCTTATCTCCTCTTCTGTACACAAATTAATGATATTAACTATTGTTTCTTAATTGATAAAAAAATTAAAGATGGTTATGAATATCCTAAAATATTCATTGTCCATTATCGCTTTGACCCTGAACTATTTCAAGGGACACTTTTTGAGACAGAACTAATACGTGATAAGAATCAAGAATGGTGTTTGTTAATCGGAGATATTTATACAAAATCAGGTATTTCAATGAAAAATACACAAATTCATGATAGAATGAACCATTGCATTGATATTATGGAAAACAACTATATTGATGATTCCTTCTGTGATATTTGTCCTATAGTAATAAAAAAATACTTTGATTATAATGAGATTAAGGATATCTTTTCTGATTTTATACCCCAACTACCGTATCGGACACGTGGATTTTACTTCGTCCCTCTAAAAACAAGTTATTCAAAGATCCTTTATCTTTTCAAGGATAGTGACTATAAAAAAGCAAATACAACAAATAAAAAATTTATCTCTTTCCGAATTATTCAAACCGTGAAACCAGATGTTTATGAACTGTATTTATACAATGAACAAAAAACTAATATTCAAAAACATTCTTACGCATCTATTCCAGATATACAAACATCCAAATGGGTGAAAGAATTAATTGATACAAAAGATGAATGTATTGTTGAATGTAAGTATAATACATTATTTAAGAAATGGGTCCCAATGAAAGAAGGAAGAAGCATCGATACAATTCTAGATATTAAAGAATGATTATGGGATCTGATAATCCATATTATCCTCCCCTAGAATACTATCATCGGTATTTGTTAGATATTCTTCTTCGCTTGAAGATGTTGAATCAACTGATTGACGTGATTTTTTACTCACTAATTGATGAAAATATATTGGGATAGCTAGAATATCATTATACTTTTCCAAATAGTTTACTGAAGGGTCAAGGTGTACCAAAGGCATATAACTTTTATTTATGAAGTATAAATTCCTAAGATAATTATAGTATTTCTTTTCAATTTCCATAGATCGACATAACCACGAATCAAGGAGGATTGAAAATGAACGGAAATATTCTTTTCCATTCACAATATTTGAAGGAGATCCATGATCCATTGCTTTCTCGAAAATGGACATTCTTCCTTTTTGAAGCCAAAATCTATTCGTGATGTAATTCATTAGGAAATTAATTACTTTATCCTTTGGATAATTATATAGATTCATTAGTTCTTCACAGAATTTGATGATTGTATTCTTTTTTTCATCAAATTCATAATATCCTATCATTGGAGAAGTATAACCACCTTGGGGTGTATCTGGTCCAGGGATCCGAGATGGATTCGAAATGATAGTATTTATTTTGAGGATTACTTTATCAATTGTAGGTTCAACCGAATCATAGGCATTATCTCTCAAGGAATTAATATTTTGAAAGATCTTATTTGGAAAATCATGATAAGTATCATCTTCTTCGAGTTTCTTAAGATAGAATTCATTCTGTAGGTTTGAATATCCACCAAAGAGACGTTTCAGGACTGTTTTGATTGTCATTTCACAGACATCAAACGCTGTTTCTGTCTTAATACCAAATGAATCGGTCCATCTTTTTTTCTTACTTGCATCAATATTAATCTTAATCGGATTCAAAAGAGCATAAGTATCAATTGTAGTATTCAATTCATTAATTATATCCTTGTATTCTTCAAGTCGTTGAATTGATCCTTCACTCTCATTTGAAAGATCTGAAATTTGATTAATCCATCGGGAAATGTGTTGATTAATTAAATCAGTTACAACTGAAGAATTGGTAGTTTTATACAATTTGTCAATGACCCATACCTTTGAACAATATGAATTGTAAATATGGATCAACTTCTTTAATTCTTCCTTATCCGTTGAAATATTCTTATTAATTAGTTCCTCATTTTTTAGCTCCTGTTTAATACGATTAATCAAAATTGTAGATTGTTTCTCCTTTGAAAGGTATTTTTTAAGAATTGAAGTAAATTCGTTGTATCCAGTGATCTCAAGGGTTTCACTAATATCTACCTTTGAAAAATGTTCTGATATCATATCCCTACGTTGTTCATCATCCATGCGATTCCAGTTCCTTCGTCCTACTTCATTGACACCAAATTTCTGAAGGAGTTTCATATCCATTGTAACATTTGGATCATTATGCAACATACGATAAACGAATGTATCTGCGGCAGAAATTGGAGAAAAATCGCAAGTAATAAACTTATTCTTTTTCATCAAAACAGTTTCACCTGTTACTTCTTCTATCTTTTCATAAGTTGTTTTGATAATATTATCATAATTTTCTTTATCTTCAGGATCCATTTCAAAACAACCATATTCATCTTGTTCCATATCATCACACTTATTTACAAGTGTAAGGAGAAATACATCGCGGTCATTATTTACCTTTTCATTCTTAATATTCTTAATAATCATTTTAAGAATATCAGTTTGATCTGATGTATTAAATGGTGAATTAATATCAATAATATGAATAATAATATCAAGTTCAGAAAAATTATCTTCGATCCATTTATAATAGATATCTTTTGTTTCGGCATCATTTAGACCTGGAATATCAATGATATCCAGATATACATTTTGTGGAAGATCTGTAAAATTGTTAATCCTAGGAATTATATTTTCAACAACTTTACAATTCTCATTTGTTAACTTAACCTCACCACTAAAGATTTTTTGATTGTTTCCCTTATTCTTATCAAGAATCTTCTTTTTTTCTTCCTTGTTATTGTAGATTGTTTTATTCGTTTCTCTGTAGATAGACGGTAGCATTGTAGTCCTACATTTTTTCATTTCTTCATACTGATTCACACAGATAGCATTGAGTAATGTAGATTTACCACAGCTTACACAACCAACCAATCCAATCCTTATACTGTTTCTTTTATCCATCGTATTCACGGTATGATAGGTTTTGTTACTCATGTTTTTTTAGTCTAGTTTAAAGTTATATTAAACCCTAAACTTCAAATTTTAGATTAAAGAATGTATCAAAAGAACAAGTTCTGATACAATTCTAGATATTAAAGAATAAATGACTTTATTATATAATATGACTACTAAGTTATCAAAAGATGGTTATAAAATCATAAAAAAAGATTATGATACAAAAATAATAAAGGAGATCAAAGATGAACTTACAGTAAAACCATTCAATAATTTTAATAAAGCTCAAATGAATAGTGATGTAGGGCGTTTTGCTGTCTATCTTGAAAGTCCTAAAAAACTATATTTACCAAGGTTTTATGGAGTTAAAAAGTTCGGCAAACCTACAATGGACTTACTTGAAGAAGGTGATACTATTGATCTACCATTTAATGGTGATTTAAGGGAAGAACAAAAACCAATTGAAGAAGTTTATTTAAACAATGCATATAAAAATGGTGGAGGTATCATATCTATTCGATGTGGTGGTGGTAAAACTGTATTAGCACTACATATTATTAGTGTTTTAAAGAAGAAGACCATTGTAGTCGTCCACAAAGATTTTTTAATGACTCAATGGAGAGATAGAATTTTAGAATTCCTCCCTTCAGCCCGGATTGGGAAAATACAACAGGATACAATTGATATTGAAGATAAAGATATTGTTCTAGCGATGGTTCAAAGTTTATCAATGAAGGAATATGATGAAGGTGTCTTTGATTCATTTGGTTTAGCGGTTTTTGATGAGTGCCATCATCTAGGCGCAGAAGTATTCTCTAAATCAATGAGGAAAGTAGCATCAAAATATATGCTTGGTTTATCAGCAACACCCAAACGGAAAGATGGACTATCAAAGGTATTTGAATGGTATATGGGTGAAATAGTTTATTTACAGAAAAAGAAAAATGAAGATTATGCTGAAGTTCAACTCATTGAATGTAAGTTTCAAGATGAAAAATATAATAAAGTTGAACTAAACTTTCGTAAAGAACCATGTATGCCAAAAATGATTAATAATATTTGTAATTATTACCCCCGAACACAATTAATCGTTGAAACTGTTAAAAAATACTATGATGAAAAAAGAAGTATTCTTATCTTAAGTGATAGAAGAGATCACCTTAATCTGTTAGCGGTTATGATTCAAGATTTTTCACCGACAGGGTTTTATGTGGGTGGTATGAAGCCCGATGAATTAAGGGATTCACAAGAAAAAGATATTATTTTAGCTACGTTTTCAATGGCGAGTGAAGGTATGGATATTCCAAAACTAAATACCGTTTTTTTAGCTTCACCTAAATCGGATGTAGAACAGTCTGTTGGACGGATTTTTAGGCAAAAAGCATGTGATAGATCATTTCATCCATTAATCGTTGATATTCAAGATAAATATTCTATGTTTGAAAAGCAATGTGAAAAGAGAATATCCTTATATCATAAGTCTAATTATACACTTTTTAAGGATGGAGAAGAGATAAAGAAAAGAAAGAGAAAAAAGAAGGAGAAAATTGTTGACTTTGCATTAATTGATAGTGATTAATATTCCTATTTTTTTTATTCTTATAATATAAATGGACTTTTCAAGGAACGTCTCGGGCATTGTTGATGAACTTGACCTTGAAAAAGCATATGATAAATCAATTATTAAATTTAGATTTTTAAATGAAATATGTTTTTATGAAGGTAAAAGAGACCATACTAAAAAATATTATAACGCTTTTCGATTTATAGTAACAACTGGTAGTATTCTTCTACCCGCAATTTTATCAATGGGACAAATGGACCCTGCAAAATTGCCTGCTAATTTTGATATGATTAGTTATTGGGCATCATGGACTATCTCATTAATGGTTACTGCGAGTAATGGATTCTTACAACTTTTCTCACTCGATAAAAACTATTTTAGTTATTCAATGGTTGTTGAACAACTAAAAACAGAGGGTTGGCAATTCTTTGGTCTTTCAGGTAAATATGAAGATTATGAATCCCATCAAGAAGCTTACAAAGTATTCTCAAAATCAATAGAATCTATCAAGAGAAAACAAGTTGAACAAGAATTTTCGAATGGAAAAGGTGATAGTAAAAAGAAAAAATTTGACTTTCATGGTGAAATGAAAAAATTCTCTCAAGAACAAAAATCAATTCAAAATGTTCCAACCCCAGTTGAAACCCTACAGAAAGTTGTCCCTCAACCAGAAAGTATTCAAATGAAGGTTATTGAAGAAGCCATTGCTGATAAACCAGAAAAAGGTGGACAAAAAGATGATAAAAAAGATGATCAAAAAGACGATCAAAAAGGAGATGTATAAAAATATATAAAGAATAATTTTATTGAATATATATAATGTCTTCCTATGAGGTAATCAAGGAATTCCAGCAATCCGAAGAGTTTAGAACAAAATATAACGATTATCTTAAAGGGAAAGACAAAAAACTATTAGATTTCCTTGATAATATTGATCTAAATAAAAAATATTATCGAATGAATATAAACAAGAATAAAAGATATAAAAAAGAAACAACCGAAGATACATCTTCTATTAAAGAAATTAATAGTATGATTAATAAGATAACAAATACAAATTATAATGTCTTAAAAGATATGATCATTAAAAGAATTAATGCTGAACATATTATCCCTTATATTATTCAAAAATTAACAGAAAGTTCATTTATTCATCATATATATATTCCTTATTATGTTGGTATTCTTAAAGAAATAAATTCAAATAAGAAAACACAAATATTATTACGGTTATGTAATAAACACTATACTGAATTTTTCCATACAAATAATACTGTAGTAGATGATAGTTTATATGAAAAATTATGTTCAAAAAATAAGAATATTGATAATATCATTGGATTTTCACTATTCATAAGTTACCTTGAAAAAGAAGAAATAATCCATAATTTTATAGAAAAAGTCCTTGATTCATATATGAATAATTTATCTTCAAATAATGATATTGAATTATTTAAATTACTTGTATCATTTGAGAGTATTTCAAAAATCCACTATCAAATAATTCCTCAAAGATACACAACTATTCTTAATAATATAAAGAAAGATACGGGATCTTCGAAAATAAGGTTTAAAATAATGGATATTTTGGGAGAATAAGATTAAAAATTAAAATAATAATAAGTTTAATATAATAATAAATATGACATCTTCATGGATAAGTAATTTTGCTGGTGTAAACCATACGTATGTAACTACAGATAATACAAATATCGATGATATTTTTAAAAAAAAAGAAGAAGATGTGAATGTTATTAAAATGATAAAACTCAAAGAATTATTAATTGATGTTATACAGAGTAAGGAAGAAATAGATTTTAATGAAACTATAGAGAGTGATGGTGAGGACAGTGACAGTGGTAGTGATGATTCAAAAGAAGATATCCATAAGTTTATGAAAACAGTTGATATTTTCATTCAAGACTTCCTTCAACAACAAAAAGGATTAGATCAAATAAATAATAGTTTTCAATTAGAATTAAAAACACTTCAACAAAATATTTCAACAATTGAGAATATGATCTCTTTTCTACAAAAATTACCCGATAACCATAAAGAAGAACAATTAATGGAGAATATAATTGATAATATGAATCAATTAAGTAGTAAAATATTAAAGAATGAAAAAATTAAAGAATTAAAAAAGGAATACTTGAAAAAAAGGAAAATTATTGAGAAATATATTTATTTGATTAAGAAATTGAATAACTTTAATCACTGTAATGTATGTCCTTTATGCTTTACAAATACAGTCGACCATTTCTTAGACCCGTGCGGACATACTTTTTGCAAAAGTTGTATTCAAGATCACCTTCGTAAAAATGGAGAATTAGATTTGTATCAGGTCGGAAGAAATGATAATTCTCAATGCTGTTATTGTAGAGAAAGGATAAAAACAGTGAGACAACTCTACTTTTTATAAATGTAGTTAGAAAAAGATACAAAAAGATAAGGAGTAATATATTTATCCGAATCGAGGGCGTGATACTTCAGGTAAAAATTCATGATGAAGTGGTTTATTAGTAGTCCTTTGTAGAGTATCCGGAGACATAGGGTTAGCACCCGGAACATAATCATAACCTAATGTAGGGCCAGTGAAGCCGTATCTACCCGAAGGAGGTGGGCTATCATCATCGGGTGGCCTGAAATCATTTAAACTGACCCTGTTCCCGAGTTGTGGATTATCTAAAAGAGCACCAAGTTCACTTTCATCAAGGCCAAATAATAATCTTGGTTCAATACCCATCATTTCTAATTTCTTTTTCTTTGAAGAAGATTTTGGTTTCGATTTACTCTTTGGTTTTGATTTACTCTTTGGTTTTGATTTACTCTTCGGTTTTGATCTACTCTTCGGTTTTGATTTACTCTTCGGTTTTGATTTACTCTTCGGTTTTGATCTACTCTTCGGTTTTGATCTACTCTTCGGTTTTGATTTACTCTTCGGTTTTGATTTACTCTTTTTCTTTTTCCCTTTTGGAGCTAAATGGAGTGGTAATCCAGGATTAATTCTTTCACCCTTTATCTTTAATAACAGTTTCCTTGTTTTTTCAAGTTCTTTCTGAATATCCTTTTTTGTATCTTTCTTCTTTTGAGGCATATATTATTAGGTAATATTATATTTGTTCTAATAATTGTTTCATAAACTCTCTTTTCTTACTAATGGATTTTTTATTCCTTACAAAAATATAATATTCATTTGGATTAATTGTTACAGTCTTCATTGAAGTTATTTTTAATCCTATCTTTCCATTTTCAATGAATAAAATCGTTCCACCATGTTCAATTTCAAACGTATCCCTACGAACACATTGAATTCTATCTTGAACATATAGACTTTTCTCCTCAAGGTCCAATCGGAAAACTTTCTTCTTAACTTCATATGGTAAATAGTATAATAGTGTATCCTTCTTATCAGGTGACCATTCTAAAATGCTTTTTAAAGGTTCAATATTCATAGTATAGATACATATTATTTATTTAAATAAAATTTGATAATTTAAATAAAGTAATTAGATAGAAAAGATTAATGACATTATTTCAATATGCAATGACACTACTCCATATGAATGATAAACTATTCCAAGATATATTCCCTTTCACATTTAAGAAACCATTGATCCTAAATAAGGATAAAGGAAGTAAAGTAAAAAAAAAATGCGAAACAAATGAAAGTTTTATGAAGTTTTCTTGGTCTTGGACATTATAATATAAAATTTGAATAGTTTTATTACTTTTGTTGTTAAAGTAAAAAAGTAAAAAAGCAAAAAAGAAAAAAAGAAACAGAGGTCATTCTCAATGGATAATGAAACGACCCCTTCTCTCAAGAAGGGTGGAAGGAGCAGACTAGAGACTATTGAAGAGAGAATCGCAAGAGAAGAGAAACGGTTTGAACGCAATATGAAATGTTTAATGGGTTGTTGTCTTTCAATCCTTGTCATATGTATTGTTCTCTTGGTAAAGTACTTTAACGACTGTAGTGAAGAAAGAGAAGGAATTGATGATAGAGCTACTACCGTTTCTGAAAAACTAATGGATTATACTTTAGAGCCAAACAAGCGGGTGAATTGTACAAACCAGGACCCATGTACTGATTGGAATTGTGGTTATGTCAGGGAACATTTCCATAGAATACATGACGAATGTGAATATAATGATTGGTCCGATTGGATCTGGTGGATTGGTATTGCTCTCTTTATATGGGGTGGGTGTCTAGCTATGTGTGGAGCGAAGGAGAAAGAAGGGGGTTGATAAAGGACATTCTTTATTATTTACTATTTATTTATTTAAAGAATGACTGAACCATCCTTCCAACCCCCAGGATTGCTTGCATCGAGCATCCGAGATTCGGAATTTCCAGGTGGTAAGCTATTAATAATCTTTATTGTAGATTTCCGTGATGGTATTTTTATCTCAGAACTTGCTTCCAGTGCCTGAAGGAGTCGCGATCTTCCTATTCCATCCTCCACTACATTATCGTTAAAAATACCAACGACCTCATTATTTTGAAAGACAAACCGTAATGTATCCTGTAGTTTTTTTATGAGTCTAATATCTTCTAAGATCTCTTGAGGGAGGTGTCTTTTTTTTCGGAGAAGATAAAAAATATAATCTTCTAATTCATTTGGAAATTCACAACCCTCTGTTTTTTGACGACAGACTTGGTTGATAAGAGACATTCTTTATTATTTACCATCTATTTATTTATTTAAATATCTAAATTCACCATGACCGACCGATATCTTATTCTTCCTCCATTCCCTGGATGCTTCATCAAAGTCAATGATATCATTACCTACAATTCTTCCCGATCGTAAAAACATTTTCTTACTACTTTATTGACTTATAAACTACGTTTAAATCAAATTTGAAAGTAGTTATTGAAAGACAATAACAAATAACAATATCATGGCTACACTCACATTCACTGATAAGCAAATCCGTAAGATGGAAAAGAAGGCTCGTCACAATGATGAGAAATTCCGTAATACACAGGATAAACAATATCTTTGTAAAGCAGATGAACTTAGGAAAAAGGTAAAGAAACTTTCTGAAAATCAAAAAGCTGACATGGAAAGGATGAAGAGGAAGGTGAAAGCATCAAAGAAAACAGATGATCAGCTCATGAATGAAGCGATGAGACAAAACCGTCGTGAAAGAAATGAAGCTGAAAAGAAAATGAAAGAAAAGGATAAGAAAGAGAAAGAACTCCTTGATAGAAGGAACCAAGTGATGCTTATCATGAAGGGGAAGCAAGAAGAAAAGAAGAAGCAAGAAGAAGAAGAAGATAATTATAGGAAAGAACTGGAACAAATGAAGGGTGAATTTATTAAAGAATACCTTGAAAAGAATGAAGGACATACTTATTCACAAGCTCATAAAGAATTTAACAGAAATCTTTATAAAGGAGAAGAGTGGAAGAAGGAACTGATGGAACTGATCGTAGAAAACAGTAAGAAAGAAAGGGTTAATTGCGAAGAAATTGTTATTAATAAATCTCCACGACTTTAATCATTGAATCATTTCATATTCTTATCATTCAATATTTTTTATTACTTAAATAAATAAGGATTAATTCATTAATAATGTATACAAAAGAAGATTATCTTGCGGAGAAGAATGCGATGTCCAAACAAGAAAGGATGATTCAAGAAAGGTTCGAACAATTAATTAATGTTTTAATCATGTTTAAGCAAGAACATAAGGATAAAGATGTTTTTTTATCTGAAAAAAGTATTAATGAATCTCTTAAATGGTTTCACGGGAATGTCTCTACATTGATGGATTCAATGCAAAAATAGTTTAAAATAATAATTCTAATAGTATATAAGAATGTCTCAAGATATAAAACACATTAAACAACAATTAAAAACATGTGAAGAAGTTGATTCGCCATACGATATTAAAATAGGAGACCATGTAAAATACATAACATTAAAAGATGATTCTGAATTTTTTTATGAAGGTGGAACTTATCTAAGGATGGGTGATAACAAAATAGTTTTAAAGGATGGGAATAAATATATCTATGTTCCTCTTGTGTTTAAAAAGGACAATGGATATATCCTCTATCGAACACGTCTGTTTGTTAAAAATGAAGAAGAGAAGGAATGTTCGGGAAAGAAAAAAGAAGAATATGAAAAAATAATTCATAATCAACAGCAGATTATTGAAAAGATGAACCTCCAAATGAAAAAACAAGCTCTATTAATTCAAGAATTGAGAAAAAAGGATAAATCATAATTGATAAAAAGATAAAGCAACTGATAATGGGAATTGTATACCCATAACATGCAATAATGAATTACTATTATATCTTATTTTATTCAGGATAAAGGTAAAAACCGATATAGTAAATACTATTGCTGTAAAGGTTTGATGTTCTGATGTATAGATGACAAATAAACCCATAATCACATTACATACTACATCATAAACCATTATTTTTTTTTGATACGATAAATCTGTATATTTGGATCCATGACATAATAAACCATTACAGATTACAATCATTGATATCAACCCTTTAAAGTTATAATCTAATAATGGGATTAAAAAAAGTAGTCCTATAGAGGATAACATATTTATCTAAATTTTATATTTATACCTTAAAATGTCCGTAATCTCGTAGGTTTATTCATAAGGAGTTCCACCAAACCATCCAACTAAACTCTTTCTTTCGCCATCCGTTATATGTTTAACACGGTGTAGAGTCCAAGAAGGGAAAAATAATATTTCACCCTTTTTTAAATTATAATTCAATAGTTTACCATTGTTAACCTGAAATACTCCACCTTCAAAATCTCCAGGTTCACTTAATAATATACTACAACTTAATTTTCTATATCTAGCACCACCCGGACCATTATCCGTATGGAATCCATACTTACCACCCTCTAAGTATCGTCCATATTGTAATTGATCAACTAATCCATATAGTTTAAAATTGTAATTTTTTTCATTAATCTCCTTTGCTTTCATAAAAATTCTCTGATAAAACCACATAGTTTCTTCATTAAAGGGAATAAATTTTATATCACTAATACGTGTTTCCTTATTTAAGCTGGTAAGTTTCCCGCTACCACCAATTTGTGCTTCTTTCCAAGGTAATTTTTTGATGCTTTCCTCAATAATGTTGATTTCATCATCGTTAAATATAATTCCACCCCTCGTTGGTATTGTTTGGTCTTCAACATTTTCTAAATCAAAATTATTATAGTAAATATCACACGCCATACTTTAATATACAATTCTATAATATATTTATGTATCTAACGTTTATATTTATCCCTTAAAAGCTCTACAATTTCATACAATACCTGACAATCAATGCGATTATAATCAATTATTTCTTTAATACCTAAATGCCTTTTTAAGGGTATATTCTTCGTATGCGCTCTACATATATCTTTAAATTGGAGCATTGAATCCAAACCATTATCATTTTCTTCCCACGTTGTTTGAATAAGATTGTTTTTGTATAGTGCTTTTCCAATAGATTTCAATCCAAATTTAAAAACACCTTGAACGATTATAGGCTCCATACGAAAATAATCTAAAACATTGATTAATTTATATTCAGGGAATTTGATTGTTGGATATTTTTCATGGATATACCGAAAATAATTGTATTCTGCATGTCCCCAATGATAAATATTAATCCCTTTAATCCCATTACTCATCTTCCATAAATAATCTGCAAATCGTTGAACTATGTTTTGTTCTTCTTCTTTTGTAAATTTTTGAATTGTAAACTCATAAAAATTATCTTGATGAATAAACCCTAAAATACCTAAAACTGGTTCTTCCAATGGAATACTATCATTGAAAAGATTTTGTTTTTCATCAAAGGATAAGAAACTTTCAACATCAAAGTAAATGTCAAATGTAGTCCTTTCTAAGATTCCACTTAAACCAGCTGATATATTCTTCCGAGGATGAATTAAAACATCTTTCTGTTGATTCATATGAATCATTCTTTCTTGAATATCTTTCTTTTTTGTTTCCTTGAGTTCTTTTAATAACTTAGGATCATCCCAACATTTAATCCCTTGTTCTACCAACCTACACCTTTCATCATAGGATATATTCCAAACAAGTGTTATTTCCTTTATTTTATCTGCTAATTTAATCTTTTCATTTTCCCACCCACTTTCTTTGTAGTTCATATTTGGATATAATTCAAGATGTGAAGGTTCCGGTAAAATGTTCATCGTTTGATAGTTATTTTTTAAGGATTGAATCCATTGAACAGCATTTAGATAGGTATTCTTAATATTTTCATCAAACGACACTTTACATATAAATTCTTTCTTAGGTAATAATGTTTTTTTATAATAATAATCTTTCCCCATTAAAAAACAATGGCACTTTTCCCCACTTAATTCAAAAAACTTCTCTTGGAATGCATAAAGACTACATTTTTTATAAGGGATTAATCCATCATTATTTACATCTTTTAAATCCATTTTAAAATGTAAAGAAGCATATGTTAAATTAATTAATAGATAATCATTCTTACGACATAATAAATGAAAAGGTAGGTTTGTTATGGTTGAAAACAATTTGCGAAATAAAGAATATTTAATAATTATATCACATGTAACATATAGATTGTCCTTATTCAGTAATTTCCCTTGTAAGATTAAAGGAAAGTCAGATTGTATTAGTTCTTTTGTCCTTTCTTCAGATGTTATTAATGGGATATTTAATTTGGATAAACCTTTAATTTCCCTAAATACTTTTTCTTTGTAGGCTTCTGATTCCTTAATGATATATTCTTTATAGTAAGAATTATTATCCTTTTGATAAAGGCTATGATCTTTATTAATCTCAAACCAATCACACAAAGGGTCTTTTAAAATATAATTCTTCAAAATACTGAAATGATTATATTTTAGGAAATAATCTGTCATCGTCCATATATTTAGAACTTTATAAAAAAAAAATTATTCTCCTATTTTAATCCATTTTTTATGGACAGGATTTTTATCATATAGATCGCGAATTGTAGTATAGTAATTTAATTCATCTTCATAATCAACCAATATGTTTGATAATATATATTCTTCATTATAGAGGGTTTTATGGAAAGATATTATTGGAACAGTTTCAATATCCATAATATCAAGGTTTGTTGAATAAAAATAAATATTATTCTTTTTTTGTTTATTTCCTTCTTGAGAAATAATTATTATCCCAATACGATGATCCTTTTCGTTTAATGAACGTATAATTAGTTCAAAATCAGGTGGTTGAAGATGATAAGTATTTCCTTTAATTTTCTCTATAATTTCAGATATATTTTTATATTTTCCCATATATTTCTTTAAGAAGTCAGGGCGATTATTTAATTCTAAACCTTCAATTAAAAGATCTTTCATCGCCTCTACATTATAATCAATACCCGATTCATTCAATGCCTTTACTAAAGAAATAAAATCATTGTTATCCTTATTCAGGTGGAATACGACACTTGACCCCATTCCAAATAATTTTTGGATATAATAGGGGATCGTATCAAGTTTTTTCATAAATGATGGTTTTGATTTCTTAATATTTACCTCGTTACCATCATGTAGTATATACTTACTCTTTCTTGTAAAAACATCATTTAGAATATCATTCTTATAATCTGAAAATGTATAGAATATCTCATCAATACCGATTGTTTTCGATAGTTCATTCAAATTAATTGTTTCTTCGATGATTTTCTCTCTATTATTAACCCCATGTATGGTTATCTTTTCAATAAATTTCCATTTAATCTTTTCAATTAATAATTTTCCATAATTATCCTTTTCTTTTATGTAAAGTTTACAAGTTCCATTCTTATTAGTACATGGATAATTACATAATTCATTCTTCTCATTACATAATGTAATATAACGATCTAATTCGTATGTTTGATAATCTTTTTCACTCAATATATGGAATAAAGGGTTGATATGGTTATTAATGGTCTCATAAATTTTAAATTTTTTATGTGGAACTATCATAATTGGATCATTTAAAACGAATGATATCTTATCAATCAACCTTACTTCCATGATAACTTCTGATAAATTAGGATATTTATCGATTTTGATTCGAGATTCTTTAATTTCTTTAACAGTTCCATCAATTGAATAATTACTTTCAAATTGGCTATAGATATGATCTAATTTGTCTAACTTATAAATAAAATTTAGTTTGTTACCATTTATATTCTTATCCTTATATGTAAAATGAAGTCTTTCACCCTCTTTATAAATAGATGCATCTTTTATAAAACCTGTTACAAGTATATAATCCTCTTCTACTTTAGAGAGGATATGTTGAATCGCTAATTTGGTAATATATTCTTCATAATTATATTTTTTAATAAATAATTCCCTTTTATCATCATCATTCTTGATACGGTATAGACTATTTTCTATCTGTAAAATATCGCAACCCTTATCACGTGGTATTGAAGAATTAATTTCTTCTTCAATAATCGGCAAATAGGTATTATTTGATAACATAATTGTTGTAACGTTTCCTTCTTCGGACTCCAATAAAGATGTAATTGTGAAATATTCCTTGAAAGCACTTAAATAATCGATTGCTTTTTTATATTGAGGTAATAAAGATCGACAGAACTTATTATCAAGAAAACATATATTTCGACATAAGACAGAAGGGTATTCTTTGCCTTCAGTTGATAGTATTGATACTTTCTCCCTCCCTTTTTTACCAAAGGGGAGACTATTTATTTTACCTTTTATCCTTCGTTTTGGTGGTCCAATGCGGACGTCCATTCCAACTTGAATAGAATTGATTTCCAAGAAACTATAGATATGATTATAATTCTTATATGCTGGAATTGGTTCAGGGATAATTGGAATTACTTTCTCCTTCTTTGTAATTAAGTAACTTACATTTGAATAACTATCAATCATTAGTGTAGTTAACTTATCATCCATACTTTCAATAACCTTTTCATATTCGTCTATTTTTGATTTCTTTGTATTCTTTTTCACTTTTTGATGTATATCTTCAAGAATAATTTCATAATGTGAATTATTAATTAAATCGGGTGTGAATTGATAGATCTCTTTGATTTCCTTATCACTATCATCATAGTATCTATAAAGCATTGGTTCATAGTAATTCCCTCTTTGATAGATAAATCCAAACTTATTTGAGTGAGTATAGTCTGATATTTTTATTTTTATTTCATCATTCTTATTTTCAAAGATAACAATATTTATTTCATTTAAATGAAGAAGGATAGGTAGTATATATTTATCATTTCTATTTTCATCACTCCTTAAGAAATCTATATAATTCTTTAACGATAGCAATAATTGATACAGATAACTTGTTTCATTTGATTTAATGGTTTCAATACCATTTCTAATCTCTTCCCTTAATTGATGGATTGTTCGAGAGGAAAAGTGATTTTCAGTATTTTTAAGATCCAATACATCAATTATAAATTGATTATCTTCCTCAGTTATATTTTGATATCCTTTACGGAACTTCTGATGAATAATAGGACATTTTTGAAATCTGTCTAGATTATTTTTTAATTTATCTTCGATAATATCTAAAAAACCTTCTTCAGTGATAATATCTTGACTAACTACCTTAAAATAAGATTGAAGGAATGGTGAATGAGGAAAAATATAATCATTATCATTTTGTTGAACACCAATTCTTAAAAATCCTTCACCTTTCTTTTTTGTGAATGTCTTTTCAGACTGTCCAAAATAATCAAGTAAGTTAGGATGTGGGAAAGCATATTTATCTTTTGCTACTGGGTCCTTATTTGATATATATCCTTCCCCAATGAATGCTTCTTTCTTTTTCCTTTTCTTTTCTGGATCTCCTTTAAGGATTTTTGATGCATTAAAACAACAAGGAAGACCATATCCCATTGGATGGAGCCTCTTACTATCTTCTGTTATATCTGGGAAGTAGTATTCTACATCATTAGCATCCGTCCAATAAATAGCACTCCTTTCAAGGATTGATTTAGTTGTTCTACCATTCGAACCTTTTGCTAATTTCGCAGGGACAATATTCGAATGATCTACGGCATCTGGACGAATACTTAAACTCTTTGAAATATCCCAATATTTAGGACATATATATTTGATATTCTTTTTCCTACGTGGGACAGAAATAGCATTCGAATAGGATTCTCTTCCTGAACCAAATTCATAGGATTCATCAATTACCTTAAGTTCATCATTAGTGACAGCAATTGGTTGTCTATGATCGATTGCGCCACATAACTTAGGATATCCATATGGTGCTCCAGATGGAACTTGCTTCTTCCTTGTTTTAAACTTGAATAATTCGGGATCATATTCCTTGAGTCGTTTTAAATAATAACTCTTTGTTTCATATTCTCCTTCGGAACTTGATCCACCTTTTACATCATCAAAATCGATATCATCATCTGAATTATTAAAATAATCTTCTAACTCTTCTAATTGATTTAACTCATCAGAAAGATCAGAATCTGATAATGAAATAGATTCATCTTGTTGTATTGATTCCTCCTCTTCCTCCTCTTTCACTCCTTCTTCGTAGACCTCATCCACATATGTATCAACACCTTCAAATAGACGCCGTTGAAGGGCCGTTTTTGGTTTAAGGATATATGAAAGATACATTTTTAACATCGTTTTAATGAACATGATTAATCTCCTTTGTTCCTGGAAAGATTTAAGATTTTTTATCTCTATTAAAAGGTCTTCTTTAGTATTCAACCAAATTTTAATTTCAGAACCACCTTCATTAATGACTGTCGTCCTTCTTCTATCTTCTTTCATACTCATTAATTCTTCCCAGGTTTCATATTCATTACGAATGAAATCGATATTCTTTCCATAATCTTTACTTAATTTTTGAATAATAATCTCTGGGTCTTCATAGATTATTTTATATGCAGCAATTGCAGATTGAATTGTTGTAATGTTTGCATAGTTGTCAACTCGATTATATCTTCCAATAATTTTAGATTCTTCATCTGTTTCATCAATCGTTTTCGAACGGATATACATCGGGAAATTTTGAATGAATATGCTTAATAATTTATCCCAATTCGGAAATTTCCTCTTATCTTTTCCTTGAAAATCTTCTTTATTAAATAAGATACCACAATTAATAAAATCTACTTTGGTTTCTGAATTAACATTCGAAAGAACACTAGTATCTAAAGTGTTGATTTTTTTGAATGCATAGAATTGATCCATATTAATTTTTGAAAGCAATGAATTACAGTCATTAATCATTATCTTTACTTCGTTCTCCCTTAGTTCTTTCATATTATTTTCAATAATACATTCAATATCTCCATTTAAGTGTATAATTAATGTACTATATATATCATTTTCTATATTATATACCTTGAATAGAATAATATTACCCGAATGTAAATAACGATATCCATATTCTGTTTGAATATTATATCCATCAGACCATTCCTTACATAAATCTTTTGTAATGTATCTCCCTGGTTTTTTATCGGACCCTTCATACATTAAAGAGTTTTCATATAATTTATAGAATGCATCATCATGTGAATTAAGTAATAACTTCATAAAAGGAACTTCATTGGTTAATTTAAATTCACTGAATAACTTTGATAAATGAACTGTATTATTTATTGTAGATACCTTATTTAACTTAAGTATCGTTAATGTATAGTTATTACATTTTATTTGTTCGTTCACATTATTCGATAAGAATTCAGATTCAATAATATATAAGTGTCGGTTATAGATATCTAATCTTTCTTTCGTTTTTTCATAGTCAATTTTCCGTAGAAGAATATTCCTTTCTTCATAAAATTGGAGTATATCAAGAAGGGTATTCTCCGGCCAATATTTCAATAAAAGACCATTTACAAATTTCCTCAATTCTTTAACTCCCTTGATCTCATCTTCAGAACTTTCCTTAAACTGTTCTATCAATTCAACCTTATTTAGATATTCGCCTAGACTATGAAAGAATATAACATCGTCTTTAATGAATGATTTCTCAAACAATGTCAACTGTTTATTATGTAACTGTTTCGGCATCTTATCACCATTCCCATTAATAAAGGAAGTATCAATATACTTATCTCCTTTTTCTTCATAAAAATCATCATAGTCAATTGACTCTTCTTCATATTCAAATGAAATTGGTAGATTCTTCTTTCTTTTATTGTCATAATACCATGCATAAAGATACTGGGGTGTAATATATTCTTTATCCGAATAACAATTATAAATAATCTTATTGATGATTGTTTCATTTGTATCATCTTCATTCATTGATTCATTCACAAAAGTTAATTCATTATGGTCTAAAAACATTGCCTTCTTTAGATACTCTTTTTGAAAATAAGCACCTTCATCATTTAAACTATGAGGGATTAGATATTTATATAAACGATTAATATCTTCTTCATCAATATCCTTGAAATAATCAGAACCTATTTCTTTTTTATTCTTTTTAATTTTATTAATTATCTTCCTTATAAAAGGTATTCTCCCTACAAATAAATAACATTTATTATCTTCTTTAGAGATACATTTTATAAACCTTTTTTTTAAAAAAACATTACAAAAACTATCCATAGATATATATATATACTTATAAACAATAAAATTATTATTCACTAAAATCATAAGGTGTTGTATTAATCTCCATTCCACAATATTGAACAGGTTCTTCCACATAATTGATAGGTTTATAAATACCTTTTTCTTCAGCTTTCTCCAATAAGAATCTCATATTTTCCCAAAATAAGGGTGTATGGCCTATTTCTTCTGTCATAATGTGGGCTAATTCATGGATAACTACAAACAATATTGTATTATCATCAATAAACGTATTATCCTTCTTACGTATACAAATTGATAATTTTTCTCCTTTATTTACAGAATAAGATGTATATTTCGAATCATTTAATGTCTCTGAAATGGTATTTGGATTGTAGTTAGTTTGAAGGTCTGATATTCCTTCTTTTTCATTCTCATCTAATGATGCAATTAGTTGTAATACCTTCTTATTAATATTTGCAATCCTATTTGCTGCCTCTTTTGCATCGGGTAATTTACGAACAATATATTTTCTACGATCTATAGTTGACTTTACAGTTACAATTTCACCCTTTTTATATAATTTATTCATAATAATGAAAAACACAAAGATACTTAGAAAAAATAATAAGAACTCTTCCATTCTAAATAATATATATAATATTAAAATTTGATTTGTTTAATTACTTAAACAACAATACTATTATATTATATTATAATGGAAAACCTCCTTTTTCAAATCATAGATATATCATCGGATGATATACCAATTGATGAAAATAATTATTGGAATAAAGAATTTATTATTACATTCTATGGAAAAACACATCATGGAAAGAACATAGTTTGTAGTATCCAAGGTTTTAAGCCATATTTCTATCTGAGGATTCCAGATAATTGGGGGACCACAACTATACGATCATTTCTAAAAGTAACGAAAAATTTTATTCAAACCTGGGTAAGTGATCTAAGGAAAAAATCGGTATGGAAAGGGAATTATGAAGAGGATTTTGAAGCAAAACAATCCTATAATTTCTATGGTTTTAACTATGATCATGAATGTGAAAAGATTAAGAAATATCGTTTCGTAAAATTAAGTTTTCAAAGTTATGGTGATATGAAAAAATGTATCGGAGCTATCCAAGAATTCTATAAAGTCAATCAAGAGTATATTCTAAAAGATAAGATAGTAATGGGTAAAGATACAAAAGGAAATCTTATCATTAAGGATTGTGATCCAAGAACAAAGTCCTTTTTCATTCAAGAACATAATTGTGATTGTGTTGCGAATCTATATGAATCAAAAATTCATCCAATGCTTCGTTTTCTCCATGAGAAAGATATTCAACCTTGTGGATGGATTTCTGTAAAAGCGAAAGATTATTATATCGTTTCTGATGATCAAAAAAAATTTAATGTTGATATTGAAATTCATAATTTGCCATTGAAATATATACAAACATATGATTCAGAAGAAACAGCTCCATTTATCACTGCTTCTTTTGATATTGAGTGTGATTCTTCTCATGGGGATTTTCCAAATCCTAAGAAAGATTTTAAAAAACCAGCAATTGATATTCATGAATCATATTTTCGTATCAGTATGAATATGCAATCTTATGAATTTAAAAAGAAGTTTATTCTTAAATGTGTGAAAGAAGCTTTTCATGGTGGATCAAACAATATTCAATCAATATTTACAGAAAATGGTGTTTATTCGAATAAATCATTCTCTATTCTTGGAGAACAACTTACAGAAGACTTTATTTGTGACTTTGATAACTCAAAAACTAATTCGAAAACAAGGGATTCTGCTATCAATCATCTAACAGATATCCTTAATAATCTTACAAATGATTCGAATCAAAAAATAATGATTAAAGGTGACCCAATTATTCAAATTGGAACAGTCTTTCATAAATATGGAGATAAAGAATGTTATGATAGATCTATTGTAGTTATTGGTAACGAGGATAAACCAGATGAAAAAATATGCGATGATATTCCAAATGTGAATGTTTATGAATGTAAATCAGAAAAAGAATTACTTTTAAAATGGAAAGATCTTATGCTATACCATAATCCCGATCTATTCACAGGATACAATATCTTTGGTTTTGATTTTGATTATATTAATAAAAGAGTTGATTATTTATTCCCTCATCATGAAAGCTGTGGAGAATCTATCTGTGAACATGAGAAGGAAAGATATAAATGTAGCATCTGTAAAAGTAGTGTAAAAGGTAAATACTGTTCTTATAAATGTCCTAAACATGATTTTTATCGTTTGGGTAGACTTATGCGGAATAGGGATTCAGACAGGATTGAAACACTGGATCAATTATCAAAAGCAAAACTACCTTCACAATACTACAATAACTATTGGGAAAAAAGATGTCAGGTCGTTAAGAAAGAACTATCATCTTCTGGACTTGGTGATAATGTTCTCAAATATATTTCAATGGATGGACGTGTTATCTTTGATATTCAAAAAGAGATTCAGAAAGGTCATTCATTGGATTCCTATAAACTGGATAATGTATCCGCACATTTCATGAAGGGTAAGATTACTAAAAAATATCCCATGGCAAATAACAGATCACTACTATATACATCAAATACAGGGAATCTAAAAGTCAATGATTATATCACAATCAATTTACATACTAAATATGGAACACTAAAGTATAAAAATGGAAATAAGTTTAAGATAATTCATCTGGGACATAAAGAAAAGGTTATTATCGTTGAAGGTCTTATTAAAATTAAAAGATATGAAAAAGATCTTTTATTCTATGAATGGTGTTTGGCGAAGGATGATGTATCCCCACAACAGATCTTTGATTTCCATAAAAAAGGTAATTCTGAAGGGAGAGCAAAAGTAGCTAAATACTGTATTATGGATTGTGAACTTTGTATTCACCTCCTTCAACTCCTTGATATCATTCCTAATAATATGGGTATGGCGAATGTTTCAACTGTTCCACTATCCTATATTTTCCTAAGAGGTCAAGGTATTAAAATTAGTTCTTTAGTTGTTAAAGAATGTTCACAATTAAATACTAGAATTCCAACCCTTAAGAACTTTAATGATGAAGCAATTGATGATGGTTTTGAAGGGGCCATTGTCCTTGATCCTGAACCAGGTATCTATTTAGATGATCCAATATCTGTCCTTGATTATGCATCACTTTATCCTAGTTCTATTATTGAAAAGAACTTTTCCCATGAAACATTTATAGGGACAAAAGAAGAAATCGATAATAAACCAGAAAATTATCAATGGATTGAAGATATTCCACATAATATAGTTACGTATGATGATTATAGTTATGTGAAGAAAGGAAAAACCGTCCATAAAGTGAAAGAAGAGACTCAAACAACGTGCTATTTTGCAAAACCTAAAGATGGAAAAAGGGGAATCATACCTACAATTCTACAAACTTTGTTAGATCAAAGAAAAGCGACAAGGAAGAAAATCAAACAGACAGATAATGAAGATAAAAAAAAAGTTTTAGATGGCCTTCAACTTGCTTATAAAATCACAGCTAATTCTGTATATGGTCAAATGGGAGCAAAAACAAGTTCTATTTTCTTTAAAAAAATTGCCGCCTGTACGACAGCAATTGGAAGAGAAAGGATTGATGATGCTAGTATAGGTGTAAAAAGGTGGGCGAAAGAAGAAGGTTATTATGAACCTGAAATAGTCTATGGTGATACAGATTCTGTATTTGTTAAGTTTTCTAGGAAACATAAGGATACAGGTGAAATCTTAGAAGGAAAAGAAGCACTGAAATATTGTATTGAATGTGGTGTAAAATCTGGAGAATGGGTTACGGATAGAATGCTCCATAAACCTCAAGATTTAGAATATGAAAAAACATTCTTTCCATTTATTCTAATCTCTAAAAAAAGATATACAGGAGATAAATATGAACTTTCTGCAGAAAAACCAAAAGAAAGGACATCAATGGGGATTGTTATGAAAAGGAGGGATAATGCAGCAATTGTAAAATACGTCTTTGGAAATGTAATCGAAATTATTATGAATCAAAAAAGCGTTGATAAAGCAATGGAATGGTTAAAAAATACGCTCAAAGAAATTACCAATGGGAAGATTGATCAATCAATGTTTGTGATTTCAAAATCATTGAGTGCTTACTATAAAAATCCAGATGGGATTGCACATAAAGTCCTTGCAGATCGAATGGCTGAAAGAAATCCAGGTGACAAACCAAAACCAAATGATCGTATTCCATATATGTATCGAGTTGTAGATGATAGTCCTATTATTACAGGTTATAAAATGGTTTCCAAAAAGGTAGAGAATGGAACCTATAAGAATGGAAAGACAAAATACAAAACGATTAAAGTGAAGGGTCCTCCTAAATTAAAAAAAAGGAATATTCTTCAAGGAGATAGGATAGAACATCCTGAATATATGAAGGATAAAAAAATTCCTATTGATTATAAGTTCTATATCTCGAATCAAATTATGAATCCAGTAAAACAAGTTCTTGACTTGGAAAAGACAGATGAAGAAACAAAAGAATTATTTAATGAATTTATTTAATAATGATTCGTAAATATAAAAATTATTATTTATATGTTGAATATAATATATAATAATGGGAGGAGGTCTATTACAATTAGTTGCGTATGGGGCACAAGATATATATTTAACTGGAAACCCTCAAATCACTTTTTTTAAGATTGTTTACCGAAGACATACCAATTTCTCGATGGAATGTATTCGACAAACCATCAGTGGTTCAGCTACAGCTTCTGATACATATATTACTACGGGTTCAATTATAATATCTAGGAATGGGGATCTATTATCCCAAATTTATGTAAAGGCTGATCAAGAAACAACTTCGGGTATTAATGGAGATTATTTAATTGAAGATGTTGAGATTGAAATTGGAGGACAAAGAATAGATAAACAATATCGTGAATGGAATCAAATATGGACTGAATTAATCACACCTTCATCGAAAGCTGAAGGGTTCAAGTATATGACAGGTGGTTTTAATAATACACTAGTGACAGGTGGACTCTCCGTGAAAGGGGGAACTTCACAACAGGCAATTATGTATCCACTCCAATTTTGGTTCTGTAGGAATATTGGTTTAGCATTACCTTTAATTGCCCTTCAATATCATGATGTTAAATTAAAAATTAACTGGGGTAGTGGAGCAGCTGGGAGTGGTATGAGTCGGTCTGGTAGTAATGCTGTGACCCCTTCTTTTGAAGTGTGGTGTGATTATATTTATCTAGATACTGATGAAAGAAGAAGGTTCGCACAAGTTTCTCATGAATATTTGATCGAGCAATTACAATTACAAAAGGAAGGATCTTCAAGGGAAAATTTTAAATTAAACTTCGATCATCCAATTAAGGAACTTATTTGGACGGTCCCAACAAGTTCAATAGAAGCAGATACGATAATCTCACAAAAAATGAAACTAGAAATTAATGGCCATGATCGCTTTGCATTCCAAGATAGAGAATACTTTCAAATCAAACAACCTTATATTCATCATACCTCTATCCCTGGTTACAATATTAAAGAATTAGAGAACCCACGTATGTTAACATATCCAATAGAACTACTTCAGAATGTAAACGTCAGTGATAGTTCTCCAGATCCCGGAGAAGTTTGGATTGGGGCAGAATCAAGTGATATATCGGTAATAACATTAGGTTCGTCAACAAGTGGAGAATCAACACCAAAAGTTGGAGACATCTTACTGATTGCTGTTTCTAACGAAGCAGCAAGTGGTACAACTGGTTCAAAAACGGGTGTCCATACTGTAACTGGTTTAACCTCAACAACAGTATTCAATGTTACACCGGGGCTACCAGAGACAACAAATGAAGACAATGTATCAATGAGTATTATCGCAAGGGTTCAAAACCCTCAATCAAGATGTTCACAACTGTCTAGAGATATTTTTGTTTATTCTTTCTCCCTTAATCCAGAGGATCATCAACCAAGTGGAACTTGTAATTTTTCAAGGATTGAATCTGCAAAGTTTTTATTGGATTCTTCTGGGACAATTAGTAATATTTATGCGGTGAACTATAATATATTAAGGATCATGTCGGGTATGGGTGGGTTGGCTTATGCAATTTAAATATTATTGTATATTATATTATACTATTATATAATGGGTGGAGGAATAATTCAACTTACTTCATTAGGAACCCAAGATAATTATTTAGTAAGTAATCCCCAGTATTCTTTTTTTAAAGCGGTCTATCGAAGACATACGAATTTTTCGATTGAGTCCGTCCAACAATCATTTAATCAAAATGCAAAAATAGAATCTACAAACTTAATATCTAAATTAACAAATGCTGGAGATTTAGTTCATCATATATGGTTAGATGTATCATTATTTAATGATGGTTTCAGTTTAAATGATTCAAGCGAACATTATGCTGCATGGACAAATAGTACAGGGTATGCTTTTATTAAAGAATATGAACTACTTATTGGCGGGAAGAGTATTGATATCCATTATCCACAATGGTTAGATATTTATAATGAATTAACAGACCATAAGAATTCAGAATGGATTGGTGTTAATAAGCATGCAGCAAAAGAACTTTACCTACTAACATCAACGAACCTCCCTAATCTACGGTTAAATATTCCATTCAAGTTTTGGTTCTGTCGTAAGGCTTCCTTAGCATTACCCCTTATAGCTTTACAATATCATGATGTTGAGATAAGGATACTTACACGTAACATAAACACTTTGATTAATACCAACGCCGATACTACAGGGGCAACACCTGTAACGAAACCACCTGAAGTTAATTTATGGGTTGATTTTATCTACTTGGATGATGATGAAAGAAAGAGATTTGCTGAAAATACACATGAATACTTAATCGAACAAGTTCAACAGATTGAAGTGGAATCGGTTCAATCTTTAGAAAGAATTAATTTTAATTTCCCAGTGAAAGAATTAGTTTGGATCTTCCAGAAGAATACTGTGAAACAAGAAAAAGAGTTTAAGAATGGTGTTACAAATATTGATGCGATGTCAAATAAAAGCACCTCGTTGAATAATGCGAATGACTATTTTTGTTATCAAACAACAAATACAAATACAGAAGAATTTTATGGAATCGTTCAAAATGAGGCTTTCTCTACATTTAAGCTATTAATCAATGGAAATGATCGTTTTTCGGAACGTAAAGCTTCATATTTCCGTTTGTGTCAACCGATTCAAGCAGGTCATAGTCTCCCGAGTAAACATATATACATGTATTCATTTGCTCTAAAACCAGAGGAATACCAACCATCTGGAACATGTAATTTCTCTCGTATGAATGATGTAAGGATGCAATTTACTGGAAATATATCCAATAGTTCTTTAAATGTATACGCTGTGAATTATAATGTATTACGAATAAAATCAGGAATGGGAGGACTTGCTTTTACAGGTAACCCCAAGGTCGTTAAGAAAAAAGTTCAAACACAAAAAAGAAATGGAAGAGGAAGAGGGAGAAGGGGTCGGTGAAATTGTTTGGCGGGCTCATGTCCCATACTCTCTGACGTGTGCCCACCCAGACGCTGGCTCATATATTTCTGCGTTCGCTCCATACTCAGCTTCTTTGTAAATCCGCCAAATATACGCCTCTCCCGGGGTAATTTCGTAATACATTCTAAAAGTATCAACCGTTACTCCCGCGCTCTCCATCATATTAGGGTTCCCACCGGGGGAGGTGTTGGTGGTGCTGGTAATGGGCCAAGCATACCAATCATTTTCTGTGCCGGCGGAGCCGTACTCGGCGTAGGTGGTGGCGTTCGCGTCCCCCGTGTAAAAGGGTTTCGGTTCGCTTCGGTAAGTGTCGTGGGCCACGTAACCGGCATATGTGATTTTATGATAGCTCGGGGATAGGGGTTTCGTCCTTATTGCATTCATTCGCGCCTCGCTCTTCGTCTCGGTCAATCTCCATCCATCCCATCCCTTATATAAATACAATTTGGCCGTCCACCCCGAGGGTAAACTATAATACAACTTGCCGGTGTACTGGTTCCACGGGATGGTGTTGCTGGTGACGAAGCCCTCCTCGTTCGCGATGGTGATGGTGCGGGAGTTATCATGTGCGTATTTTTGCGTTTTGAAAAACCCTGTGGTATCGTTGTGATGTCCTCCATAACAGGGGTTAGTGTTATCATCCCAGGTGTGCGGCCCAAAAGGTGTAAATATCCTCTGCCACCAGAAACATTTATTACAATCTTCACATGGAGAGTAATTATGTATCAAATATCCATTCGCAAAATAATATGGATACCCTGATAATGAAAGGGCCATTGTAGAAACATCTTTTTTAATCTTCTTTAAAGACGTGATTTCCTCAAATTCATAAAATTCATTGAAAATAAAATCACCTCTCCGTAGAGACTTGACATTATTCCACGAACATTCATCTGTTTCTCCATCTTTTGTAAAAATAACATGGTCTAAACTGATTGCTAACTTATCATTAATAATGCGATAGATAGCAACAGGGTCCCTAGAGGTAGATTCTACATGGGAATTTTTTTTAAGAATTGTTGGATCCTTCTTTGTCCATGACATTGCAATATTTGAATGTGACATTGGTTTTAAATCTTCTATCTTACATGATAATAATTTTTCACCCCTTTCTAACTCTTCAATTTTCTTCTTCTTATAATTAGTTAATGTGATATATGTTCCTTCAATTACACCCATTGATAATATATGAGTATTAATTATTTTTTAAATTAATATTTTCTTTAAATTTTTATAATCCCTTTTTCCCAGCACATTCATCGCATAATGAGGCATTATGGACTAAATAACTGTCAGCAAAATAATTCATTGCTTCACTACTGACTCTTAAATTATAGACAGTGACTTCTTCTTTAACTTTTTTGATCTTCTTAATTTCTTCGTATTCACCTTTATCAGTGAATACAATATCGCCTTTTCTTATATTTTTAGCACTTAACCATGTAAACTCATCATCAACTTGAGTAAATATTAAATGTTCATGAGTTACATGAAGGTTATCATTCAATATGATATACCCTGGAGATTTATCCGTCCATATGTTTTCTACTATAGATTCAATAAACTCTCCTGTATCGTCTTCAGAAAACCATGATAATACATCAACTGATTTATACAATGGATCCATATCTTTGAGTTTATAAGACAATAATGAATCACCTTTTTGAAGGTTCTCGATATTTATCCTTATTTTATCGAATAAAGTTATCTTTGTTCCAGGTAAGAAACAAACATCGTACAAGTATGATTTTTTTATTTGAGACGAGCTATTATCATACCATAAGGCAAAATCAGCTCCACTTGGCGCTTCTTGGGAAGTGAGACTCGCCGGAAGCTGGGCGACCGGCAATGTACCCGAGGTAATCTTTGATGCCGGTAAATTGGGAATATCATTAGCATCTATCCCATTATACCCTCCACTAACAGTTAAACTACCCGGAATATCGACGCCTTGCTGATTAAGACTTAATACCTTTACATTACCTATAAATGTATCTATTGTATTCGTTTCGATGCTCGAACCACCACCACCAGCAAAGTCAATATATCGGTTGAAGGTCCCGGTTTCGATCCCTATTTTACCATTAGTAATAATCGGTTTACTGTTCATAAATAAGGAGCCGTAATCGATATTCACACCGCCGGAAGTGCATCTCAAGGTCCGCGTGACCCCTCCCTGGATACCAGTATAAATATATGTACTTACTTCATCCTCTGTGGAAAAATCAATATAATTTCGGAAGAGTGGTTCCTGTGGGAACGCCGTGTTGGTGTTGTCTACAGCTTGCCCTATTTTACCCCAGCTCACGTTGTGGGGCGCCCCCGCATATGAGGTCGCCTGAGTTCTTAAATTACCAACTGTGACTGTCCCAGTCGAAGGCTGTATGGTGCACGTGGCACCGTCATTCTTGTATGCACACTGCGACCCGTTCCTGAGCACAATTGGAAATTCGGTTTTGTGAGTGGTGAGCGGCCCAAAGGACACGTAACTCGCCGTTCCATGAAATGAGGGGGCTGTAATTCTCCCAGTCGAAGGAGTTATGAAAATGTTACTCCTATATCCTACGGCGTTACCGTTCTTGACCAAAATTTCATGGTTGGTGGCAGGAGCTTGGGGAATGACCTCAATCGTCACATTTGATGCCGTTCCCGTGATTGTCCCACCAACAGTTAAACCATGAGAAATATGGACTACTTTGTTCGCGTCGGTGTTAAGGTCAATACCGCCCGCCGAATTAAGGAGTATAGAGTCCGTGCGCCCTGAGTGGGAGGTCAGCTCGACCTGCCTCCCATCCAGCACCACCTGACCTCTCCCGATCGTCGTCCCGAGCCCCGCGCCGCTGCCTTCGTAATCTGCGGGGCTGTTCCCATTCCCTCCGACAATATTCACGTTGCCGCCGTACGACCCGGTGAAGGAGGAGTTGGCGTCCTGTCCTCTGAAGTACGTGATATTTGCATCGACGTTGTTTGCCGATATTGCCGGCCGAGATAACGTAAAATCCACCCCGCTGGTTCCTAGCGTTAGAATATTCCCACTAAGAGATAAACCATTTGCGCTTAGACTCCCAGTAACCCTTAGTGCACCCGTAATATCCACTCCCCCGTGGGGGTAGTTGCCGGAGCCGGAATCTAAATGAATTCGCCCCGCCGCATCCAAATGTATACTCCTCTCCGCGTGCCCGCCGTAGATATTTACTTGCCTCCCTTTAAGATTAACATTCCCCCGCCACGCTTCGTCGTAGTCCGCCGCTGCCGACCCCACCCTCGAGATGCCTTGCCCTCCTTCGATGTTCATATTTCCCCCTGACACTCCTGTGTTAGCACCCAAAGTCGTCAACGCTATGGAGTTGACGTCCATTCCCTTGATAGTGAAGTGCGAGAAGACGTTGCCCGAATCGTCGGCTTCGGGTCGTGTTATCGTGAAGGCTGTTCCTGGGTTTGCCGAGGACGGTGCCCCGACAGTTAGAATATCACCACTAATATCTACCCCAGAAGAACTGACTGATAATTGCTTTACTCCACCTCCGTCTCGCAGCCAGATGGTCTTACCCTTCAGGATGATGTCGCCCCTATGCAAACCGTCGGCGGTGGGTTCTCCTGCAGCGTACCCAGCCCCCCCCGTGATACTAATATTCCCACCGGTGACCGCCACGCCAGGTTCTGCAGTGCAGGCGCCCCCCATTATGGACAAAGTCTGTCCGTTAAGATCGACGGCGCGGGTGGCAGCCCTGATGTAGTTGGTGGGGGTGGGTGTCGACGTGTCGTCGTCGGTGCCGAGCTTTAGACTCCCAGTAACCTTTAAATCAGTCCCCACAGTCACCCCGGGGGAGGAGTCGTCGTCCACTGGTAACACTGTGATGGCGTAATCCGTGTCGCTACCATTCTTTATATATATCCCGCCGTGGTTGGCACTGGAACTACCCCTTATGCCCGATCTGATATAAATGTTTCCGCCGTCTACAGCGTTGTTCAACACACCATCCGCCCCCCAGATATTTAAGTTGGAACCTTTGCCGGTGCTCTGGGGTCGTTTCAGAGTGAAATGATCGTCGGCCCCGTTGTTCCCGAGTTCCACAGTTGTATTATTTGCATTCGATAAGGGAACCGGCACACCCTTTAGATTCCCTTCTAAATCAGCTACTAACACACCCGGATCTCCCGAAAAAGCTCCATTTGATTTTTGTGCGACTGGAATCATGGTAAACTTATTTGCGCTATCATCATACCCCATAAATCCTAAAAGAGCATTCGTTCCATCATGATAACGGAACTCAACACCTCGATCTTTATTATCATCTAAACTCGGATCAGAATCACCACCAAGGGTTATAATTGGATCATCAACCGTCGAGGTTGTCGTATTGCTTGTTATTGTATCGCCGTCAACTTGAAGTTGTCCTAAGACGTTAAGGGTGGCTACGTCAGCTCCGTCGACGTCAACGACAGATGCGGTCATCACCTCCGTCGCACCGCTCTTGATAATCACCGTGCCCTCATTCCCCATGCCAGACTTCGCACCAGCACCAAGGATCAAGTTGCCTCCATCAAGGTTGCTCCCTCCTGCTGCCTGTCCCGTGATCGTTGTGTGCGAGCCGGCCGCACTCCCGTGCGCAGGGCGCACAATCGACACCGCGTTGTCGTCGCCCAGCGTGAATGTCGACGTCGACGTGCTGCTCGCGAACACAGCGCTCACCAACTGCGTCGCACCGCTCTTGATCACCACCGTGCCCTCATTCCCCGTGCCAGACTTCGCACCAGCACCAAGGATCAAATTGCCTCCATCAAGGTTGTTCCCTCCTGCTGCCTGTCCCGTGATCGACGTGTCCGAGCCGGCCGAAGTCGTGCCCTGCGTGGGGCGCACAATCGAGACCGCGTTGTT